CTTGATATGTTCAGTGTAACGTAGTATACTAAGTTCTTTAACATGAAAGCGGTAATTATATGTCAGCAGGAAAAAGTACAGGTCGGGTAAAATGGTTCAACGAAACTAAGGGTTTTGGATTTATTACTCCGGATAGCGGTGGAGTTGATTTGTTTGCCCATTACAGCGCAATTCAGACAAATGGTTTCAAAGTTTTGAAAGAAAACCAAAGCGTTAGTTTTGATGTAGTCATGGGTGACAAAGGCGCACAAGCTGCGAATATCGCCCCTCTGTGATATAACGACTACCCATGTTCGAAAATAGAAAAGCCTTTTACGATTACGAAATACTCGAAGAGTACGAGTGTGGTATCATGCTCGAATCGTGGGAAGTAAAAGCCATTGCCAATAAAGTGTGCGCCATAGTAGGATCACACTGTAAGGTCCTGGACAGCGATGTATTTTTAATTGGAGCAAGTATGGGCTCATCCGAAAATGAGCAACAGCGTACTCGCAAGCTATTGCTACACCGTAAAGAAATCAATCGGCTCATTGGCAAAACAAGAGAAAAGGGCTTGACGCTGGTGCCTTTAAAGTTGTACAATAAGAATGGGAAGTTTAAGTTATCAATTGGTGTTGCTCGTGGTAAGAAAGAATACGACAAGCGGGAAACTGATAAGAAGCGTGATATCGAATTAGAAACACGCAAGATTGTCAAAAGCCAAAAGTTAGCATAACGGAGAATATTATGGGAACTTGGGAATATAAAACTACGAGTGTACCAATTAGTACACAAATCATCGCCGGGCGTGAAGTCACGATTTTTTCGCTGCGCCAGGAAAAAGCCCGATATATACCAGATTGGAGACCAAATCCAATAACTAAGGTGTGGGAACAGGATCCGGACGATATTATGCCAGAAAGTTTCGAATGAACGAACGAATTAAAGAACTTGCTGAACAGTGTCATTGGGAAACTTACGGAGTCAATGGTGAGTTGTTAGCGTCTGGATTCGATGAAGAAAAGTTCGCCATGCTGGTGATTCAAGACTACGAAAACGATAAACGAGAAAGTCGCCGTGAAATTAAATCAGAGTTAGGTTACAGTCGCATCGGAAGGAACAATGTATGAACGAACGAATCCAAGAACTTGCCGAGACAGCTTACCGAGATGTAGTCTGTAATCATACAATAGGTGATACTGTATCCAGAGAAGTAGTAGATCAAAAGTTTGCCGAGTTGATTGTTCGGGAATGCGTAGGCATTGTAAACAAGATCGTTCCTCCTGGATATGAAGATTATCCTGACTACAGAGACCAGATTGAACAGTCTTTTCGTAGTGAGTGTGTGGCAGAGATTAAACAACATTTTGGGTTAAATGATGTGGAATGAAGACATAACACAACAAGAACAGAATGATCAGTATCTACAACAAAACCCACATATTGCAGCTGGGCTATGGGCAGAGTGGGTACGTGTAGTGTGTGGGTGGGACAAGATTGCCCACCCTACTACTAAAGAGTGGACCAAGTTAAAGGCAAAGTACTATCACGGCAAAGCGCCAATACACTCTGTTGGCGAATTAAAAAACCTGAGGATAAAAGAATGAACGAACGAATTAAACAACTTGCCGCACAGGCCGGTGTGCTGGCGGATTTCGGCGAGGATATAAAAGTGGGTAGATGGGGTATTGGCGGGAGTTATCAGTCAATGGAAAAGTTCGCAGAGTTGATTGTGCAGGAATGTATGCGGCAGGTTGAAGAACAATACAAGCCTGTGCTGGAAGATACCGAAATGATGAAGGACACGCATTGGGATGGTTATGTTCAGTGTGGTGTTGATAGCTATGTGGCCATTAGGGAACACTTTTTCGGAGAAGAAGAATGACCGAAGAACATCCAACAGATGCTGCTGCTGAAACTATATTTGAACTACAGCAAGAAAACATTCGCTTGCGTGGTCAAATAACATACCTGCAAGAAGAACTCTCTAGTGTAGAGGACGATTACGATAAAGCAGCAGACATATACGAGAAGCGATTTGAAGAGCTTGAGCAATTAATCAGTAAAATTACATAAGGATTAATGATGAAATTAGCCTGGCTTGTTTGGCGTGATGAAGAAACAGAAACACCAGAGATTCACTTCTCTGAACCATACTATCACTTTAAGATAGTTGCTATTGTGTATGCGGAGATTGTACAATGAACGAACGAATTAAAGAACTTGCGATAGAGGCTGAACTCTATGCTTGGGCAGAATATGAAAAATGGACTCCTACTGATGATTTTTCTGGAATTCCACATATCAGACACATCTGTAACGAAAAGTTTGCCGAGTTGATTATTGCAGAATGTGCCAGTCTTTGCGAGGCACGAGCATGGGGGATGATTGAAAAAGGTTTCCCCGGGCACGAAGCTGTCGAAGAGTGTAGTGACATTATTAAACAGCATTTCGGAGTTGAAGAATGATATTAGAAGATGTAGGCCAGAACTTAAGGGAGTTGAAGATGAGCGTATTTAAGAATGAAACATTGGCAAAAATTGATGCCATGGTGCCAGCGCAAATGGGCAAGGTCAAGCAGGTCTTGTTGTTTACGCTGATTGATGAATTTATCAACGGTGGCTGCCAACACGAGGACGAGTTTATCAATAACCTGAAAGCATTTCTCGGAGTTGAAGAATGATATTAGAAGATGTAGAGCATATTTTTAAACCGCAGATTGATGAAGGTACAGACAAATTATACTTTATGTTAATTGATGGTGAACACAAGATGATTGAACGCCACGACGCAAATGATCTGGCAACGCTGCTACCTATGTTAGATGCGTTTCAATATATTGACACAGTAGAACGTATACCAAGATTTAGTAAATAAACGCTTGACAAGCAAGAAGAATAAGTATATAATAAATACTTAAACAGCGTAAAGTAGGGACTGAAAAATATTCAAGAACCCGGTTCGAATCCGGGCAGGTCCACCAGAAAGTATATCATTACATACGGTCTATATAATGACAGGTATACTTCCTAATGGGCCTGAACTGGTTCTCGATTGGGTATCAAGTATGTGTTCTATCGCTCGGCAATGTAGAAGCCGTTAGGATTGGGGTAACCCGGTCAAAGAAGCAAAACAAAAATAAATGCAAATGACGAAAGTTACGCATTAGCAGCCTAAAAACTGCTTAGGGTAGTTATACCTCGTAACAGAAAATAACATAAAAAGGGTAATTAATTACCCTTTTTATTTGACTATCATCAGACGATGATATATAATAACTGAATGCTTGAGAAAGCATTTTTAACTAAAAGGAAAATAATATGAAAACTATCGTAATCGCATCGTTGATCGCATTGTCAGCAGTTACTGCCAGCGCAACTGAAATTGGTCTTACTACTACTCGTGACGGCGGGACATCCCGTGACGCATTTGGAGTTACAGTTGGACAAACATTCGGTAAGGTTGGCGTAACAGCTGGATTCGAACGCAATACCACTGGTGATGCTCAAGATCGCTACAGCGTAGTTGCCAGTACTGATCTTACTAAGTTTGGCCCAGTTACTGTGTCTGCTAAGACAGGCGCAGCATACTTGAACAACACCACTGGTGAAGATGGATATGCTCTTACTGTTGCTGTTGGAGCAAGTGTTCCAGTAACCAAGCAAGTTAGCTTTGTCGCCGAGTTGGGTCGTCAATACGGCCAAGCTCGTGTATCATCATTTGATGGTTCACGCATCACTGCTGGACTCAAGTACGCATTCTAAATTAATTTAGAGTAAAAAGGCTCTTCGGAGCCTTTTTTGCCGGCGATTGACAATAAATCCATTCTATGTTACAATACAGACATGGAACTAAAAACTGCGACAGATTGGCAAAGCTTACATTCAGTATTGCGCAGCAAAATGAATGATGTAGGTTATAACAGTGATTTACAGCGACTATTAAACAATATTACTGATATGGTGTCAGAGTTCAGTAAACTTGAAGTTGATGCCCGCAGAATACACAAAGATACTTCCCTAGTTGGCCCAAGAGAACAAATCAATCAAGCTATAAAACGCTTAGATCAGCTTTTGCTCATGGCCCTGTTGATGAAATGATTTTCTTGACATTAAACCCAGAATCTGCTATAATACATACATGGAACTAGAAATACACATCAAATCTAAAGCGCGTCATGCGTTTATTAATGTAGCTGCTGAAGTGTATATACGCAAACTTAAACTTACGTCAAGTAAACATAAAGTGATCATCTACTCAGTACCTAATCTTTTAAAAGAAGAGGGCATCAATGGATTTGTATATCCACACAGTGACAAAGAGATATTTTTGGGTCTTGAAAGCAGATTAAGCGTTCCGGACATTTGTCTTACGCTTGCTCACGAAATGGTCCATGTTAAGCAATACGCAAAGGGACAGTTAAAACAGCGACCAAAGCGTTCTGGTAAAGTAGAACACATATGGATGGGAAAAGTCAACAAAGAATCGTACTACGACTGTCCTTGGGAGCTTGAAGCATTCAGTCGTGAACGTGTGTTGGCCAATGAGATTGTAAAGATTTTAACAGCTTGATATCTAAATATATAATATAATGAGAAAATTTATCACTAGTGACTTACATTTTGGTCACGCAAACATTATGAAGTTCTGTCCAGTGACCCGAGCAGGATTCACTGACATATCTGATATGGATGAAAAGATGATCCTTGAATGGAACAAAGAAGTGTCTGTTGAAGATGAAGTATTCATCCTAGGGGACGTGGCATTCTGTAACGCACAAAAAGCAACTGTAATCATGCGCCGCCTGAATGGCACTAAGATTCTGATTGAGGGCAATCACGATGTGAAGAATTTGAACGACCCTGAATTTCGTGCTTGCTTCAAAGAGATTCACAAGTACCTGCGTTACAATCATAACGGTACCATTGTATGTATGTTTCACTTTCCCATATGCGAGTGGGATCAAATGCACCGTGGCGCCGTTCATTTCTATGGTCACGTCCACGGAAACACGACCGGGCTAGAAAAGTATCGCGCCCGTGACGTGGCGTTTGATGCGACTGGGCGCGTAGTGTCTGATTTTGATGAAATGGTCAAAGACGCATTAACGGGCGAAATTAAAAGTCACCACTAAGGAAAATATGAAATTACTTGAAGATGAATACAACGGCGTTTATGTATGGGTTGAGGAGCTGAATGAGAATATCGAACTCAGTCCTCATTTTGATTATGAAGAAGATGCCATTCAATGGCGCGATACAATGAAAGCTAAACTGGCAAATTTCAGTTGACATTTAATCCGAATTCTGCTATAATATACACATACAACAATAAATAGGACTTAGTATGGTAACAGTAGAATATGACGATGAATCAAGAATGTGGCATGTGATTCAGTGGAATGATCGCCGTGGGCAGGTCCTTGCTAAATGTCATACTGAATCTATTGCCGAGCAGTTTGCTCAATCCTATCGCCTCAACGAAAGCCGCAAATGACAGAAATTGAAAAACTGGAGGCACGCATCGAGGCAGTAGATACAGCGATTGCCAATGTTAAAATGGCAATGGGTGTAGATCGTAAACTAAGTCACGACAAACATACTAATGGTCACTTTACAAAAGCACTAGACGAGCTAACAAGCATTCGTTTACAATTAAGCAGTCTCAAACTCAGAGTAGAAACAGTAGGTCGATAATATGGACGAACGAATGAAAGAGCAACTGTTAGCCCTTGCCTATGAACAGCAAGATGAGGTGTTTGGCTCCAGTGAGCGTGACGAGTTCGATTGTCTCATTGCCCTGATTGAAGACGGCACTATCAACACCTTTGAAGAACTTGCTAAGTACGGAGTAGAAAAATGAACGAACGAATTTGGGAAATTTACGGAGCATCCCTAGTGGGCACAGCCGATAATGGTGGTGATGTACTAGATCCTATAAAGTTCGCCGAGTTGATTGTGCGGGAATGTGCTGAGATAGCCGATCATGATCACGGTATGTCTGGTCAAGAACTATTGGAACATTTCGGAGTTGAAGAATGAACGATGTAACTGGTAAATTGTTAGTAGTAGGTGACCAAATCGTCTTGATACCGCAGAACGGATACACGATGTCACTGTCAATGGGTGTCATCATTGGGTTCACCCCAAAGAAAGTAAAGATCCAATTGACCGATAAGTGTTGGTCATATTCGGCAGATGAATGTTTGAAATTTCCAGAACAGGTAGCAAAAGTATGATCGAACGAATTAAACTCATGCCTAAAGCCATGCCGTGGGGCGTGAAACTAGCTGTAATATTTTTGCTGATATGCTATATTGCATTGTTATTTTTGTGGCCAGAGGCATGGCTGATCCTTACTTTCATTATTGGTCTCGGCGCTGCCATTGATAGAATCATAGAATACAATGAGAGTGGACGTTAATATGAACGAACGAATTAAAAAACTTGCTGACCAGGCTGGATACACAAAGGATATGTTTGGCATTGGGCATTGGGATATGCCAGAATGTCAAAAGTTCGCCGAGTTGATTGTAAGAGAATGTTTAGATATAGGTTACAAGCATAAGGCCTACGCATTGATGGGTGAGATTATGGAACATTTCGGAGTTGAAGAATGAACAAAGATGAATTGAAAGAGTTTGTATTAGCTAACCCAAAGTTGGTGAACATGCGGTCGGCTGGCGAAGGCATCTATGTGCTAAAGTATTCCAAGCGTGTGTTCTACGATAACTTGTGGAATGACTACTTGGAAGAATGCCGCGGTACTATCGTGGACGCCGACTTCAATGTAGTGTCCCGTCCTTTCACTAAAATCTATAACTACGGTGTGGAAGACAAGGCTCCTGTATTGTCTGACGACACTCCTGTAACTGCTTATCGTAAGGTAAACGGTTTCATGGTGGCAATGACATGGTACAAGGACGACATCCTGATCTCCACAACTGGCTCCACTGCTAACGACTATGTGGAGTATGCAAAAGAACTGATGGTAAAGCACCAGCCTTACGCTGATTGGCAAATGGAACTGATTGCTACAAAAGGCATGACTCTGATGTTTGAATGCTGCCACCCAAGTGATCCACATATTGTACCAGAAGATGCAGGTATGTACTTCTTGGGTTACCGTGAAAACACTTGGGACTCCAAGGTAAAGATGTACGGTGTAAGTAAGTCCAAATGGGCACGTGACTATGCCATGAGCCACCTAAAGTGCGGATATGGAGAATCTATCCAAACTACTGTTGGTGAGTTAGTAGCCGAGTCTAAGAAGGTTAAGCATGAAGGTTTTGTCTTCTACACAGAAGATGGCGTGTCTGCTAAGATCAAGAGCCCTTACTATCTCACTGCAAAGTGGGTGGCACGTAACCCACGTACCGACAAGCTGTTGACTAAAGAGTTCAAGGAACAAATTGACGAAGAGTACTACCCATTGCTGGAGCATATCCGTGCTAACATTGTCGAGTACACTGCAATGGATGAACAAGCTCGCCTTGCTTGGTGCAGAGAATTCTTCGCCAAATAAATTGACAACAATACAATTTAATTGTATAATTAACGCATCAAAAACTTAACTAGGAGTTAAAATGAAGTTTTCAAAACTTTTGCCAGCTGTACTAATTTCCAGTACTTTCATGGTAGCACTACCCAGCGTAGAAGCTTCCAGTTTCGGACGGAGCAGTAGTTCGAGTTCCAGCGGATCGCGGTCATCGTCGTCATCAAGCAAATCAAGTTCGGCGCCAAGTCGCCCTAGTGCTCCAGCGGCTGCCCCGGCGCCAAGTCGTCCAGGTGGCATCGGCAGCACATCAGGTTCGATGGGTGTTCGCAAAAGTGAAGTTACTTCACCAGTAGCACAAAAAGTTGAACAAGGCCGGCCATCGACTACAAATCCAAGCCCAGGTAATTCGGGTAGTGCTGGTCCAACATATGGCTCTGCTAATCAACCTAACTACGGGCAACCTCCTGTAGTAATGCAGGGAAATAGTGGTCCTGGATTTGGTACCATCTTCGGCGGCGCGCTGGCAGGTAGCGTAGTCGGTAATATGATTAACGGCGGTGGCAGTCACGGTGGTGGTACTACTGTTATTAACAACGGTACACCGGGTGGTGGCGGCGCAGTAAGTAGCAACGTAGCAGGCTCTGGCCCTGCTGGCGGATTTGATAATGGACCAGGTGGTTCAAGTTTTTCTCAACCTAAAAAGGAATATACCGTGTGGAGTTTTATCGCTGATGTGTTTGGTTTCGTAATTGTAATTGCTCTGCTACTCGGTGTTGCATGGCTGTTCTATAAAGGATTTAAAATGGTAAATGTTTATGTTAAGCGCGAACGCGGAGTTGGTCCTAGCCAACCATTCAATCCAACACAGAAGTTTTGGGAAATTCAAAAGGCGTTTGCGGCTGCTGATGTTGATAAACTGACAGTATTGCTGGGCCCAGACCTGGTCGACGAAGCAACTGCGAATATTGCCCCTAACACTATTACACTCAGTAAAGTCAGTCACGAAGTAGTGCTGTCTAACCCGCGCGAGTTTAGCATTCACTATACATTCGAAGACAATGGCGAAAAAGTTGATCAAGTGTTCCATTATGAACTACACGAAGGTGCATGGAAGCTCAACGGTATCGAGACTGTATAATGAAAATGTATATCGCAATCAAAGAGTGGGTACCAACTGGACACGCCCTTAATGTTGCCGCCCACGCCGGTTTAATCGGATACCTAGCGTTCCAAGATCATGAATGGACTCAAGACTGGTTGAAGAATTCATTTAAGAAAGTTACCTGTATGGTAAGTGATGAAGAATTTGCTGAACTGAAGAAGGTTGACTACTGTAAAGTTATCACTGAAAGTAGACTTGATAATGATCAAGTGGGTATTGTATTTGCCCCGCGTAAGAAAGAAGATTGGCCCGAGATTATGTCAACACTACGGTTGTGGAAATGAACAAACGAATTAAAAAACTTGCTGAACAGGCTGGGATGAACGCATTTGAACCAACAATGGACTACGACAGAAAAGAAACTCATTGGACTGGCTGGGATGCCAACTTAGAAAAGTTCGCCAAGTTGATTGTTCAGGAGTGTGTTGATTTTACTAATACGTATAATGTTAATGGTAAAAGCATAGTTGGACAAGTAATCAAAGAACACTTTGGAGTTGAAGAATGAAGTGCAACAAATGCGGATACGATGACAACGGCACAAGCGACTTTGCGCACTTTTGCGGGACATTAGACCTAAAGAACATGACTAGCGGCCAATTTAAGATGGGTGGATGCCCACAATGTGGAAAGCAAGATTGTATTGCCCTCAGTTGCACACAGTCTGAAAGTCACTTACCAGTAGCAGAACAAAGTCTAGTTTATCGTTTACGTAAGCGGGCAGAGATTCGCAGACAAATTAGTTCACGTAAAAGTGTCCAAGAGGGCAAGAATGACCGTATTGCTGACCTCTTAGAGGAAGCAGCAAATGAAATTGACCGCTTGAACGAGTTAAACTAGTTTTTCCCACGCAATATATTCAGGATTTTTCAGATTCTGAACTCGTGCTGTGGGATAGCAGGCAAACATACCATTGGCGTAACGCATATAGATATCAAGTTCGGCAACATTATCGGAATCAGGACGTCCAATTTCAGCAATGAATAATTGACTTGTTCCGTCAGGCGCACCATATCGCAGTCGTTTGATAATGAGGTCATCAACAGTATCGATAGCCGGTACAAGATACAATCCGGTAGAGCTGGCGTAAAAGTATGGATCTTCCGCAAAGCGAAGCATACTAGATAATTTTCCACTCTCTCGCAAATGCTTCTCAATAATGCGCTCAAACTCAACAGCAATTTTAGAGAATAATGGCTTTGCGTACCCTTTCTTAGTTGCCCAATTGGCTTGAAACCAGTCACCAAAAACACGTTGCCATTTGGCACCTGTAGTGATACTAGCGAGTATTTTTTCACGAGACCAGTTAACTGTCTGTTTACCGGTACATTTAAATGTATTAGTCAGTGGTAAGTATGTTATTGAATATGCTATATCCTTAGGAGCAATAGCCTGATCAGGTTGCGCTTCTGCCTCATCCAGTACATCAGCAAAAATTGCCTGCTTCATGTCATTAAACTCAATGGTTGCGTATTTGGAAAAAGTATCAATACCACGCTCTGTTTCAAGTCCTAAACTCTTAGGAGTTAAGTTAGCGAGAGTGATGCCACCTTCGGCTTTGATGCTCACTCCCGTGATGGAACAGCCGATAAAACTGATATCAACTGCCCCTGCATCACTCTTATTTGACCCACCGGCCCACCCGTATGCTGTTACAGTTGTGTCAGTCATATTGATAGGATCAATCATGGCAGCTTGATATCTAATTCCGATTGATGCCCATTTAGCAAATACAACTGGATCATAGTTAGGTGCTAATAGATTTTTAATATCTTTATAGACTCTTTCGGGTTCATGTAACATATCAGGATCCATTGTTCTTTCTGGATTCTTAGGGTCGAAGGTTGACACATCAACTCCCATAAACCCGGCTAACATCCCTACCTCACTATTATACCTGATTCCACTGGACTTTCCGCCCTCAGTGATAGGTTCAATGCTCTCGTTGGTAAATTCATAATATCTCATCTTGTATTTATACAATATTACACTAACAGTTAGTAACATGAACGGGCAATAAAAAGTTGACTTTTTAATCAATATGCTGTACAATATCACATTGACATAGACACAGGAGAAAATATGTTCCCATATATCGGTGGAAAGGCCCATCACATTACTTGGATGGACCCGTTGTTCCCAAGCTCATTCTCAACTTTCGCAGAAGTCTTCGGCGGTGCTGGATGGACCAGCATTAAAAGTTCAAAGGTTGAAGTCGCAAAAACTAGAATCTACAATGACTTCAACCCACTATTGGCTAATGTATATGAATGCTTTAGACAAGATCCAGCCAAGCTACTTGCTGGAATGGACGCTGTTGTAAAAAGTGACGCAGTGATTTATAAAGATTTCCAAAAGCAATTGTTTGTTGATTTGGATTGGAATTCTATAATCGCCGGTGACTTTGATTTAGCAGTAAAATATCTCTATCTACAAACACAGGTGTTCGCTGGTACTCCACTAAGCGAAAAGAATGTATCATATTTTTGTGATGTAAAAAGTAACGGAAAATACAATAGTAAATACGACACCTTGAAGGGTAAGTTGAGTAACGATAAAATTGTAAAAAGACTTCAGGCAATTACTGCTGTGGAGAAATTAGACTGTATTGATCTGATCCACAAGTACGATAGTCCTGATACTTTTTTCTATGTGGACCCACCGTACTTCAAAATGGAATTCTATTACAGTAAAGACTTCCCACGAGAAAAGCATAAAGAACTTGCTGATACACTGGCAAACATTCAAGGTAAGTTCGCCCTGAGCTATTATGACTTTGATGATTTGAAACTGTTTTACCCCGAAGACAAATTCAGATGGCATCGTCAGAGCGTGTACCGTAGTGCCGCAACTCGTAGCGCAAAATCAGCAGATTATGCGGAAAAAAGTAAAGGAACAGAGGTAATGATAATGAATTACAGTGATTACAGTGAATTCCCTGATAATTTTGTCGTAGAGTGACACACAAATCGGTTGACATTAAATCATTTTGGTGATATAATAGATACTTAAACAGCAACAAAGACTTACAATGAAACAACAAATTGAACAGTATTTTGAAGTGATTCGCACAAGCTACAGCAACTTCGGCACTCCAAGCGCAATTCGTGATAAAATGATTGTGGAATTCAATGATAAGTTGCGTGTTGACGAAGGTAACAAATTCATTAAAATCGTTTCCAATGGCTCAGTTCACTCTTTCATTGTCAAGGAAGACGGCCCTAAGTTTAAACGCGGTGACATTCTCAAAGCAGCTAGCTGGTCAGCTCCTGCTAAAAACTTCGCCCGTGGCAATCTTCTTACCGGTGACTTCAAGAATATTTCTTGGACAGGTGCTTAATTTATTTTCAAAATTACTTGACGATAAATCATTTTTCAGTTATAATAAGTTTCATTCAGCAAATCTCTCTTTTAATTAAATAGGAATCAAAATGGCAGCAGTAATCAGCGACAACTTCACTATCACTAGTGCGCAGGCTCGTAAATCAATTCTCAAAGCGTTTAAAATTAAACGCCCCGTGTTTCTCTGGGGCCCTCCCGGCATCGGCAAGTCTGAAGTAGTTGCTGAAATTGCCGAAGAACTCGGCGGCGCGATTATCGATTTGCGCATGGCGCAGATGGAACCCACTGATATTCGTGGCATCCCGTTCTTCAACAAAGATATCAACAAAATGGATTGGGCTCCCCCAGTTGACTTGCCCGATGAAGAATTCGCCAGCAAGTACCCCATTGTTGTGTTGTTTCTTGATGAAATGAATTCTGCGGCACCATCAGTTCAAGCCGCCGGCTATCAGTTGATTTTGAATCGCCGCGTTGGTAAGTATGTGCTGCCAGACAATGTTGTTATCGTTGCTGCTGGCAATCGTGACTCTGACAAAGGCGTGACATATCGTATGCCAATGCCCCTAGCTAATCGTTTCATTCACTTGGAAATGCGCCCCGACTTTACTTCATGGCAAAACTGGGCAGTGAACAAAGGCATCCATAAAGATGTCGTTGGCTACTTGTCTTTTGCTAAGCAAGATATCTATGACTTTGATTCTAAGTCTAGTTCACGTGCGTTTGCTACTCCGCGTAGCTGGTGCTTTGTGTCTGATCTGCTGAATGATGACGACACCGACATTGACACAATGTTTAGTTTGATCGCAGGCGCAGTTGGTGAAGGTCTTGCTGTGAAATTCGCAGCACACCGCAAGCTGTCAGGTAAGATGCCCGAGCCCGCAGATATTCTGTCCGGTAAAGTCAAGGACCTTGCTGTTAAGGAAATCAGCGCAATGTATGCTCTGACTGTGGCATTGTGCTATGAACTCAAAGACGCAGTGGCTGACAAGAAGGTGACAAGTAAGCAATTTCATGAAATGGCTGACAACTTCTTTGAATACATCATGAACAACTTTGAAACTGAATTGGTTGTGATGGGTGCTAAGGTAGCGTTGAAGACTTACAAGTTGCCAATCGAGCCAAGTCAGTTGAAGCACTTTGATGCGTTTCACAAGAAATTCGGCAAGTACATTGTAGAAGCAGGTAACTAAAATGAACAAGGTGAGCGTAGAAATATTCTCACCTTGTATCATAATAATGATTGACGATAAATCATTATTCTGTTATAATAGATACTTAAACAGAAAGACTTTAAAATGACAACAGCAATCGCACCCAAAGCAGCTAAAAAAACAAAAAGTAAAAAGTACGAAAATCTAATCGGCCCCACTGATGCCAAGATTGACAATCAAGCACGTGAACGTTTGATCACTGCCCGAATTGGACTGTTGCTTCGTCATTCCTTCTTTGGTAATCTTGCTACTCGCCTACAGCTTATCAATGCTGATAGCTGGTGTGGTACTGCTGCTACTGACGGCCAAAAGTTCTATTACAATTCACGCTTCATTATGCTTCTTAAAGTTAAGGAAGTAGAATTTCTCGTGGGCCACGAAGTGTTACACGTTGTGTATGATCACATGGGTCGAGTAGGTAATCGTGATCACCAGATGTGGAATATTGCTGATGACTATGCTGTCAATGCTGATTTGAAACGTCATAAAGTTGGACAGTTCATCACCACAGTGCCTTGTTTGTACGAACAAAAATACGATGGCAAGCCCGCTGAAGAAATCTATGATGACTTGATGAAAAACGTACAGAAAATCAGTATTGATGATCTTCTGGACCAGATGATTGATGATCACATGGATGGTGAAGACGGTGAAGATGGTGACGGTGAAGATGGTGACGGCAAACCCGGACAAGGCAAAGGTCGTCCACGTATGTCTGCTGAAGAAAAAGAACGTGTTCGCCAAGAAGTAAAGCAGGCAATTATTGCTGCTGCTCAAGGTGCTGAAGCTGGCACTATCCCTAAAGGCGTCGAGCGTTTGATTCGCAATACTACTGATCCGCAGATGCCATGGCGCGAACTGTTACAGGTAAATCTGACAAGTGCTATTCGTAATGACTATAGCTGGGGTCGCCCCAATCGTAGATCATGGCACATGGATGCTATCATGCCTGGCATGACTCCCGGTGAAGAAATTGATGTAACAGTTGCGATTGATATGTCAGGCAGTATTAGCAATAAACAAGCATCAATGTTTCTAGGTGAGATTGCTGGAATGATGGGTTCATTCTCCGGCTACAAAGTTCATGTGTTTTGCTTTGATACCAAAACTTACAATCCTGCTGACTTTACCAGCGAGAACATGGACCTCATTGACGAATACGAGCCAATGGGCGGTGGCGGTACTGACTTTGATTGTATTTTTGATTATCTGAAAGAGAATGCCATTGATCCAAAGCGTCTGATTGTATTCACTGATGGATATCCATGTGGCTCTTGGGGTGATAAAGATTACTGCGACACTACTTGGATCATTCACGGTGACAAGGATCCTCATCCCCCGTTTGGCACTTGGGCTATCTATGATGAACCGGCCAACTGATTGTAAAAATGACTGACATATACGAATCACCTGATAAGGGAGAAACCGTGTATGTTCGTCAATCTGGCTCAGTTGAACGCACATTACATAGTGTCAGTGAACGACAACATGATCTACACGCAAGTCTAGTGGAGTCACAGCTTTGGGGTCAAATACACCGGGCTGCGAAAACAAATGTGGCACTGGCTGATGCATTGGATAAGGTTAAAATGATTTATGCGCTCATCAAAAAAGAAAAAAACTAGATATCTTGCAATGTGGGATATGACCGGGCTTGAATGTCTAATCAATGTGTCTGTCATACAAGAGAAACATGAACAGTGGGAAAAAGAAAATATTTTTCGTATTCTTCAAGAGAAAGAATCGTCCCCTGCCCCCAAAATCGTGCCATTGAATCAACTGATTCTCAGGGCAAGATTCAATAGTCATCGCCACTATGAGATTTACACTTTTGATTCAGCGTTGACTGAAGAAGATATTAAAGAAACATTTGCCGATGACCCGCAATTGATTGTTGATACCATTCGTAATGCGGGTCACGAAATTTATAGCGACCGAGTATTAAAGAAAACACAGGTGATAACATGAGAATGCTAATTGGAACAAGTTTGGGTGGATGCCTTCAATCTATCATGAAGGGTGAAGTGTCCGAGGATGAAGTATTGCTACTAATTACCCGCACAATGTGTACTTCACAAGAGGGATTGATGGCGATTGTGGAAATGTATCATAGTAACGGTAATTTCCTGGCATCACGTCCAGATCAATATAAAATGAGTGAGTTTCCTCTTGACGAGGTGAAGGCGCTTGCTATTAGATTGTACCAAGCTGGTAAAATTCATCAGCCTCGCAACTTTAATGAATATAGTGGGTTCATTCACCCCGGACTCGCACAAGGTGATGGATGCTGGATTGAAGTTAATCCGCTTGGTATTAATTCAAATCCAATAGTAGTAGATGCCTACGAAAAATATAAGATGCTGGATTCATTGACCAAATGACAGAGTACACAATCAATCCACTAACATGGTTTGCTGGCCGAGAATCAACATTCACTCCTGAACACTTTACAGTGGCAAATGAGCCGCTTACCCCGCAATCTAAACAATGGATCATTGATAAATTGTCTGGTAGGTATTCTATTGTACAGTATATCGAATCAGAAACTGGGGTAACTATATTCCAGTCATATTCACGACTTTTCGGGCAACCTGCCTTCGAAGATCCTAAAGAAGCAGTACTTTATGAGCTTAGATGGTCATAAAGTAGTATTATAAATATTTCACACCAAATTACTCTTATTAAATAAGTTTATATCATATAACAAGGAGAACATATATGAGTTTTACACGACACGTTGGCAAACACGGCGACCGCAAAGTAGCAATCGTTTTTAGAGAAGTCCCAGGTGAGCCACACATGTGCCTGGTCACGTATACCGAACTTATCAATCAACACATTCATGATCCTTTGATCCAGTGTATTGATAGTGATATCGGCCAGAATAGTGAGAACTTAGCTGATGCGTTGAATCGCACCTATACTAAAGATGGTCGTCCGATTCTTCAAGTTCTACACACTGAAGGTCAGTTGAAGAAAGTTCAAACTGCCTTGATCGTTATGACACCTAACCCAAGCACACGCATTCGTCTTGATGAACTTAATGTCATGCTTGATGAAATGAAACAAGGTGAAGCTGCCGTTAAGAAAATGGCTGAAATGGACAAGAGCCGCGGTATGCAAGATCCAGCTGATGTTGTCCGCAGAATGCGTGGTCCAGTAACCGGAGAAGTAACTGCTCCCACTGGCGATGCGCTAGGTGATGCTAATCTCGCAAAGCAACGAATTGAACAAGCGCAGCGCATGGAACGTGAAGCATCTGGTCTAATGGCTGAAGCAGCACGTTTGATGACTGAAGCAAAAGCACTTGACCCTGCGCTATCAACCCCAACTAAGATTACTAAAGTGAAAAAAGTGAAAGCTGTAGAAGCAATCGCACCCGTTGCGGCACCCCGCAAATACACTAAAAAAGTAACTAATGTCACCTGATTTTGTCAGTAAATGGGAACACATTCTTGAAGACGTAGAAAAGAATAATATACCTATCCAGTTCATAAAAAAATTGGTTATTAAGTTGCAAGGTAAAAAGCAGCAAACAGTTAATATTATGAAACTACTTCAACAAGGATTAGACCCAGAGCAAATTGAAGAAGCACTAAGTAGAAAATTACATGAACTTGATGAAACAGTTGTCAGCATTGATTTTATACTTAATGTACAATCAATTGCGGATACCGTTCAGCCTACTACCGACGAGTTGCTGAAGAATCTATGAAGTTAATTATAGCATGTACCCCTTCGGGTGGAATAGGCTATAAGAACAAATTGCCCTGGAGTAAAATCGAGGGCGATTTACCAAGATTTAATAAATTAACAAATGGTAAAGTTGTTGTTATGGGTCGTAATACTTGGAATAGCTTGCCGAAGAAACCGTTACCTAATAGGACAAACTACATCATCACTTCTGATCCTACAATTATTCCTTTCTATCCCGCGAGTGCCGGCACAGCCTTTGCTACTACTATGAGAACTCTCGACTATCTTAATGAAAATGCATGTATTATAGGCGGAGCAAAACTAATTGAAGGTGCCTGGGGGAGGATTACAGAAGTTCATTTAACAATAACTTTCGCCGAATACACTTGCGATACTTTCATTGATCTGTTAAAATTATCTAAAGAATTCACCTGTAATCAATTGAGTGACTTCCCTGATCACTCATATCAAATTTGGAAAAGACGATGAAACAATACCTAGACCTACTACAAGATATTTTAGATAACGGAGAAATGAAAGATGATAGAACTGGCACTGGCACTATTAGTGTGTTTGGACGTAGCCTTCGCTTTAATTTGCATAATTCCTTCCCGGCTGTTACCACAAAAAAGCTAGCTTGGAAAGCCTGTAAAGGTGAACTACTTTGGTTTCTTGAAGGATCAGGAGATGAACGTAGGCTCGCAGAGATTACGCACGGCACTGCTACTGGCAATGTTACCATTTGGACTGGCAATGCGCTATCTCCTTATTGGAAACCTAAAGCAAAGTTTGAAGGTGATTTAGGAAGAGTTTACGGAGTACAATGGCGCCAGTGGAATCCACACGCTATTAAATGGACTAGTTCTAGTGAGTCAGAACCAGTGTATATCGATCAATTGGCGAATCTCATAGAAGGACTGAAACAAGATCCTAATGGGCGCAGGCACATCCTCAGTGCTTGGAACGTGGGCGAGTTAGATCAAATGGCATTGCCCCCTTGTCACGTTATGAGTCAATTCTATGTCAACAAAAATAAAGAACTCTCTTGTCATATGTATCAGCGCAGCGTGGATGTTTTTCTTGGTCTACCTTTTAATATTGCTAGCTATGCGTTACTCACTCATTTGATTGCGCAAGTGTGCGGATTGAAAGTTGGTGAGCTTGTCATTAGCACAGGTGATACTCACATTTATTCTAATCACGTCGAACAGGTTAGAGAACAGTTGGCCCGCGAACCGCTGGCAGCTCCTACACTTTGGCTTAACCCTGAAATTATTGATATCAATCAATTTAAAATGGAAGATATCAAATTAGAGAACTACACTTCATTGTCTTCTATCAAAGCAGAAATGGCAGTATAATGAATAAATTATTACTTACAAGTGGGTGTAGCTTTTCTAGACCAGGAACAACAGAAGCAGAAGCAACTTGGGCTAATTGTTTAGAAAAAAAATTGGTCAACTATGATGCTGTTCATATAGGATTAGCCTCCCAAGGTAATGATTTAATCAGCAGAAAAACTATATACACACTTACGCAGCTACTAAAGAAAATGAATCCTCAGGATATATTAGTTGGTATAATGTGGTCAGGTACACCTAGACATGCTGTATATCTTTCTAATACAGTTGACAATTTTCCTAAGGTATTTCAAAATCAAGTAAACCCCACTTCAGTCGTGCCGAACAATGATAAATGGTATGTACTAATTCCAAAAAATCATCCTAATATGAAAGATAGAGAGTTTGATATCTATAGCAGAAGTTATTATGAATATCTATACGATCAAACTGGATCAGAAGTTGAAACTTGTGAACATATATTAAGAACACAGTGGTTCTTAGAAAAGAACAATATCAAGTACTTTATGAGTACATATATGAGTACAGTGCTACCTAGTAGTTTGAAAACAAATATCGAAGTTGCCCATCTATATAATGAAATAAATTTTGATACTTTTTTGCCAGTTGATGGTGAATATGAGTGGTGCTTAAATAAATCAGGATTATCATTTCCTATACCAGGTGATCGTCATCCTAGTAACTTTCAACACGATAAATTTACAGACGATATCATCATTCCCTTTTTAAAAGAAAAACAATATATATGAACATTTTAGTAACAGGAGGCTTGGGCCTCATCGGACATCATGTAGTGAAACGTCTACAGAATCAAGGTCACATTGTGTCTATTATGGATACACAAACAAACTACGGTATCATCCCTCAAGATGAAATTGATTACCTAGTCGAAGAACGAACAAAGAATCTAGACTTGTCCGGTTATTATAAGTATGATATTTGTGATTCTGCTAAAGTTACCAAGGTGTTTAGTATAGAAACCCCTGATATTGTAATTCATATGGCCAGCTTTCCCAGACAAAAAGTAGTCAATGCGAATCCTGCATTGGGAAGTCGCGTTATGAGTGAAGGCCTTCTTAATTTACTAGAAGCTAGTAAACATTTTGAGGTACGAAAGTTCGTTTATATCAGTAGTTCAATGGTCTACGGTGACTTTACTGATGATGTCACAGAAGAGTCTCCGTGTAATCCACAGGGACAATATGGCATTATGAAACTTGCCGGCGAATGGTTAGTTAAAGATTACTCACGCCGCGACAATATTGTTCATACTATCATTCGCCCTAGTGCAGTGTACGGTCCATTAGATGTCGAAGACCGTGTTATCGCAAAATTCATGCTTACGGCAATGCGAGGTGGCGCACTTAAAGTTAATGGCGCCGGAGAAACACTAGACTTCACTTATGTAGAAGACGCAGCAGCTGGCATAGTCGCAGCAGCACTAAGTGAAAATACTACTAACAAGACCTATAACATTACCAAGAGTCATAGTCGTACTCTACTTGACGCAGCTAATCTAGCAGTTAAGATCGCAGGCAAAGGAACGATTGAGGTCCGAGCCAAGGATGCTGACTTTCCAAGTCGAGGCGCATTAAATATTGATGCCGCAAAAAGAGACTTTAGCTTTGATCCTAAAGTAGATGTAGAAGAAGGGTTCGAAAAGTATTACGAGTGGTTAAGTGAAAGCCCATACTTTAACAAATGAATATTAGACATTTTAGATTAGATAGACAATATGCTAATCTTAAAGATGAATTACTAGATGCAAGTCACCGTGCTCTGAAAGACGGTGTTCTTGTTGGCGGAGAGCATACCCGCGCATTTGAAAAATGGTTAGCTGAACGCACCGGTGCAAAGTATGCCATAACAGTTCATAGTGGGACACAAGCATTAGAAATTATTGCCAGGTATAAAATAGAACAATGGCACATGAATGGTAATTTTAGTAGCATCGTGCCTACTATCCATATACCTAATATTACATATCCAGCAACAATGAACGCATTCATAACAGCAGGATGGAACATAGAGTTGAATGACACTGATAGTAATGGACTGCTGGTACCGTCAAGCTATACTCAAGTAGGGCATTATGAATGTGTAGTTGGACTATACGGCACCGGCCTGAACAAGATTCACTATGACTCTAGTTCAGTGGTTGATGGGGCGCAGCATTGGCTCGTTGCTGATGGTAACATTGGGTCAGGCATGGCTATCTCATTTGATCCTACTAAAAATCTGCCAGCATCCGGCAACGGCGGTGCCATTGTCACTAATGATAGATATCTATATGAGTATGCCATATTGTACAAGGACAACGGTAAAAATGCTTTCTCTTCGGTTGGTACTAATAGTAAGATGAGTGAGCAAGATTGTGCTCAACTATTAGTACGAACTAAGTACATTGATTCTTGGCAGGATCGCAGAGAGTATATCAAAAATCATTGGTGTGATGCTTTTAAAGAGTTACCGCTAAGATGTTTGAGTGCTGGAATAGAATATCACGCTAATCAAAAGTTCGTAGTATATACTTCTGATCGTGATGATTTACATAAATATATGATGGATCACGGGATAGAAACAAGAATTCACTATCCATATGCCCTAAGTGAGTTGTCGGTTACATCATCATATAAAAAACCCGACCTCATCAGCACAAGCGTGATGCTAGTACGTGGTGTACTAAGTTTACCAATGTATCCTGAATTAACTGATGAAGAAGTTGAATATATAACACAAACTGTTATATCATACTTCAATCATAAATAAGTATATGTGGATATTATCAGTGCTCCCCGATATTGTACTTCATTTAATTCTTGTTGTTGGAATTTTGGGTACCATAGCAGGATTCGTGTTAGGAGGCATCCCCTTCATTAATGCGTACAAGCTACCTATACAAATTTGCAGCATATTGATATTGTCATTAGGATTATACTTGGAAGGTGGTCTTGCTGATAAACAAGTCTGGTTACTTAAAGTAAAAGAAGTCGAGGCTAAGTTAGCGAAAGCCGAAGCAAAGTCTCAGCTTGAGAATGTAAAGATAGTAACTCAGGTAGTTAAGAAGCTAGAGTTAGTCAGAACACGCGGAAATGATGTAGTTCAGTACATTGATCGTGAAGTAGTCAAATACGACAATATATGTCCTATTCCAATTGAAGTAATCAGGGCACATAATGCTGCCGCCGGAGACTTGCGTCTTAAAATGGAAATGTCACTAACACTGAAGGATCTAAAATGAAACAGCTAGTTATTATTGTGGCGTTACTGATAAGTGGGTGTAGTACACCTGTTCCTATATCTTCTAAATTTCCTGATGTGCCTCCACAACTAACGGAAAAATGCCCTCAACTGAAATTAATTGAGGGCGATGCGGTAACATTGAGTAGTCTTACCAAGACTGTTACCGCAAATTACACTACGTATTACGAATGTGCTATCAAACTAGATAGTTGGATTGAATGGTATGGCGTTCAGAAAACTATATTCGAAAACGCCGGTAAATAATTAATCGTTTGCTGCCGCACCGCATTTATTTCTTTTTGCTTGTGTAAGAGCACCAAAATCAACTGGCCATTCTTTTCCTGGATGTAATTCTTTAGCATTTTTAGGAAAGCTAAAGTTAACTTCTGCGACTCTTTCAATCTGTGAAATAGATACACGGAACTTAGTTAGGTCATTGCCTAGATTAGGATAAGGAGCAACGTGCGGGAACACCCAGCCGGCTACCTCATTGGTTTGATTGTTAATCACCATTTTATAAAAAGCATGTGGTACAATAACGCCTGTACCAATCTTCTTATCTTGCGCATTATACATTCCACCTACATAAACTGTATAACTTTGATTACGCTGAACAGCCCATCCACGTACTGAAGTTTCTAACAACTTCCATATACCACGATTGAGCGATGGAGCTTGTGGACTCATGTTTGTCATTAGAAATGATTCAAATTCAACTTGAGTATTCCACGATAAGTCGCCTGCAGGACTCATGTGACCTTTATCATATCCAGCAGCCGCGTAATCATCAGGTCGCGCACCACCAACGATGCTTTGGTCTACTGCAAATGCGTTTGTTCGTGCCACACACCCTAATGCGTTGCCAGGTAATAGTTCGTATGTCACCCACTGTGGTAATTTAGCGGCGGAATCATATCCTACTAGGTATGCCTGTCTACAAATTGGAGTAACTGCTCTAGCTCCTTGTGGGAAGCCGTATGGACTATGTACGTGGCATTGAGCAAGTTGATTTGGAACACGTTGTGTCCATGCACTCGCAGTAATGGATATAAGCAACAATAAACTGACAATAATTTTCTTCATTCGTGGACTCCTGTTGTATATTTATCTTGTTTCTTAATCTAATATCAAACGATAAATACTTTATATGGCACAAGAAATTATCAATATTGGTATATTACCGAATGACGGGAAGGGTGAGCCGATTCGCACGGCCTTGATTAAAATCGGTAATATGTTCACTGAATTGTATAAAAGCGATTTTTCAACTTCAACTGAATATACTACTGGAAATGTCCCGGGACAGCTAATCTTTCAAACCCCAGCAGACTCTTTCACTCAAGCTAAATTACAGGTTAATTCTAGGAATCCACAAACAGACACTACGCAGAATATTACAATCGGGGCATCTATCAATCATGATACGGCAACCGTGGGATTTTCAGCGTACGGTACTGTCTTTACTGGCGAGGCGCTGACACGTTATGACATGGATATATTCGAAGGGAATGTGAGACTACTTAGTAACCCTCTTACCACTGATACTTTAGTTCACTTTACTTCTTGTCAAGTAACTTTCCCGGGCAAAGAACTGCCGGGTCTTGAGGTTGGGGTAGACGGATATCCTGTGGGCACATTAATGATTACCCAAGACGATCTTATACTTACAACAGAATCATAATCATGAGAGCATATGAATTTATAACTGAAACGACAAGAGTACCTTTGTCAATAGATGTAGCCAGAGCATTACCCGGTACATATGCTATTCCTGAGTTGCCTAATTCAGATTTTTACAAACAATACAGATTTGGTGTCGCAATGGCCGGCGCAAAAGGGGCCAAGCAGCGCGAAGCAGATAACATTCAGCCTTATTCAGGTGAAACTGAATGGGGTGAGAACATGATTGTATCATCGTATATGGATCCTACGGTAGGTGAAGATATAGACTATGCGTTAGCTCAACTTGGATTATCCGGCAAAAGAAAAATCAGCACTACTAAAAGTGAAGAAGCCACTGATGTAACTAAGAAAAGTCCAGTCAACTCTTTTAAAGGATACCCAAAATGAGAGCAAGTGAATTTATAAGCGAAGCCCGTAAAATAGGAAAACTGTCTAAAAGACAACAAATGTCTACCCGCGGCGCGACAAAGTTTAGAGATCCGGGCGGATATGATCGTACATATGAACTCAATCGTATTATGATGGCTACGGCGTGTGCGGATGGTACGACTCCGTTGGATATCAATGCTGAGAGTTGGGCCGGAAGATACAATACTGCCCACCCATACACTGACATTGAGCAGAAAATGTTAGTACAAGCTCTGAAAGCAGTTGGCAGCGATTATGAAGACTTAAATAGCGGAGACAATCGAAGCCAAGAATTGGAAACTACGAACAAAGCAAGTGTAGTACAGCCATTTAAGGGTTACAAGAAAAAATAAGATAGTCAGTTCAATGAATAAGTACTGTATCAACAAAATACAGGATGAACATGATTGATATCAACCAAACTCTAGACCTAATCAAATTAAAATTCTACAACGAACATTTATATGTGGCACATATTTATGATGAAGGTGACAGTCAGTTTCACAAAGACTTGACGACACAAGTTGTTAAGCAATACATTGATCCGCTAAATCTACCCAAAGATGCTAAAATTCTAGATTTGGGATGCGGCCCGGGCTACTTTCTTGACGAGATGAAGGAACGTGAATACACTGATGTAGTTGGTGTTACACTAAGCCCCGGCGACATTGCTTTGTGCGAGAGTAAAGGACACTCAATCAAGAAATATGATTTGACCTTTCTACCACAGAAAGATGGCTACTACGATGAAAGTGTAGACTTTATCTTTTTGCGGCATGCGCTAGAACACAGTCCGTATCCAATGTTCAGCTTGATGGAGTACAATCGTATTCTAAAACAAGGAAGCAAGATTTACATTGAAGTTCCCCAGCCTAACTGTGATCGTAAGCACGAGTTCAATTTAAATCACTATAGTATACTAGGTGAACAACAGTTAGCGGCATTGCTACACCGCGCTGGATTTGACATCAATACATTCAATAACTTTGAATTTGACTTACAAGTTGGGGTAAATGAAGATAATACTCCGGTTCTTGCCCGAGAAAAATACTACTGTATCGTGGCTACAAAAGCCAGACCACTTGATATAAAATAATTTTAAGTTTGATAAATACTCTCTATACGAGAGTATTTTTTTGTCTGGTGAAAAGACAAAGCAAACTAAGGTAAACAATCATGTCAGTATTAACATTAAGAAGCGGTGCTTTCGTTCCGGGCACTACACAGAATTTAACATCAACTGGTACCACGCAACAAAGTGCGGCGGTTAGCAGTGTAGCCAGCATCATCCGAATCGCCTGTCAGCAGGATACTTATATTACGATAGGTGCTAATCCAGTAGCTGATGCGTCCAGCATGATGATTGTAGGCGGTGGCTCAGAATTTCTAGCAGTAGTTCCAGGTGTCACTAAAGTAGCAGTCAAGCAGATATCAACTGCTGGCTTAGTAAGCATCACAGAATTAACCGGATACTAAAATGCCCGGCAAAGTTGGACTTAATGGATTAGGAAGATTAGGCTGGGGAGTGGGCTCAATTAAGCCCGGTCACGCAAGTACCTCTCCCCCTCCATTAATAGAATACGGTGTCATTCTAGAAAATGAAACTGGTTTTATATTATTAGAAGACGGCACGCCCGTTGTAACGGAATCATAAAATGGCAAATACAAAAGTCAGTCAATTACCAAGTCTAAATATAGTAGATTCTACTACTATATTCCTTACTAGTAGCAATACATCAGGCACAGAGACAAGCTATCAAGCATCAATCGGAAATGTCTCTAAGGCAATTCTTAGCAATTTGACTATCAGTGATCAGACGATTACTGGTACTACAGCGAACGCGAACATTATACTTACTCCCAACGGTACTGGATATGTATCAGTTCCTAGACTGGCGCTACCAGTGGGTTCTTTAGTAGAAGAAACTATTCCAATCATCCCAATCATTGCGAATGTTATTCTAAATCAACTATTAGAGTTCTCTACTAGTAATGTAGGCCTTGTTCCTCCGGCATACGGTATCACAATTGGTATCCCGGCTCCTTGGGCTGTGCTTGAACTAACCGCCGATCCTAGTCCTGTATTACAAATCAACGATGTGCTATCAGGACCCGGAATTCCTGTCCCCTCTGCTGCTACATTCATTGGATCAGGTGGATATTCTAATGTGGTTATTACTAACAAGACATTTGATGGGTTACCTCTGCCTCTGCCCGGTTATGGCACTGACATTGCCATTACACGAGAAGTGACACTGGCAAGCCTTGCGATGTCTACTATTGCCAACACCAATGTAGCACTGACTCCAGGTCTTGGCGGTGTCGTGGTAGTAGACGGCAGCATATTACCTTATGTTGATAATCTCTACACTCTTGGTTCACCTGAAAAACGATTTAGCAGAGCATATTTTGGTCCTGGCACCATTTATCTATTAGATGATATTCTAGGGGTTGACCTGACTTTGGCAGCATCCAATGGTAACTTAGTAGTAGGTGGCGGGTCAGGACTTAGTGTAGGTAAATTCAACTTATTCGGTAATACAATAACACTGGACAGCCCAACGGAAGACTTCTTTATTGGTAATGTCGGATCAACTGGTAATCTAACCGTCAACAGACGATTCAATGTTGAGAATTCAACTGGTGCTTGGAAATTGTTTGATATTAACCAGTCGACTGGTAGTACCACATTAATTTCTAATGTAGTCTCTGATGCGACCAAGGCAGCTTTTGAAATTATAGGTAGCACTTCACGCGATATTAATCCTCCTAATAATTTCGGAGTGTTACTACATACATCAGGAACAAGTAACTATCCGTCTCGTATTTACAATGACAGCTACGGCGATGGCACTACCAAGTATTCTGCTTATATTGGTCGACATGCCAGAGGAAATGCGCTTGCGCCCACTCAAACACTAACCGGCGATATCATTAGTCGCATTGGATCTAACCCGGCGGATAGTTCAAACAGCTTTGCTCCTATCTCTACTACTCGCATTGATTTTGTTAATTCAGAAGATCAAACTCCAACGGCACGCGGTGGTCAGATTCAATTTTGGGCTACTCCAATCGGCAGTGATGTCATTGGTAAAGTAGTTACAGTGACGGATACTGATTTAGTATTCAAACCATCAGCTAATAGAGGTATCACCTTCGCTGACAATACTCGTCAGACCACAGCATTCAATGCTTCTGCTGCTGTAACATACATCACGGCAGGATCAGGTCTGTCAGGTGGAGGAACAGGCAATGTTGCGCTGAACGCAACTGGTGTTCAGAATGTATTCTCTTACTCTAATAATCAGATTATCATCACTGATGCTGGTTCAAAGAATCTAACACTAAGTCTACCGCAAGACATTAATATAAATTCATCAGTTACATTCTCAAATGTTACTGTGACTGGTAATTTGAATGTAGAAGGCAATACGATTACAGCTAACAATCTGGTCATTCTAGACAAAGTTATATATCTTGCTAATACAGCAACAAGTAACACTGCTATCAATCAAGGCGGCATTGTACTTGGCAATGTGTCTGAACCGTGGTCACGAAGTATTCTATATGATTTGAGCAATGACCGTTGGGATACAGATGGTGCCGGATTAAAGACACTGGCTCTTACCGCCGGTGATGTGTATGTAGCTAATCTATTTGCTAATGGCGTTGCTCACTTCGGTGAAGCTGTCGCAACAATAGATTATCCTAATGCCACAATCCAAGCTGATAGTGATATTAATTCGTACAGTCAAATTGTTGCTGTAAATCATAGCTCAGGAACTGATGCTAGTACAGACTTTGTTGCGGTAAATAATATCGGAAATGACGGTAACAATTACATAGATTTGGGTATTAATTCTAGCAATTATTCAAATGTTGATTACGGACTGACTGGACCAAATGATGGGTATCTATTCATCAACGGAGGTAACTTAGCTGTAGGCACGCAAACTGCTGGTAAAGTTATTGATTTCTTTACAGGTGGAACTGCGAATACTACATTCATTCGTGCTAACATCACTGATATTGGTCTTAACGTGTTTGGTAATGTGTCAGCACAAAACGCTAATCTTGGCAACGCAACAACGTCTAATTACTTTATTGGTAACGGATATTATCTAACTGGTATTCGCGGAGCGAATGTAACCGGAGCAGTAGCTTACGCAACTACTGCTAACTCAGTAGCAGGTGCTAATGTATCCGGTGCCGTTAACCTATCTACTTACGCAACTACAGCAAATGCGGTAGCAGGCGCTAATGTATCAGGTGCTGTTAATCTGGCAACATATGCGACACAAGCAAACGCCGTAGCAGGTGCTAATGTCTCTGGTACAGTAGCTAATGCGACATACGCAATAAGTTCCGGCTCAGTAACCAATGCGTTGACAGTTAACAACAGTGGTACAGGCGCCGCATCAGGAGCTACATTCAATGGCGGCAGTGCTGTTACTATCTCTTACAATACAGTTGGAGCACCAAAAGCTGACGGTACAGGGGCATCTGGCACTTGGGGTATCAGTATCTCAGGAAGTTCAGCTTCGTCTAACTCAGTAGCAGGTGCTAATGTCTCAGGTGCTGTGGCATACGCAACTACTGCTAACTCAGTAGCAGGTGCCAATGTCTCCGGTACTGTTGCTAACGCTAACTACGCTGCTTACGCAGGTAATGTTACTATTGCCGGCCAAGCTAACATCACTTCAGTTGGAACTCTAACAAGTCTGACAATAGGTGCTGGTAATCTAACTACTAATCCAATCACACTAACCTCAGGATCACTACAAACATCTACTTCAGCGGGAGATTTTGAATACGATGGTAAAGTCGCATACTTCACTCCATCTGATGCGCAACGTGGTATCATCCCTGCGATTCAAGTATTCATTCCAAATGCCAATGTTGCGTATTCCAATACGACTGCGTTACAATCTATGTTTGGTCTGACAAATGGAGTAGGTGTCACCGCTAACACTAAGTATTTGTACAGAATATGTGGCACCGTTCGCAAATCTAGTACAGCAACCGCGTCAATGCAATACGCAATGGAGGTGAACGGCGGCGCGACTATTCAACGACATTATTATCTAGTTAATCCATGTGGTGGCGCCGCACAGACAACAGTGACTACAGCAACTATGATGAGTAATTATTTAACTAGTGGGTTTGGCACTGCGGTAACAGTAACAAATACCATATCATCTTCTGCTGGGTTTTACAATTTCATTATTGACGGCGAGATAGAAATATTAACATCCGGCCAGATTAATCCACAAGTTGGATTTACTGGTACGCTCGGAACATCATCTTACATCGAAGCCGGATCGTCATTTCAAATATGGCCAGTTGGTAACATCACCGGCAATACTACAGTAGGTAACTGGTCGTAATAAGTGTGCGGGCTAACTACCCGCATAAATACTTATTATGAGTACATTTGATCCTTTTAATCAGGCAAGGTTACAAAACGGACTGTCAAAGGTCCGTTCTGCCCAGTTGCCTGAACAAGATATGTCATTGGATGAATTGAAGAGATTAAGTGGAGTTGATAAAATTAATTCTGAATCTACTAATCAAATTACCAATGAACAGAAACATCAGTTTATGCGAGAGAACAATATTAGACCCGGTGACCAAGCCTGGTTTAAACTTTGGCATGCCAAGCCGCATTTAACCGGTGAAGATCCGTTTGGAAAGAGTAAATGAGTAAAAATGATATCAAGGCCCCCAGCCTAATTAAGAATCCGTATGTAAAAACGCAGTTTAATACAGAGAAAGAGTTACAAGACTTCATACGATGCTGTGACCCTGATACAGGTTATCTATACTTCATGGATAACTTCTTTATGATTCAACATCCCACACAAGGTGCGATTCAGTATCACCCGTATGAATATCAAAAGCGTCTGATAAACACATATCATAACTATCGCTTTAGTATATCATTGATGCCACGCCAAACTGGTAAGTCAACTAGTGCTGCTGGATATCTGCTTTGGTATGCCATGTTTGTACCAGACTCAACTATTCTTATTGCGGCGCACAAGTATACAGGTGCTCAGGAAATCATGCAACGTATCAGATACGCATATGAAAACTGCCCCGATCACATTAAAGCAGGCGTCACTACATACAACAAAGGCAATTTAGACTTTGAAAATGGTAGTCGTATTGTATCAGCAACAACGACTGGTAATACAGGGCGTGGTATGTCTATTACACTGTTATATCTGGATGAGTTCGCATTCGTGCGCCCATCAATTGCTAAAGAATTCTGGACTTCTATCACACCAACGCTATCAACTGGTGGTAAAGCTATTATCACAAGTACGCCAAACTCGGACGAAGATCAATTTGCTCTTATTTGGAAGCAAGCTAATAAGACTGAAGATTCATACGGTAACAAAACTGAGCTAGGCATCAACGGATTCAGAGCATATCGTTCATTCTGGGATGAGCATCCAGATCGTGATCAAAAGTACGCAGATGAAATGAAAGCACAGTTGGGCGAAGATAAGTTTAAACGAGAAATTGAATGTCAATTCTTAATTGCGGATGAAACTCTTATCAATCCTAATACACTGATTATGATGGAGGGCATTGAGCCGATTCTTCGTCAAGGTCAGATCAGATGGTACAAGACCCCGACTAAAGGCAAGGTGTATGTAATTGCGCTTGATCCTAGCATTGGAACGGGCGGTGACCCTGCTGCCATTCAAATATTTGAAGCGAATACAACTACTCAGGTTGGTGAGTGGAAGCACAATAAGACTGACATTCCAGCACAAATCAGGTTGTTGGCGCAGATCAGCAAGTACATAGTAGAATGTACTGGTGAACCCAATAACATCTACTACTCTGTTGAAAACAATAGCATTGGTGAAGCCTCGTTGGTGTCACTGAATGAATACGGCGAATCTAATATCCCCGGCGTGTTTATCAGTGAACCCGGTAAGCAACGCAAAGGCTTTAACACCAGCAATAAGTCTAAATTAGCAGCGTGTGCCAAGTTCAAAACTCTGCTTGAGAGTAAAAAGCTCACTGTCAATAGCTTTGGCCTTATCTCTGAATTGAAATCGTTTGTGGCTCACGGTGGAAGTTATGCTGCTAAACAAGGTGATACTGACGATTTAGTCATGTCTACGCTGTTAGCAGTCAGAATTATTCAACAATTAGGTGATCACTATACAGGTATTGAATCGCAGATTCGTGATTATGATGAAACTTACATTGCCCCGTTTCCTTTCTTTGCTGTATTGCGCGGTGGATAAGATAAATACTTAAATAGAAAAAGTCATTCAAATGCCAAAAAATCAAGAAACCCTTAATCGTAAATTATACAACACATTGCTTCGATATGAACCAGATACTCTGGATTCTGATGGCAAAATAACACCTGTACCAGAAGATGCTGAAGTATTTCAGTTCAAATTCCCTAGTCAGGAAGATGCTTCTGCGGAAAATGAAGGCGGAACTGTTGCTGTATCCATTGAAGGTTCTAGCAAACTAGTAATTTACTTTGATGACTCAGTGACTGAAGTACCAGGTTGGTCACAACTATTAATAAGTTTGAAGAATTGGGCACAAGGTAAACAGCTTGGCTTCCAACCAAAGAACAGAAACCATCTAAACCCAGATATGGCTAAAAGGAAATATATGACAAACAAAGAAAAAGTAGCAGAAGGCTATTATGCCACCGGTAAGAAATCAAGCTACAGCGATGCCGTTCCTGCTGTAAAGATCATTCTTCAACACAATCGTCAACTTGAAGAAGGCGAAGCGCGTTATCGTTCAATTGCGAAAATCTTTGTTGAAAATGCTGATGGAGAGCGTTTCTTGTTACCAACAAACAAGCCAGGTATTGCTCGTGTATTCGCACGCCACATTGCTGAAGGCGGTACTCCGTATGATGACGCAGGTAAGCACATCAATTCGTTAGTAGAAGAATATACAAAGATGGCTGGATTCGTTCGTGCCACTCGTAACAATCAGTTTAATGAATCCACTCAATCATTAGTAAATGAAGGCATACAGCACTATCAATCATTGCGTGAAACTCTTCATAAAATGTCCGGTCGTAAAGGATATCAGTCATACTTTGAAAGCTGGTCACCTACTCTAACTGAAGATGCTGACGATACAACCGATCTAAGCGAAATGTTTTCAAGTAACTCATTAGACCCACGCATTGAAAGTGTTATGCCTATTCTGCGTAAGTTGAACAAGAGTATCAGCGAAATGACAGAGACAACTGAATTATCAAACTGGGCCGATGATCTTGTTGCTGAATCAATGGGTGATGATTTAGAAGAAGATGTGACGGAAGCAGGCCTGAAATTCAACGGTGGCACTCCTGATGTAGATCATATGCGTGGTGCAGTTATGCGTGGTGGCGAAGGCAAGAGTAAAGTATGCCCTCATTGTAACGGCAATCGTTATGTATGGACAAATTCAGAACAGGGCAAGACACCAAATCACCCATGGATTAATCCTAATACTGCTACACTAAAGTCTAAACAAATTCCTTGCCCAACATGTGATGGTGGTAAGAAGAAAGGTGTGACGGAGGCTGAAAAGAATCCACACACAAGCGCACTAGGTAAAGCATTGTATCGTGACCTAAGCAAAGAGAAGAAGGCAAGTCCTGAACAAGTAGAAAAGAACAAAGCAAACTGGGCGAAGAACCCGCACAACCCTGCTAATAAACAGCAAGGTGTGGCGGAAGACCTAGACGCAAATCAAAAGCGTGTTGGTCAACTTGGACCACAAGAGAAAGCTGAAACAATTAGCCCGGTACTAGGTAGCAATCCAAAGCAACATCCTTTCAAAGGTAAGTTAGTTGGTGCGGATGAAAGCATTGAAGAAGCAACTGACTTGCTAAGCATTCCTGAATGTGATAAAGAAGAAGATCCACTTGATCGTATCAGAGCAATTATGAATCATCGTAGATAATATGGCTAATTATTCTACCCTGGCGTACAAAGCATATCACTGGCTTGCTGACATTCCAAGTAAAATATCTTGGAGTAAAAAGCACGCCTTTACTGAAGTTGATAAAGAACAATTGGCTGAGCTACTTGCCTCTGGTTACTATGTAATATTAACAGGTAATCGTAGCCATCTAAGCAGCGTGTTAGTATGTTTCTTATCTTGGGTAAAAACAGGAGTATGGGCACAGTACAGTCATGCTCTGATGAATTGTGATAACATCACTGACCCAAGTGATCGTAGTAGCTTTAAGTTTGTTGAGGCAACTTCAGTGGGAGTACATCATTCTACATTTGATGAAATTACTGAATGTGATACTCTATGTGTTCTTACACCAAAGAATATATCCAATGTAGAATGGACAGCAATTATTGACGCACTGGTCAAACAAGAAGGTACACCTTACGATGACTTGTTTGATTTGTCTGACACCACTCACATAAGTTGTGTGGAATCGGTCCTTGATGCGTTGAAGGCTGCTGATTATGCTGATGATTTTGCTAATCTGGCAGCTATGATAGCTGATACGGGAAATCTAGTTCCGCAGATGTACCGAAACTGTACTGACTTTACAGTAACTTTTGAAAAGTAAACGGGTAATAAAAAATTATTTAATTTGCCAGATGGACTAAATACAGTTGACATTCAGAGTTTATTTCTATATAATAGACTCTAAGTGCTAGTTATCTCATTCCGAGATAGCGACATTAAACGAAGACCAACTTAAATTTAGGAAACTATCATGGCAACATCTCTCGCAGACATCCGCGCTCGTATCGCAGCGCAAGAAAACAAATCAGCACCAAAAGCATCAGCAGGTGACAACGCAATTTATCCGCATTGGAACATGGAAGAAGGCACTATTGCCGGTCTTCGCTTTTTGCCTGACGCAAATACAATCAACCCTTACTTCTGGGTTGAGCGTAATATCATCAAACTTCCATTCAACGGAGTCAAAGGTGACTCAAACAGCAAACGACTTGAAGTACAAGTTCCTTGTGTGGAAATGTACGGACCAGAATATGTTTGTCCTATTCTAGCAGAAGTGCGTCCTTGGTACAAGGATGAGTCATTGAAAGAAATGGCTAACAAATACTGGAAAAAGCGTTCGTATTTGTTCCAAGGCTTTGTTCGTGCTAATCCAATTGGTGAAGACAAAGCACCAGCAAATCCTATTCGTCGCTTTATCATCAGTCCACAAATCTTTACAATCATCAAGTCTAGCTTGATGGATCCTGAAATGGAAGAATTGCCAACTGACTACCTTAAAGGTCTTGATTTGAACATCAAGAAATCTTCTAAAGGTGGATACGCTGATTACTCTACTTCAACTTGGGCACGCAAAGAATCCGCGTTGACTGAAGCAGAAGCAGCAGCAATTGAAACTCATGGATTGTTTGATCTGGCCAGCTTCTTGCCTAAGAAGCCAGGTGAAGCTGAGTTGCGTATCATCAAGGAAATGTTTGAAGCATCAGTTGATGGTCAACCATATGACTTGGAACGTTGGGGTGCTTACTATCGTCCATGGGGTCTTGAGGCTCCAGCTGGTGCAGCTAACACTGGTTCACGACCAGCCCCAGCAGCACAGCCTGCTACTATCGCCCGTGCTCCGGCAGCAGCTCCAGTAGCTGAATCAGCCCCGCAGGCTCAAGCATGGGAAGACGATGTTAAAGCTGCTGAAGAATCATTCAGCGCCCCAATTGCTGCCCCAGCTAAAGCTGCTGGTAGCGATAAAGCTACTGACATCCTAGCAATGATCCGCGCACGCCAGACAAAATCTGTCTAAAGTAACCAAGGGGACGCAAGTCCCCTTGTCTTACGGAGAAGTAATATGACATTACCTGATGAACGCTATCGTGCCATCAAGCAAGGTAGAAGACTCTTAGAAGAATTGTGTGACCCTGGCAAGACACCTCGTGTTCCTAGCTTGGTTAGAGACCGAGCAAGAGCCGCACTTAGACATTACCCCAATGACGGGGAATTAGAAAATATCGCTGTAAGCTGTCCGGAGTTACTTGACACGCAACCATTCAGTGTGTATAATTTCACTAACAAATAAGAAAGAATATATATGGCAAAACCATTTGACTTATCAAAGTTTCGCAAAGGCGTAACAAAAAGTATTGAAGGTCTCTCTATTGGATTCAACGATCCAACTGACTGGATCAGCACAGGAAACTATGCGCTCAACTATTTAATCAGCGGTAACTTCAATCACGGTGTACCACTTGGTAAGGTAACTGTATTCGCAGGCGAATCAGGTGCCGGCAAGTCTTACATCTGTTCCGGTAACTTGATTAAGAACGCACAAGATCAAGGCATCTATGTTATTCTGATTGACTCAGAAAACGCATTGGATGAGGCTTGGTTACACGCATTGGGTGTCAAGACCACAGACGATAAAATGTTGAAACTCAATATGGCTATGATTGATGACGTGGCTCGTGTTATCAGTGACTTTGTTAAAGAATACAAAACTCTGCCAGCCGATGATCGTCCAAAGGTCATGTTCGTTATTGACTCACTTGGCATGTTGCTTACTCCTACTGATGTGAATCAGTTTGAAGCAGGTGAAATGAAGGGTGACATGGGTCGTAAGCCTAAGGCATTGACCTCTCTTGTTCGTAACTGTGTGAATATGTTCGGTAGTTTGAACATTGGTATGGTGTGTACTAATCACTCATACGCATCACAAGACCCGTACAATCCTGATGACAAAATCTCGGGCGGCGCTGGATTCATCTACGCAAGTTCTATCGTTGTAGCTATGAAGAAACTCAAGCTGAAAGAAGACGAAGATGGTTCTAAGGTATCAGAAGTTCTTGGTATTCGTGCTGGTTGTAAAATCATGAAGACTCGCTACGCAAAGCCCTTTGAAGATATTCAACTTCATATTCCATACTCAACTGGTATGAGCCCATACAGTGGATTCTTTGATCTGCTTGAGAAAAAGGGAATGATTGCCAAAGAAGGTAACCGTTACACTTACATTGATCTGAATGGTGTTGTTCATAAGTACTTCCGTAAGGAATGGAACAAGAACGCCAATGGCATTTTTGATCTGGTAATGCTGGAGTATGAAGAAAAGAATAAATCAGTAACTGCGTTGGCTACTGAGGATGAGGAAGAAGAAGGAGTAACTGAATGAGTTTAGACATGATTTCTGAAGTGTGGGAAACATTGCGTTCTCACATTGATGCTAATGATCGTAAAGATGCCGCCGATTCGTTGATCAATTTATTGATTGACCACAACTACGAAACAAGTGATATTAAATCTGAATTCAAGGGTGATAAAGATGTCATGGCCGCGCTGAAGTATTATGCTGAACAACATGAAGTTGAAGAAGAATACGAAGATGACGGCGACGACGATGAAGACAACAGCGACGACTATTAAATGAATTGGTATACGCAAATATCATCTGACCTCAGTGTGATACCTGATTTTATATCTCACCACGATGCGCAGTTATATGCTGCTAAGGTAGATGTAAAAATCTCAGGGAACATTGAGAGAAATATTGCTGCGTTACCGGGTATCACTGAACGCCTCTTCAACCAACTACAGGAAGTTGAAGCGGTGCTTGAATTTTTAAATCTACAGCTACGAAAACTACGCCGTAAGCATTTTCAAAAGTATCTGGAAGCGTACAACCGAGCATTGACAAGTCGTGATGCTGAACGATACACAGATGGTGAAGAGGAAGTAGTTGACTTTGAAACACTAATCAATTCAGTTGCTTTTTTACGCAATCAGTATCTTGGAGTCATCAAGGGTTTGGAGAGTAAAAACTTTATGCTAGGGCATATTGTTCGTCTCAGGGCTGCTGGTATGGAAGATATCTCACTTAATTAAATCGGGTAAACCTCATATTGACAAGATATGAGGTTTCCGCTATAATAGTCGTATCTTAACACAGGTACCATATGGCATACTCTCCCCCTAATCTCTCATCCATCAATACTGTTTGGGAAGACCTCTCACTGATAAGGTCTAATCCAGTAATAGACAATCCGTGGGTTCATTCAGGTCTTAGAAAAGTAGAATCATTTCAATCTACTGAAGATTTACTGGCACTCGCGGTAACTTGGAAACGATTGCGAGACAACAATATCACACACAATGTCAGCAGCTTAAAAGATGATGAATTATTTAAGTTCGTCATTGAAGAAGACCGCATTCTTGCTAATACAATCAGGGATTATTACAGCAAGAAATTAATGTTGACGGTTCTGAAGGAAATACCTCTTACTAAATTCAGAAAAGACCTGAACACCTTTATTCATGGGTCTGGGTTAGAGTTCACCGAATCAACTATTCCTCTGGTTTACCGTCTACCTGAATTTTATGAATACGATACCGCAATGGATGTATTACGAAGAGACTTGGTCAGCATTCCCTCAACGCAAAGCTTTAGTAAAGGATCCGACTCACTTATCCCAGTAAAGTATTTTAAGAGAAAACTAGCAGGTAAAGTGCGACATGAATATTGGCTCAAGACAGCCAAGAATCACAGTGCTATGATTTTAATTGATGATGTCAATCCACTTCAGCATATGTGGGACCGTGAATTTGCCAAGGACCATATTGACATTGCTGCCAATTATATAATTACCAAGCGTGATGACTTTTCCTTTTATACATTGAAGAAATGGCAATTAGTAGTGGTTGACTGATAATCCAAAAGGTGTTATAATAGATACTTAAACAGCAACAAGGTCACTATGAAATCACTGAAACAGTCACAAAAAGTTCGCATTATCGTATCCGGTGTTGCGATTTACACGACAGTGAAACAGCTTCGCTTTGGTCTGTTTGGGTTCGCAAACCAAAATCTTGCTGCTAATCAAGCCTTGGATGCTCTTGAATCCATGCGTAATAGCAAGGGTTCAGCGGCTGACAGCACCGTCGGTCTTGCTGGAACTTGGTCACAGCTTCAAATTCAATTGGATATTCTTTAAATTTCGGTTGACATTAAATCATTTTGGTGATATAATAGACTCATAGACAGCGACAAACAGGACTTAAAATGAACGAACGCATTAAAGAACTCATTAATCTGAGCGGCATTGAAATTCGGAGAAACTATGATGAAAATGGGTCTACCCCTGCTGAATTACAAAAGTTCGCCGAGTTGATCGTGAGAGCGTGCGCCGATGCCGCAGACATGGCGTATGATGCCCGGTGTAGTGACGTAGGCGACTATGTTGGAGAGCAGCTTGGTTATGGTGAAGAACACGGCATCACTGCGTGGCGGCACAGAACCGAAGAATGAATTGTTGGCAAATTTCGGTTGACATTTAATCCGAAATCTGATATAATAGATACTTAGACAGCAACAAACAGGACTTAAAATGAACATTGGCACTATCATCAAATCGTTTGACTTCCCCGGTAATTTGAACTGCTACATGGTTGGTACAGTGACTAAAGTAGAAGGTGACTTTATCACTTGTGATACAATCAAGCAAGTATTCGACGGTAAAGCATTGCCCAATGAACAATTCAACAAAGAATTCCGTACAGTAGCACAAGGCTCTGGAATGTTTGATGCTACATTTCAACGCATCGTTGAACTGGCATAATATGTTTCGCAAATTACTTTCAATCCAGTGCGTTGAATGTCAGGAAGTTCGCGTTTGGTTCTGGCAACGACAATGTTCTTTTTGCGATCCTGGCGAAGGCAAAGTATCGACTTGACATTAAATCACTTTTCTGCTATAATAGACTCTTAACTTACTTACTCTGAGAAATAAAATGAATCAAACTACTAAACAATCTTCTACTGGTGGCGTTATCACTTACACAAAGACCGGATTGATTCACAAACAAAAATAAAGATTGACGATAAATCATTTTTCTGATATAATAGATACTTAACAACAAGGAATCAACATGAGTAAAATGAGCGAATTGGATCTGACTATTACTGAATACCTGGAAGAAGGTGATAATGTTTATCGTATTGCGTCAGTGCTGAATGTTCCGCTGGAGCAGGTTCAAGAAATTGAAGCACGATTGTTCTCACTTGAAAATGTGCCATACGAAACTTATATTCATTACGGTTGACATTAAATCATTTTGGTGATATAATAGATACTTAAACAGCAACACATAGAAAGATATAGCATGAAAATGTCACTCACTGAAATCAATACTTTGATGGTTCAGGGTAATACTATTGTTTCTGAGTTACCAACTAGTGAGGGCCAAGTCTCTCGTGTTATTTTTGGCAAGAACTTTCAGGGCCTACGCATCCCAGTATTGCGTAAAGCACCATATATGGGACCAGCAAGCATCATGTGTGGTACTAAACTGTATTTTGTCGTGAAAACTAGTGACAAGTCTTATGAGATTCACAAATCTAAAACTGCTTACATGCGTTTTCAAAAACAAAAGTAAAATAAAGTGCCCAAAACTTGACATTAAATCATTTCGGTGATATAATAGATACTTAAACAGCAACACATAGAAAGTTATAAATGGCAACAGTTCGCATTCTCTCTGGCACGTATCGTAATCAGGCAGTTATTGACAAAAGCTTTACACTTGTAAAGGGATTTCAGACTTCTAAAACTGGCAGTTATGTGACAGTTCAGAATGATGGACAGTTTGCGATTGATATCGCAGTTGTTAAAGTTAAAGTAGACAGCATTGAACAAATTGAATTTATTGATGGGGCTCCCGAGTTGACAACTAATATTAAAACAGTTACAGAGACTGATGTAGAAGCAATGGACCGTATTGCTAGTCGTTTTTCAGTTCTTGATGAAATGTCCAGCGCATGTATCGCAGGTAACATTCGTGCGATGATTGTTACTGGTCCTCCGGGCGTAGGTAAATCTCACGGTGTTACTTTACAAATGGAAAAAGCATCTATGTTTGACAAAATTTCTGGCAAGCGTCCTCGCTTTCAGATTGTCAAAGGTGCTATGTCAGGCATTGGTCTGTTCGCAACATTGTACAAATACTCTGATGCTAAAAATGTGCTGGTGTTTGATGACTGTGATGTTTGGGAAGATCAAGACGCATTGAACGTGTTGAAAGGTGCTCTTGATTCTGGTAAGACTCGTAGAATTTCTTGGAATAAAGATTCTCGTCTGTTGCGCGAAGAAGGTGTGCCGAATACTTTCAACTTCAATGGCTCTATCATCTTTATTACCAATCTCAACTTCAATGATCGTCGGTCCAAAAAGATTCAAGCTCACTTGGATGCGCTTCAATCTCGTTGTCACTATCTTGATCTGACTATCAATACTGAACGCGATAAAATTCTGCGTATCAAACAAGTACACCGCGATGCTGATGGTGGTCTGTTTGCTAGCTATGATTTTGATAACAACGAAGGTGATATGATCGTTGAATTCATGGAGCAGAATAAAGATAAATTGCGCGAAGTGTCGATGCGTATGGGACTGAAGATTGCTGACTTAGTAAAAATTAGCCCACACAATTGGAAGGTACTTACCCAAGCAACTTGTATGAGAGCATAACAATTTCTGTCACACATTAAAGGGACTAAGGTCCCTTTCTTTTCCTTTATACTTGTATTATTTTTTAGAGTCTGTTATAATCATAGTATGGAATTACAAACATCAGAACATCTAATATATTTTATGAAGCATAATCTACGCCTGAGTAGATATGATCAGAGATTCTTAGAAAATTTAGAAATACTAATTCTTCATGAAAATAGAGTTACCACCAATCAAGTAACGCTATTACATAAAATAGTCAATACGTATCATAGACAGTTTATTAAATATGACATGTTTATTGAAGCATTAGTAAAGCTTCCGTGGAACGTGCCTCTTGTAACTAGCTCTCCTGAATATGTTGATACATACATCACAATTGAGGCTGCCGGCGAGGTGATAACGTGTAAAACTCCTTATCATAGAGCCTTTATACAAACTTTTAGTAAATCAACTGAGCATTCATTTAAATGGGACAATGATGCGAAAATTTACAGCACATCGTTCAGCACTGGTAATCTAAAATTCATTGTTGATACAACTAAAAAACACTTTAACAATATACACCTCTGCCCAATAACTACACATCTTCTAGCTGAACTATGCGAATTTGAAGATGTTAAATACTGGACACCCACGCTGGTGTATTCAAATGGGCTATTGTTTATTGCGGCAATCAATGAAGCATTGTATAATGCGTTATCACATATTGAGTTAGCAGTTGATCCGATAACACTGTCTGAGCTAGTACGGTACGGTATCACCATAGATAAATCTGCGTTGGAAAGATGTACTGATGTCATAGCATCTTTCGCCTCACTCTATAGCCCAGTAGTTGAACTAAGTGAGGTACAAGACATTGTTCCATGGCTACAACAATTAAAATGTGATTGTGTTTATTTCTCCGGCGGCCCTATATTGACAACAGGTAAAGCAGCACTACGTAAGTTGCTACATAGCGTAGATATAGCGTGTCATGAAGTTGGTGACCCAAAGACTGCTGTTGGATCATACTTCTTTCCAGTTATACTGAGATTTAGGGCAGTGTCCGATTTGTCATATGAGCCATACAAAGTGGCTAAAGTAATTAAATTAGTGGACTCACGTCCTATAACAATAAGGTAATAATGAAGAAATGTACGATACATATATCTGATGAAGTCAATTGTAAGATTTCAGGATTAGAATTAAGTGAACGCAAGGCACTTATGAAATTATTTGAATATGAAATCCCCGGGGCACGATTCTTGCCTGCGGTCCGTCTAGGTAGATGGAACGGTAAGATGAGTTATTTTAGCCTTGGGGGAAGTACTTTCGTAAATCTCCTGGAAGAAATTATCCCTGTACTTGATCGTATTGGATATGACATTGAGTTGGATGATACCAGAGAGTATCGCACTAACTTTGAGTTCTCTCCTTGTACCGAAGACACATTCAAGCACAAGACTTGGCCCGTTGGTCATCCAGTCGCTGGTACACCTATCGTATTGCGTGATTATCAAATTGAACTAATCAATAACTTTTTAAGTAACCCAGCGTGTCTACAAGAGATTGCGACAGGCGCCGGTAAGACAATTATGACTGCGGCACTTAGTTACAATATTGAGCCATATGGACGTAGTATTATCATTGTCCCTAACACCAGCTTAGTAACACAGACCGAGAAAGATTATATCAACTTGGGGCTTGACGTAGGTGTATACTATGGTGGACGCAAAGAGATTGGCAAGACTCATACAATTTGTACTTGGCAGAGTTTGAATGTGATGTTGAAGAATACTAAGTCAGGTGAAGCAGAAGTTAGTATTCAAGACTTCTTGGAAGGTGTTGTATGCGTTATTGTTGATGAAGTTCACCAAGCAAAAGCAGACGCCCTGAAAACATTGCTGACTACGGTAATGGCTCAGGTTCCTATTCGTTGGGGATTGACAGGTACTATTCCTAAAGCAAAGATGGAAAGTCAAGCTCTATTCGTTAGTCTTGGTCCAGTTATCAACAAGCTATCAGCAAGCACTTTACAAGAACAAGGTGTACTGGCAAACTGTCATGTCAATGTTGTACAATTACAAGATAAAGTTGAGTTCCCTAATTATCAAACAGAGTTAAAGCATCTGCTGGAAGACTCTGTTCGTTTAGATACAGTAGCAGGTCTTATCAACAAACTGAAAGAAAGCGGCAATACACTGGTTCTAGTTGACCGTGTGAATGCTGGAACTGAATTAGTCAATCGTATCCCTGATGCTGTGTTTATCAGCGGTGGTACCAAGGCACAAGTAAGACAAGAAGAATATGACAAAGTGTCCGTGGAGTCTGGATTAGTGCTTGTGGCGACATACGGGGTGGCAGCAGTTGGTATTAATATTCCTCGCATTTTCAACGTGGTTCTTATTGAACCCGGTAAGTCATTCGTGCGTGTCATTCAAAGTATTGGTCGAGGCATTCGTAAAGCAGAAGATAAGGACCATGTTGAAATTTACGACATTACTTCAAGCTGTAAGTTTGCCAAGCGACATTTGACCAAGCGTAAAGAATTCTATAAAGAGGCCAATTACCCGTTCTCTATACAGAAACTAAATTACAAATAAAGCTTGACATTCCCACAGATATAGACTATAATACATTAACTGAAAGACATCCCGTGCGTATATTAACCCTTGACAACACCTTCTATGATTTAGAAACTCTGCCCGAAGAGATTGATGATTTGCGATTCGCAATCCTAGATAATAGCAATCCACTTAATGTAGACTATCATTACATTCCGCTGATCTTTCTTGAATCATTTAACTCGCCGGCACTTGTTTTGAAGATTGGTAAGCATACGATTAAAATGCCAGTTGATTGGCAGATTGTAATCGGTGAGAAAGAACACGGTGATCTGGAGACATTACCACTGACAAGTATTAATGATCGTGGATTCAATGCGTTTGAATTCAATCCACTATCATCATTCAGTCCATCATTTCTTCCCATTGAAATCGTTGATATCTACAATGATGTTACTTGGTTCGCCCCACGACTGAAGAACGGTCAATTTCTGTGTGTACCGATTGAAGATGGATTGAAACCCAAGTGTGTTTACTTTGTTAAAGAAGTAAGCCGTAATTGTGAAATTGTAGACTACTCCCAAGCTTTTTAATATGAACGAAACATTTTTATTCTTTTCTTATGGTATGCTGACTAACAATGATGTTATGCCTCAGGGTGCTGAAAGACTTGGCCCAGCTGCCTTGCCCGGATTCGAATGGGAAATGTTATGCTATGCCAATGTGTATGACAAGCCCGGCAACATGGTATTGGGTGTACTTTGGGAAATTGATTACGACATCCTGGATGATCTAGATCACCGAGAAGGGTACCCCTCATTCTACGGACGAGTATATGCGGATATTATCCATGAAGGCATTCCTAAGCAAGCTTGGGTTTATGTCATGACAGAAGATTATCGCAAAATTCTTCGTGATACGCCACCGTCGGCTTCGTATGTCAGAACTGTTATCGAAGGATTCGCAACAGATGGCATTACCATGCCAAATTTAAATGTAGCTGAACTTGGCTACGAAGCATACTAGTATGGCAACCAAAGTAACTAAAGTAACTAAATCTAAAACTCCAGCTGATGAAAAATTCGGAAATCAAGATTTTGATTTATTCGAATCGCTGGCAGCAATGGATAAAAAAGACTATGGATATCTTGAACGCCTGACTGAAGAACAACAAAAAAAGTTTGTTCCATTTATGATGACTCATTGGATGAGCGCGGTATCAGGTAGCGGTGATGTAGCTGGATACTATGTTCGCAGTGTGGATCATTATGCGAATACTCATTTGTTCAATGAAGTAGTACAAAAACATCCTAAGCTTCAATGGTTGATGCTGTGCGCTTCAAGTCCTAACTTAGGTAAGCAATTTCACAAATGGATTCCCCACCTTAGTGGTAAAGTAAGTTTGTTAAAAGAGCCAGCAAAGACTAAAGATGTCAAAGAGTACTTTAATAAGATTTATCCCAAGACAAGCGAAGATGCCATCGATGGCGCAGCTAAAGCGTTTGTATCCGATCATAAACGCAAGTGTCATTTAGCTGAACTATTCCCTAATTTAAAGCAAGCTGATATCGAAACTCTTAATCAACTTATTACAGATGCCGACATTGCTCAATATGATAAAGACCGCGGAAACTAATCCAGTAAAATATGAATGTGAATTTTGTAAGAGAGAATTCGCAAAGGAAGCCACGGTATTCAAACATATATGCCAATACAAACATCGTTGGGTTGAACGCGACAAGAAGGGCAATCGTATTGGATTTCAAGCTTGGCTACAATTCTATACTCGCAACAGCACAAGTAAAAAGAATAGGACCGTTGAAGAATTTATCAAAAGTCCGTACTACAACGCATTTGTAAAATTTGGCAATTACTGTGCGGAAATTAATGCGATAAGCGTCAGTAGATTCATTGATTGGTTACTGAAAGAACAGATAAAAATTGACACCTGGTGTCAAGACAGTGTTTATACAAAGTTTCTGATTGCTTATACCAGAATCGAAGATCCAATGGACGCGATTGTTCGCAGCATTGAAACAACTATTAAATTAGCTGAAACAGAATCAATTCAATCACATGATTGTCTACGATATGGAAATGTAAATCGAATTTGTTATGCCATTACCGCAGGGAAGATAAGTCCATGGTTGTTGTATCAAAGCGACAGCGGAACAACATTTCTGTCTAATCTAACTTCTGATAATGTTTCAATGATTCTTGATTATATCAACCCAGAGCAATGGGCTATTAAGTTCAAAAGATACCCAGAAATTGCTGCTGAAGTCAAAGCATTGTTACGAGCAGGTGGCTATTGACATTTAATCCATAATCTGTTATAATACAGATATGAAGACATTATACGACCTTGAAAGTACGGGCTTACATAGTTTTAAGCGAGGTGAACTAACATTGTTCACTGCTTATAGGCAGTCTGGCAAAAGTATGCTTAATCAATTGTACGGGACAATTATGACAAAAGGAAACTTTGAGATAACAGATCAGGCCCCAGTAGATGGAGAGACTTGGTATACTGTTGCGTGTGTCAGTGTCGTATGCGAATGGATGCGTGAGCAACCCAAAGAATTGTGGCACGAACACATTGACCTTAGGTGGATTCATTATTCAAACAAGTTTGACATACATGAAAAACTCTATACCGTGTTAGCACTGCGATGGAGCTAGAACTAAGTGAAGGTGGAATACACGGTGCCAGGTATTATATAGTCAGACCCTGGCCATGGGACTCGCACATCACCTGGCTCACAATGGAAGCATGGGCTATTGGAACATTCGGACCAGACGGTGGCTCTATTTGGAATAATCTTAACTCACGCTGGTATATGAATAATAGCAAATTCTGGTTTCGCACTGAAGCGGATCGTACTTTTTTTATATTAAGATGGCAATGAGAATTCAAAAAGTGTCCAGCAGTGACAACATACATGCTCCTGGCGAATATATGTATAAAATTCATGACCACTGTAAAGATAGCGACACCCTGAGGGGGTGGAGAGACGAAATCAAGTTGGATTGTCTCATTTACTCCAATGTTGCTTATTTCAATACCGAAACAGATGCTATGTTTTTCATACTGAGATGGCAATGACTACCAATTACAGTTGGCAGTACAATGGTGCTGCCCCGTTCATAGATATCATGCAATGGTGCGTTGATACTTTTGAAAATGCTAACTGGTCTGCCAACTGGGAAACTTTTAGTTTCAATAATGAAAAAGATTATGTTTGGTTTGTATTGAGGTGGCAATGAGAAAACTAATTCCAAATAATATAACTGTTACTGAACAGATTGCGATCCATCGTCAGTTTTTTAATATGGTTGGAAAATGGCGTCGTAGTCAGCAGCCTGTTTTAAGAAAGGATGAATACTTGCAGTGTTTGGAAGAGGACAGCGGTGTTCGGTGCCAATATAGTAGCGGTGGTCAGTTGACAGGATTCGAAGTTATTGATGAAAAGACTTATACCTGGTTTGTGTTGAAATGGACATGAACGATACTACAAGTTGGATTACCTTTGGTAAAGACCATTATCATTTAAACAGGGTAATGGAGCAGTGGTGTCACGAACATATCGGGCAAGGTGGATGGGCACACGAAACACCAAAGGCTTGGGGATGTATGATGGGCGATAAGATTTGGGTAATGCATAGTATGTTTGGTAACACAACTTTTTGCTTTAAAGAAGAAAAAGACTTTATGTGGTTTAAGTTGAGGTGGGCATGAGTTTTATAACAGTTTCGCGTAATTTGAACGCTGATGAGTTAAGAGATTGGTTAGTCACCAATGTTGGAAAAGAGATCGGCAAGGGAGCTTATGCTAGAAAATGTGGCGACGGATGGGACTTGGATACGACCATTGGTTACAGGGAAATTCCCGCTGTCTTAAAATGGGGCATAACCATTGATGACGAAGCATTAGCAGTATTTTTTAAATTGAGGTGGGCATGAATAATAAAACAATTGAAGATTTTGTAATCCGTTACGGTGCCAAAGTAAATTACGAACAAAGACGCGACTATAATACTTATAATACTATGGGTAGGGCAATGGATTACTATTCATTGGATTACTATGGCAATGGTAACAGCATAGTAGGCATTGAACTACCTTTAAAGGCATTTGAGCACTTAGTCAACTCGGATAATCAAGCTGATGTAGACTATCAAGCTGGTAAGGAAGAGGCTCGCATTCGTGCTCGGTATCCATCAGTAGCAGAAGCGTATGCTCAATATAAAATGTTACTTGAACTATGCAGATAATTGAATATATTAAAGACAAGTATCTAACTTGGCGTACTGGCCAAGATAAGCAAACACGCGATTGGAATAAGTGGTTGTATGAAACTGTTCTATTTCGTGCTGACACGATTGAAAATATGTTTGTGAACTTTAAATACATACTACCAGTGTCCGTAGAGATATTTGATCTTGAAGAACCGTTTGGATGGGCACTGGGCGATGACATTCGACAGTATATGTATCCTAACCGAGCATTAGGTGACTGTGCGGTTCATTACTTTGCGCGTGGGTTTCGCCATCAATGGGATGGTCGCTTTCACCTTAATGAAATTAGCGGTGGTGATCAAGTGTTTATAGCAACTAACAACAGCAAGGATGCTATGATGATAGCATTGAAGTATTCATGAACGATTTACAAATAGAAATACACAAGCGCACTATGAAGCTGCTATCTACTGTAATGGCACAATCTATTATAGGGGTGCAACCTATGCCAAATACTGGTATCTTCAATGTAAGGTTTAGTAAATCTAAATATAAATTCAACCGTGCTAAATGGTATGTAGCAGTGTATAACTACAACTATTATTACGAAGTAGTTGAATGGTGTGCTGAACAGTTCGGCCCACATCCCGAGCAACCAGATGCTTGGAGTCGTTGGGTACACAAATACGAAGATACGATTCACTTCCGTGATGAAAAAGATTATATTTGGTTTACATTGAGGTGGTCATGAAATTACTGGAAGACTACTCAGTATCATTGAGCGCAGACAGATGGATCAAAATAAAAGAACAATTAACAAAAGTTGAATCTAATTCATTGGTGTCTATTACTTGGACAGGTCCGTTTGAAAGAACCAGAATATTACGATTTAAATCTGAGAATGATGCATTGATATTTGTATTGAGGTGGAGCTAATGATTACATATAAAGTACTGTGGACCGAGTTACCACATATTAAAGTACCGGTATTACACACGGTAATGTATGCTCACAGTACAGATGGAGTAGACGCAAAATATCAACGAAGTTATAAGGATCATTTAGTAGATGAGTGGTTAAAAGCAAACTGTCGGGCGCCTTACTATCACTCTACCTATCATACAGAAAAGTTTATACAATTTGAAGATGATGAAGATGCTATGTGGTTTTCTTTGAGGTGGTCATGATATATAACGAAATAGAACAAGACATTATAAACAGAGCAGGCAAGGAACTATCCAGTGAAATTGACTTCCATGTACTTGCTGATTTATACTCACAAGACGGCTGGACTGAAGTTAATTTGCCGAGACAGCCCAGAGAAACAGTAGTTGAGATTCTATCCTGGTGTGCGAGTCATAATATTAAGTGCTATGGCAGAGGGCAACGATGGGTGTTTGAGAAGAAGCAAGACGCCTTGTTCTTTAGTTTGAGGTGGGCATGATTGTTACATTACCATATGATCCAGCATGGAAAGCATTAGAATGGGCTAAAGACCATTGTCCTGATTATGTTACTAATGAAGTACACCCCCACAAAGCATGGATTCGCCCGATTCAGATTGACTACTTCTTTTCGTCCGAGCGAGATGCTGTATTTTTTAGTTTGAGGTGGGTATGAAATACTTTAGCAGTAGCGGAGGCAACAATAAACCATACTTTGCCCATCGTATTAAATTACCCAAAGTGGTTAGTGAAGCATATGACTGGTGCTTAGAGTACCCAGATCAAGATAGACCCTTTAGAAGATTCCATGTAGAATGGGATCATTATCCAGAGGGAAAATACGGGCATAAAGGTTATGAAATTATTCAATTTGAGTGGGAAGAAGCCGCCATTATGTTTACATTGAGGTGGTTATGAGAGTAGAGTTTAGACAAGGTGTGCCTGACGGATGTGCCCGGTGGCTACGTGAGAATGTTGGACTGGGTAATATTGAGGAAGACAGCAACAACAAGAGAACACGGCAGGGGATGATTGACATGCCTGAGTATGCTTGGTTCTATGAGCGGGTAGCAATTATACCCGACGATGCCTTGAGTCTGCTTTACGAGTCCATTCATTATGTTCCTACTATCACAGTTAAAGATCCCGAGTTGGCTACATTTTTTAGTTTGAGGTGGTTATAATGGTAGACTGGCTTAATGACAGCTCTGACGAAGTTTATTGCGCTGATTCAGAAGCGTTTGAAAACTTTTTTCATGACTTCTGCCTAAATGGAAAAGCCAAAGGAGCAGAATGGGGTCCTGACTATTGGGAACAACATGGCATTAAGGTTGTGAACAGTAGAGTAGAATATGATACCCCTGCACATCGCACTATGTTTTTATTGAGGTGGTTATGAAGAAACCTAAACCAAAGAAGCCAAAAGCTAAAATACCCAAAGGTGCATTGATAGTTGACTACGGCTTGTATCGTGTAATCCTACCTTATAAACACCCGATTGACTTGTATAATAACAAAGAATTAGATATAATATGTGAATGGTGCGATAGAACATTTCCAAAAGATGATTGGAGATGTAGCAGAAGTAGCTGGCCAGGTCATGTCTACTTTTTAAAAGAAAGCTATCTGACAATGTTTTTATTGATGTGGGCAAAATAATATGGTTCAGCTAACTAGACCTGTACCGCCAAAACCAAGCATGATACCGTGGCCATATAAGTTGCCTCGCAATAAATTAGAAAGACAAGAAGATATGGCTAAATGGGAAATACATAAACGAGCAGGCAATCTAGTAGAAGCTGCTTGGTGGCACTGGATGCCAGGGGTAACAATTAATGTTAAATGGCCTGTTGGTTTAGTATTTGTGCTTGATGAAAAAGATCGTCGGTGGGATTGGACCATGGGAACAACCAAGCAATCATTTGACTCGGCGGACCCTAACGACCATTATAGACCTTGGCTTGAAAAGAATGTTGGCAAGCAGGGATGGGATTGGCAATGGGGACTTAGAGATAACAACGCAGCAGAGAATAGACTTACTATTAAAGTTAGAACTAAACATGCCAAGTGGGCAACAGTCGCCTCACTTCTGTGGGGATAAGTAATGGATTTTGACTTCAACAAGGAAAAGCGATTTATCCTTGTCCCTGCTAATCTTGAGTTTTCAAAACTCATGGTCATACTAACTGATATGGACTATTGGAACACACATTACGAAGCACTCAAAGACTGGTGCGATCTACAACTAGGAACTAATCAAGTTGGGATGACGGTTGAGTTCGACAGTGAGCAGGACCTGATGTTGTTTATATTAAGATGGAGCTAGAGTGAAACACATATTCAGAAATTTAATTCGCAAAGAGAAATGGACTCTTGTGGAAATTAAGCCGACCAAGGACACAATGTGGTCTTCTGGTGGGGAAGATTTAAATCGGCAAGACTATATTAAAATGCGGAATTGGTGCGAACAAACTTTTCACAAAGAAGTATTCGCCACTTCATTACAATCAGTACACGGAGTTAGTCCTGGATTGAAACGATTCATATTCAACAATCCCGCAGATGCCACGATGTTCAGATTGCGTTGGGAATGACTAAGACCTCTGTTACAGTTTACGGTGCGTATGCTCCAATGCTAAAATGGCTAAGTGACAACATAGGCGCGGAGCTTCACAGTATGCCAATTGTTTTTTGGTACGGAAAAGGTTGGTTCATGAAACGCACATCTGATATTAGAGAAGAAAGAGTTGGACTCAGGGCTGGCTGGTCAGTTGATTTTGATGATGATCAGAATGCGACATGGTTCGCATTAATATGGGGATAATATGGCAATTTTAAATACACACGCACATGGATACTTTAGAGCAGTTGAATACGAGACAATAGAAGTAATAGACATGCCTCGCACCTACGGCGCCAAGAAAGTATACACGTATGATTGTAGGGCAAAGTCAGAAGATCCAAGCATTATTGTAAAATGGTGCAGAAGAAACTTTGGGCAGCGAGGTGATGGTTGGGACTTTACTTTTCACTCAGACCGTGTTACAATAGAGATTACAAAAGACGAGTTTAAGACAATGTACGAAATGTGGAAACTATAATGGCAAATAATGTAATGATAGATTTGGAAACGCTGGACACAAGTCCATTCTGCGTTATCCTCACGATTGGAGCAGTAGTATTCGACCCTAAGGGCAACGGTATCGTTGACAAGATTGATCTGCGACCTTCAATTGAAGAACAACTTGATATGGGCAGAGTTATCAACGATGAAACTGTTAAGTGGTGGGGCAATCAAAGTGAGGCGGCGCAACATGAAGCACTAGGTGATCATGACCGAATTCCCTTCAAGGAAGCAATGGAGAAACTTCATAAATTCTGTTGGAACAAAGGTAACCCCTGGAGTCACGGCGCAGCGTTTGACATTGTAGCAGTGGAAACATCTTGGGCCAGCTTTAAGATGCAACCACCATGGGACTTTTACAAAGTACGAGACACACGAACATTGTTTGATGTTACTGGAGTGAATCTTAAAGACGGTGGTTATGTGACAACTCACAAGGCTTCCGAAGATGCGGCACGTCAGGCATTCATTGTACAGAAGGCGTATAAGATTCTCATTGCCGCCGGAGTAACCCCTCCGTGAAATTATGAAGATTAATCCTAAACTTAAACCAGACGAGTTAGCTCTTTTATCAGTAGATTCTGCTAGGAGATATTTTCTATTAAACGTTAATACCACTAAACTAGCACCGGACGAAGATTCTATACAGCATGAGTTTGCACTGTGGTTAGAAACAGAATACTCCTGTAAAATGTGGCGCCCGTATAAAGGAGCAACAAGACGGTTGAAATTTAATGATATGGCTAAATTAGTTTGGTTTAAACTCAAATATGAAATTTAACGGTGACGTTGACATTGATCTAGGAAACAGGGACTTACTGTTGGAACACATTAAGCATATTCCTGCGGCTATGCGTAATATAACACCTATAAGAAAGCACTCCACTGGAATTCATATCACTGATATTCCATATGATCCTATCAATAATATCGCGTCAATTGACTATGCCGCTGCTGAATCGCGCGGGTATTTTAAGCTGGACTTGCTGAATGTTCATGTATATGCTAATGTACGTGATGAGTCACATTTAGTAGAATTAATGCGCGAGCCAGATTGGAATCTACTGAATGACAGAGAATTTGTAAGTACGCTTATACATTTAGGTAATCATTATCAAAGTATACAGCGTATGATTGAGCCTATCAATAGTATTCCCAGACTGGCTATGTTTCTGGCAATGATCAGACCTGCAAAAAAGCATCTGATAGGCTTGCCATGGAGTGAGGTTGCGAAGACTATTTGGGAGAAAGATAGTGACGGCGGGTATAGCTTTAAGAGAAGTCACGCAGTTGCGTATTCACAGTTAGTCACTGTACATATGAATCTGTTACAGGAAATGCCTGTTACGAAATTCTTTTCACAAGAGTAATGGATCTTCTTTTTGATCGACGCTTGCTTAGGTCTGACATACTACATACGGGGCCGTGTAGTATTACTAAGCTTTTGTTATTGAATGTTCTGATATATGGTCTGAAGATTGCCCAATCTTCTTTTAAAAACAAGTTGATAGGGATAAGTCTGTTGCTTTCCCACCACCATATATCACCTAATTCTAGAAATTTCTCTTTAACTGCTAAGTCCTGTATAGCACCATAATCATATATAGTGGTAACGACATCATCACGATTCTGAACAATTCCCACGTAGTCTTGGCTGGCGTATGAACAGATTGTGATGAAAGGGTGATTCTCGCTTAGGCGTTTAAAGAATTCGTTAGGTATCATTGATAATGTGTATTAAGTTTATTTATCTGCGGAAAGAATTCGGGTATTATTCCTGAATGACTAAATATAAGATATGCTAAATATAACATTAGAAGCGAATAACAAATGTATGCAACCTCAGTTTTCTCCTATATCCCTCGGCAAATTGTCGTTGTCTTATCCGGCAACTCGGTAAGGAAATATATGCCCGTTTATGCTAAACCACTCACATTACACAAAGGTGTCGACAACCAGCTGCAGTTTCAGTTCCTTAATCAAGAGCAGAAACCTGTTAATATCACTGGTGCGGAGATCACATGCCGTATTTTAAACTATCAAGGTAATACTGTGCTTCTTCAGAAAGCACTGACCCTACAATTAGCAGCCACAGGTATTGCTGCTCTTCAACTAAACGCAGCAGACATTGAGGGTATTGATCCACAAAAATGCTATTACACATTAGAAATTCCAGTTGGTAGTTTCAATTACCCAGTATTCGTGGATCAGAACGCAGGTGGTCGCGGTGATCTAAACATCGTTAATTCTATTCTACCAAGCTTTGTGCCGTCACAAAGTGTGTCTATTCCTACTGGGCAATTGTTCCCGAATAACAATTCAAGCGCAAATGCCAATTCAAACGCACTAACATATTTTACCAGTGTTTGGTCAACTGATGATAATCCAATTTCAACTATTCAAGCAGAATACACTGGGTTTTATGGTAACGTTCAGATTCAAGGTTCCACAATAGTAGACGGTGATTGGTATAACATTGGAAACACGTATGTCTATTCAAACGTATCCGATACCATTGGATATTCCTTTACTGGATATCATCCATACATCCAAGTACAATTCATCAGTAATATTGGTGATGTTACTAACATTTTAAGAAGATAGATCACCGTATCTATTGTATTTTCGTGTTCACTATGTTATAATAGATGAACATGTTTGATATTCTATCTATATTACCTGGCAAGAAAAAAACAACGAGTAGCGGCTGGACAAGTTTCAACGCTGTTTGTTGTAGCCATCTTGGACACAAGTCCGATCGCCGTATGCGCGGCGGTATTAAGTTTGACGGTCAATCCAAATGGACCATGAACTGTTTCAATTGTAGATACTCATGTAATTTTGTATTAGGCAAATCAATAAGCCCAAAAACTAGACAGCTTCTTATTTGGTGCGGTATTGACAGTGAACAGATTCAACGATGGAGTCTGGAGAGTTTACAACATAAAGACTTACTGGACTTTTCAGGTGACGTTCTACCTCGTAAAAAAGTAAAATTCAAAGAGCAGGAATTGCCAACTGATGCTGAATTAATAAACGTAAACAACCCTGATCATAAGATATACACTGACTATTTGATCAAACGACATATTGATCCTAATGAATATCCGTTTATGGTAACTCCGCATATTCAGGGTAGAAATAACAATCGCATAATTGTACCGTATACTTATAAAAATAAGATCGTTGGACATACTAGTAGATACCTAGATAATAAATTACCAAAGTATATCAATTCTCAACAGCACGGATATGTATTCGGATTTGACTTTCAAAAACCTGAATGGAATATATGTCTGGTAGTTGAGGGTATATTTGATGCGCTGAGTTTGAATGCGTGCGCTACAATGCATAACACAATCAATGACGATCAAGCACAGGTATTAGCACAGTTAAACAAACAGATAATAGTAGTACCGGATAGAGACCGTGCCGGATTAGAAATATGTAGTCGTGCGTTAGAGTTAGGATATAGTATTAGCTTACCAAATTGGCACGTTGATGTAAAGGATGTTAACGATGCGATAATCCGTTACGGAAAGCTTCCAACGCTAATGAGTATATTACAAGCAGCCACGATGTCTAAAATTAAAATCGAAATGCAAAGGAAAAAAATTGAAAAAACAAGAATCTAAGAAACAACTTGAATATACTCCTGATGTTCAGAAATTATTTTTGCGAATGATGATAACTAACTCGGAGTTATACACCCGTGTTATGAACATTATGAACAGCGAGAATTTTGACAGATCGCTGCGCCCAGTGGCAGAAATGTTTAAAGAACATACTGACAAGTATAAGATTTTACCTGATGCCACTCAGATTAAAGCAACAACCGGGATTGATATTGAACCGGTGCCTGAATTAAGTGACGGACATTTTGAATGGTTCTTTGATGAGTTTGAAGCATTCACTAAGCGACAGGAACTTGAGCGTGCGATTCTTAAAGCAGCAGACTTGCTTGAGAAGGGTGATTTTTCTCCTGTGGAAAAGCTAATCAAGGACGCAGTTCAAATTAGCCTACAGAAAGACATGGGGACTGACTACTTTGCTGACCCCGCACATCGTATCAATAAGTATTTTAACTCAGGTGGTCAAGTATCAACTGGCTGGCCACAGATGGATCGTATTTTGTACGGTGGCATGAGTCGCGGCGAACTTAATATCTTTGCAGGTGGCTCTGGTTCTGGTAAGTCACTGGTCATGATGAATTTGGCATTGAATTGGCTACAAGTTGGATTGAGCGGAGTTTATATTACACTAGAACTTTCAGAAGAACTAACCTCACTGCGTACTGATGCGATGTTAACCAGTATGGGAACTAAAGATATTCGTAAGGATATTGACAATACTGCTTTAAAGGTAGCATTGATAGGGAAGAAGTCTGGTAAGTATCGTGTCAAGGGACTACCTGCGCAAAGTAATGTCAATGATATTCGTGCTTATCTGAAAGAAGTTCAAATTCAAACTGGTATCAAGATCGACTTTGTTATGGTCGATTATCTTGACTTGGTTATGCCAGTATCTGTTAAAGTTAACCCCAACGACCAGTTTATTAAAGACAAATATGTAGCTGAAGAATTGCGAAATTTAAGCAAAGAATTAGGCGTGTTGTTAGTTACAGCATCACAGTTGAATCGTTCAGCAGTTGATGAAATTGAGTTTGATCATAGTCACATTGCAGGTGGTATCTCTAAGATTAATACAGCGGATAACGTGTTCGGTATCTTCACAAGCCGTAGTATGCGTGAACGTGGTAAGTATCAGATTCAATGTATGAAGTCGCGTAGTTCAACAGGTGTTGGTATGAAAGTTGATTTGGAATACAACATTGAAACGATGCGTATTACTGACGATGACCCTGAGGGATATGCGGATCAGCAAGCAAAATATACTCCTAAACCTAGTCCTAATGATTTAATGACTAGGATGAAGCCTACTCCATACACTGATATTTCTCAACTATCAGATAATTCAGAACCACTGACCAAGAAAATAGTGGCAAATGTTCAGGGTAGTAAACTAAATGCGCTACTGAATAGTTTAAAGAAATAAACAAAGCAAAGCATAAATACTTGATGCAAACAAATACTCGCAGCCTTCTGGAAGAATTAGAGTCTATTAGTCATAATCGTGATACAACTCACATTATAGAAAGTAGAGCTAATAATATTATTACCAGTGCTATTAATTTATTAGAATTAATGAATAAGCACTATACGGAAGAGCAATGTCAAATCCTGGAAAGAAAACTACTAGGTGCTATAAAAAGCAGAGACCAAAGTAGATTTGCAAAATCTTTAAGGAAAAATAGTGAAACTGAATGAACTAAAACACCCTAGCGCACTAAATGAAGACCTTAGTGATTGGATAGGAACTCACGGAGCAGCGGCTGTAAAAGGCGGAATAGATAAATTTAAAGGTAATGCTGAAGGTAGCTTGAGTACTGTTGACCGAATGGCAAGAGATGGATTCATTAAAGATTTCATCGGGCGCGCATCTGCTAACATCAAAAGTGCAATTGCTAGCGGAATAGTTATCCCCCCAGTAGCAGGTCAATCTGCGCCTGTGGCAGGTCAAACAGCAACAGCAGCCCCAGAGACTCCTGAACAAAAACGTATTAGATTACAAAAGACGCAACAGCAAACGCTTGATAAGTCCAGTGGTCAATTCAGTAAGCTGCCAAACCCTGTCTCGGCACAAGCCGAGACTCCTGAACAAAAACGTATTAGATTACAAAAGACGCAACAGCAATCACAAGCTGGTGCCAGTGGACAATTCAGTAAGTTACCGGCAAATCAAGTAGCAACGCAATCCGCTAATATCAGGACAGCAAAACAATTAGCCGCAGCTCCACAAACAACTGTAAAGCCAGTTGCTGTACCCGTACAAACCCCCGGTGAGAAAAGAGCAGCAAGACTGGCCACTGCTACAGCCGCATTAAGGGAATCATCAACATATAGCAAATTAAATGTTGTGTTTGAATCAATGATGGAAGCAGGCAACGCCACTAGCAGTGTTAGCAGCTACTTACAAAAAATGTTTACTCAGTACATGCACGGAGTTGATACATCATCACAATCTGCGAAAATCAAAGAATTGAGTGATGCTGTTGAACAATCATATTCAATGACAGACGGTGGAAAAGCAGCTATTGCTCCTCTTACACAACTAGCAAACTTAGGATTTGCGCTATCGCATAGCAACAAAGGCAGAGATGCAGCCGCTGCCCCGGCCACTGCGGCAGAACAGCCTGGTTTTTTGAGTGGACTAACACAGGGTGCTAGTTCAGCACAGGGTATAGCACCCGTAGCTGACGGCACCGCATATGCTAAAGCAAAAGCAGCAGTGACTGTTCTTGATAAAAAAGGTAAACAGCGAATAGGATCGTTAATACAGAAATCTCTTGCGACTCCTAATGCGGCATTGGCGCCAGCAGCAGACCGGGCTAGTGCTGAAGCTGCTATGCGTGCTAGACGGGCACCGGTTGTACCGCAGTCTCCCGCGCAGCGTCGAGGCGGTATGCAGGTCGCCGAACAAAAAATAGTGAAAAAATGGGGCGAAGAATAACATGATTGATTCACTATCAACACTTACTAAGAAACTTGATAACATTGCGTCTATTATAGTAGAAGCAAAAGGCCATCTAGACCACCCAGAAGATTTGATTTTCTTGGGAGGGGGCGCTGGGGCCACTCAAGCACTTAATGCTATTATAGCAACAGCAAAAAATCCTAATACAGTTACTATCAAGTGGGATGGTTATCCCGCACTAATATTTGGTCGTGATTTCAACGGCAAGTTTAGTATTATGGACAAGCACATGTTCAATAAGAAAGACGGCTCTGGAAGAGCCGTCTATAGCCCTGAACAATTTAGACAGTATGATATAGCCAGAGGTGTTGATCGCAGTGATTTACATCGTTTAATCAATGAGATTTGGCCCGGATTAGAAAAAGCATCAAGTTCTGCCAAGGGATACTATTGGGGCGACTTATTATTCAGTCAACCACTAGTGGATAAGAACGGTGTGTTCACTTTTAAAGCAAATCCTAATGGTATTACTTATACAGTAGACACAAGCAGTGATGTAGGTAAGTTAATGTCCGGAAAGACTGCCGGAATAGCAGTTCACCAACAACTTGCCCCTGAATCAGCAAGTACCGACTTTGCCACTACACTGAACGGGACAATAGGTAATTTAAAGAATAATTCTGATGTGGCAATTGTTCCTAGCGCAATGCCTAATACTCCAAAGATTAAATTAGATGCTGGATTAGTAAAGAATGTAAAAAGTGCTATTGCAAAATACGGAGCCGATGTTGATCAGTTGATAAATTCAGCTCCACAAGCAAAGAATACCTTTAATCAGCTATTCACTGTGTATATTAATAAGAAAATTGTATCAGGTAACTTAGAGAATCTAGTCGAAGACTTCATGGGATTCTTTAAAACTAGACCTATGTCAGATGATATGGCATACAAGCTATCTGAGCACTTTCACATTAATCAAAAAGGCATCATTGGGGCATTTACTATCTGGATAGCATTATATCAGCTAAAGATGAGTATTGTTAATCAGTTGAATGAAGCTGCTAAGGCATCCCCTGTCAAAGGATATCTACAAGATGGATCTGAAACACATGAGGGTTTCGTGTCTAATGGTCTGAAATTCGTAGATAGGATGGGATTTAGTCGTCAAAATTTAGCCGGTAGGGCATAGATAATCCACAATTTTTTGTTCCTGGCATAAATACATTTAGAGCAACACATTATTCATAGTGAATAATAGCTCACATACTAAAGGAAATATATTATGTCAGGATTTACACGTACACACGGCGATTCACAACCAGTATTCGCTATCGACACATTGAACGGCCCAGTTGCTTCAACTGCTTCTGCTGACGGTACAACTACAAACTTCATCGGTCCAGCAATGGACTTCTTCAGCTTTGATCTAGGTGCTGCTCCAACTGCTCAGTTAGGCGTATCTGGTGCTATTGCTGCTGTTCTACAAAGCTTAGAGCAATTGTCAACTGTTATGATCTATTCAGTATCAGCTACTGCTAATACTACTAACATGTCAGTTGGTCTATATCCAGTTGGCGCATACGGCGAAACAGCTTTAGGTACTGCTGCGTTCAACATCCAAACAGCAATTCGTGCTTTGGGTACTGTTAACACATACAGCTTAGCTGGAGCAGTTTGTTCAGGCGCTGCTACTACTGCTACTGCTCAAGACGGTTCAAACGCTGGTTTCAGATTAGCTTCTACTGTTACTTCAGCTTCTTAATCAATTACTGATTAGCAAAAGCCCTAAGATTTTTCTTGGGGCTTTTTTACGGCTCTAAATAGAGTATGAGCTTTACTATTACATGTTACACGCTGTTTGATATCACCCCGACAGGAGTAATCAATAGACAGCGACCAGGCCCTGATCAGGATATGAATATGTGGCTTCATAAAAGAAACACACAATGTAATTTTGATACAGTGATCCAATCAGTTTCTCTTAGGTCTCAACCTGAAGTCACTCGTCTTCCAGAAAAAATACAAATACGATTTGATGAGTTTGATAAGTTTGGATTTTTGTTTGAACAACAAGAAGATGAATTGTACAATTGTTGGTCATTTGATTTTGAGATACAACATCCAAGTGTGTTCGACAATGGAATCACTGAATTAGGAGCATTATATAGTGATTGCGATAATGTTCCAATGATCAAATGTAGTACTACATGGGATAAGTTACCCTCATTTCTAGATACATCTGATGAGTTGCGTAATATATATTTTAAGGTATCAAAGTATGAATAACAAAAAAATGGCAGTCGTCGAGAAAGCCATAAAACACGGCATGCTCTCTGATATGAGAAATATCATCATTTATCAAGAGCCAGACGGTACTTATCAACTTTTCAATAAGTACACCATACTCAGAATAGCTTCTGGTGAGTTCGTTGTCGGAAGTAATACTGTTACTAAACATACAACATTTTATAATCTACAAAACGCAGCTGCCTGGTGTATTTTTGATGTGCAGGATAAAGTGCGTGAATCATCACGAATAGCTGAGTTAGATTACAGACTAAGTAGCATTGACATTGATATAGCAATTCATAACAAACTATTCAAAAAGAGCAAGAATACAGAAGAAAAATTGATATATATTGCTAAGCTTGATGATGATAGATTGAAGAAGACATTGATCACCGATGAACTTCATATGTATTTGACTGATTCAAAAAGATGGCAAACAAAGCGATTTGATCAAAAACCAGACAATAATATAAGAAAGATAAATACTACATACTAGTTTTGGAACACACTATGAAATTAACTGAATTTAACAACACCACTCTTGCTACTGCTAAAAAAGCATTAACAGAAAATTACAACTTACCATTTAATGTAGGTAATCTCTCACCTTCAGCTACTAATGCCATGCTACAAAAAGTTCGTGGTTTAATATCTGAGACCAGAGAATCGTCTGACTTCTATTCAAGTCAGAACAATCCTGCATACATGAAACTTATGTTCATGAGTCAGGCATTGACTAATCAGATGAACGAATTCAGATCACGGGCATCTACTCGTATTGTAGTAGAAAACGAAGAAGTTGAGAAATCACAAGTAGTTTTAGCTGCTCAGGATATGGTAGATAGCATTCAAAAAATGCTTGAACAAGTAAGCGATATGTTAGTAAAAGAAATGCCTGCACTAGTTGATAGCATTCAAAGTGAAATTGGTGTTAATGAAAGTGAACAGTTTAGTTCTCAAGCTGGTGAAGCATTGACTTCATTAACTGCTGCTCTAACTCAATCAAAGACCGGGCTTCAAGGCGCATTAGGTGTTGTCACTGGACAAGGCGGCATGGAATCTCCAGCGGCATTTGGTGATGAAGATATGGGCGATGCTGAAATGGCCCCTCCTGAAGAAGACATCGAAGACTCGTTCCCACCTGAAGAAGAAGACCTAGCTCCTGAAGAAGAACTTGGTGCTCCCGTTGCTGATGTTGGTCGCGCAAGAAGATAACAATGTTACTTCACGAGTTTACTGGTCCAAATGATGTAGCCGTTCAATTAGTCGGGGCTATGAGCCAACTAAAAAGTAGTATTGATGACGGACAAGCAAAAAATGATTGGACAGTTGATGAGTTACTCAGTTACCTTAAGGGAAATGATATACACATTGACAAGTCTGACTTGTTTAATATGATTAAAAAGCCACCTCTTCAAAATATGATTTCCAATATCCAAGGTGAAGAGGTTGTCTTTAAGGGACAAGAGACAATTGCTGCTCCTGACCAAGATCAAAACAAGAAAATTGTCAAAGCAATGGCACACAGTGCAGCAAAATGATAACTATCACTGATAAAGCAGCAGCGAAAGTAAAACAAACAATCGCTAAGCGAGGCAAAGGATTAGGACTCAAAGTTGGAGTCAGGACGACCGGATGTTCCGGTCTTGCCTATGTGCTTGAATTTGTTGATGTCACACTACCAGATGATATAGTAGTTGACTGTAGCGGATGTAATTTATACATTGACCCCAAAAGTTGTGCTTATGTTCAGGGTATGGTAATAGATTATGTTCGAAACGGACTCAATGAAGGGTTTGAGTTCAGCAACCCAAATGAGCGTGATCGCTGCGGTTGCGGAGAGAGTTTTAGAGTATAGTTATCCGAATTAATTGACAGTTATACTATAATCAACTATAATTGACTATAATGTATATTCCAAATAAATTCAACTATGTTGCGCTTCCTCGCGAAACTATCGCAGACGGTACACGTAAATATGCTACCCCTGACGGCGAGAAGCTTCCTAGTGTTACTACAATTCTCGGCGCAACTACGCCTGAAGAAAAGAAATTGGTGCTACAGAACTGGCGTAAGAGAGTAGGTGCTGCGAAGGCACAAGAGATTACTACTGAAGCTGCCGGGCGCGGCACCCGGATGCACAAGTATCTTGAAGACTATATTAAAACAGGCGTACTGTCTGCTCCCGGTAGTAACCCTTATAGTATTCAAAGTAATTCAATGGCAAAGACTATCATTGACCAAGGGCTTGTAAATTGTAATGAATATTGGGGGACAGAAATTCCAGTATATTTTCCTAAAATTTACGCAGGAATGACCGACTTAGCAGGAGTTCATTCCAATGGTGAATCAATTATGGATCATAAGCAAACGAATAAGCCAAAGAAGAGAGAATGGATCGATGATTATTTCATTCAGCTTTGTGCTTATGCCGCTGCCCATAATGAATTACATGGAACAAAGATTCGCAAAGGAGTTATCTTTATGTGCGATCCTACATGCGCCTATCAAGAATTTATTATAGAGGGTGCTGAATTTGACAAGTACTCGGACATGTGGTGGAAACGAGTTGAAGAATACTATACAAAGTTTCTATAGCCCAAAGTTTCTGTAACAGATAAATAAGTATGAGGAATCATACTTATGGCAATTATCCAAATTTCAAAATTACAACAGCGTTCAGGCAATCTAGTAGACTTACCACAATTAGATGACGCTGAATTTGGGTGGGCATCTGATTCCAAACGACTGTTCATCGGTAAATCTACCCCTAATGAAAATATTGAGGTTCTAACTTCATACTCAAATATTAGCTTTAGTCAAATAAATGGTAGTATTGGTAATTTAAATATAACTGCTGCTTCAGCCGGGCAAGTACTAAGTTATGATGGTACTAATTGGATCAATTATACTGGCACAGGCTTAGCTGGATCAGGTAATTTACAGTTAGGTAATGTCTCGAATGTTCGGATAGCAGGCGGTGCTATTGGGTATGTATTACAAACAGACGGGCAAGGTAATTTATCTTGGACACCTAAAACTACAGTTACTGCTACTATAAAGGGATTAAGTGCTGCCACTCCGGTTGTTATGACTGTTGACGCCAACACTCCGTATACTAACGCAACACAAGTAACTATTTCAGGAGCTACTGGAGCCGGCAATACCATTGTTAATGGATTAAGCTTTTATGTTAAAGTAGCTACAAATTTCCCAACTACTGGCAATGTATCACTTTACACTGATGCTACTCTGCTGACTGCCCTAGTAGGCACCGGTATTGTGTACACAGCAAATTCTGGTATCGCAGTGTCAACTATTAGCGGATCAGGTACTAGTGCTGCCGGCGGCGCATCAACATCAATTCAATATAATAATGGTGGTATCATCACAGGTTCAGCAAACTTAACGTTTGATTTTACCACTAATTTATTTACTGTATCTGGTAATGCTAATGCGGGGAATATTAACACCTCAGGAGTTGTTACCTCAAGTAGAGTTATCTCAAATATAGCAACCGGTACAGCGCCACTAACTATAACAAGTTCAACTCTTGTGCCTAACTTATATGTTGCACGAGCGAATGTAGCTGATTTCGAAGTTGTTACTACCCGAACAACCGGTACATTTTACCCAACTTTTGTCAGCGGAAATACTACTGCGAATTATTCGCAATCATCTAATGCTAATTTATCTTTCAATGTAGCCACTGGCGCACTAGCTGCTACTCTATTGACAGGTACATTAACAACAGTAGCACAGCCAAACATTACAAGCGTAGGTACTTTGACATCAGTAGATGTTACTGGTATTGCTACAGTAGGAGATATTCAAAAGACTGGTACAGCCGGTGACACACTGAGTATTTTTGGCGCAGGAAATACAAATGTTAACGGGGCAGGTGGCATCATTCAAGTTTTTGCGGGTGATGGTAACGGTACAGGAACGGGCGGTGCTCTATCACTGAACGCCGGTACAGCAAATTCTAGTGGTAACGCAGCAGGTGGTATGACCGAACTTAGGGCAGGAGAAGGATATGGTCAAGGTCAAGGCGGTACGGTAGGTATCTATTCAGGTGCGTCTGCTAATACATATGGTGCTACAGGTGGTAATATCACAATTACTGGTGGTACATATGACGGCGCCGGTGGTGATATGTCTATCACTGGCGGGCAGGCTGCTGGACTAAATCATATTGGTGGTGACATTACTGTTATAGCGGGCGCATCTACTGGTACTGGCACTTCAGGAAAAATAGTATTTCAGACATCAACAGTAGGTAGCACCGGAAACGTTGTACAAACATTATCTGATAGAGTTATCATTGATGGCACGCAGATGAATGTTAGATTCACGACTGCCTCATCATCAACTACAACAGGAGCCTTAGAAGTTGCAGGTGGAGTAGGAGTTGTTGGGAATGTCTATGCAGGCGCTTTCTACGGAGCAGCTACTGGATTGACTTCAATCCCCGGTGCTAATGTCTCAGGTACTGTCCCACTTGCTACTACAGCAGGTACAGTAACAACTGCTGCCCAACCAAATATTACATCAGTTGGTACTTTAACTGCTCTGTCAGTGACAGGTAACATCTCAGGTGCCAACATAACTGGTACGCATTATGGTGCAGCTACTGGATTAACTTCAATCCCTGGTGCAAATGTAACTGGTACTGTCCCACTTGCTACAAGTGCTACTACAGCAGGAACAGTAACAACTGCGGCGCAGCCAAACATCACTAGTACAGGTACTTTAACTGCTCTTGTGGTAACCGGTAACATTACATCAGGTAATGCTAACTTAGGTAACTTGTTAATTGCTAACTTCCATCAAGGAACTTTAACAACTGCTGCCCAGCCAAATATCACTTCCGTCGGGACGTTGACAAGTTTAAGCGTCAACGGAACAACAACTGGTGTAGCATTCACTGCTAATACAGGTGTATTTACAGGTAATGGATCTGGATTGACATCAATCACCGGTGCGAATGTAACTGGCACTGTGGCTAATGCGACATACGCAGTAAGTTCAGGTACGGCAGGAACAGTAACAACTGCTGCTCAGCCAAATATCACTTCTGTTGGAACATTAAGTTCATTAACTACTACTATAATAACATCCGGAGCTAATACAACCGCAGGAACTATTACTGGTAATTGGGGACTAAGCGCAGGATCTAAGCTGACAGCTACTTATGCTGACTTGGCTGAGTATTACACTGCTGACCAGTTCTATGCCCCGGGTACCGTGTTGGCGTTTGGTGGAAGTCAAGAAGTAACAATAGCCAAAGATTCAACCAATAAGGTAGCTGGCGTAGTGTCTACTAATCCTGCGTATGTAATGAACTCTCTCTGTAAGGGTGAATTTATTGTCGCATTAGCTCTACAAGGAAGAGTCCCGTGTAAGGTTCGCGGAACTATCGCTAAAGGTGATATGTTAGTAAGTGGCGGTGACGGCTACGCCAGACCGGCAACGACTCCATTAATGGGAACTGTTATCGGAAAAGCATTAGAAAATTTCTCAGGATCAGATGGCATCATAGAAGTCGCAGTGGGAAGATTATAATTATATACAGTCTTATTCCAAAAGAAGTAAGATAAATAAACTCATACACTCTCATTCGGAGAGTTTATGCTGTAACCCACAGCGTAGTGACTAGAACTCACTAATACTTCAAAGGAAAATCAAATGGGACGTCCACTAAAAATCGCCAAGGCACAATTCATTGGCATCATCACTGCTACCACAGCAACAACAAACGTAGTAACTTTTTCACCTGCGACTAGTAGTACAGCAACATTTACAATAGGCATGCCGATTGTATCAGCTACTTCTGTTGGTAATATTGTCGCAGGAACAACATACTGGGTTCTAACTTTACCTAGTACAACATCAATGACTCTTAGTGAAACTTCATTAGATGCCAATCGTGATCGCACATCATTTCCATTGTCAACAACGACTGTTCAAACAGTCCCGTTCACTGTTGGTGCAGTTGATACAGGATTCAACAACCCAAACGGATTATCAAATACGTATGGCGTAGTGGGTGGAAACACAGGTATCGTTGGTAATCAAGTGTTGGCTCGCATTGCTATCGGTGTCGCTGGAATTGGTACTATCGAAAGTACATCAGGAAATACTAAAGTATACGGTATTGGTACTGACTTTGCAAATACAGCAGCGGCCGGATCATCAATCTTCAGTACTACTTCAGGTTTACTAGGTTTCTCAGCTTCTGTCGCAGCTTCAATCAGTGTTACAGCAACTACTATTACAACAAATGTTGTTACTGTTTCTGACAATACTGGTTTAGTATTGAACAAACCAATCGTATTCAGCGAAAGTATTGGTAATATCATTGCTGGTACAGTGTACTATGTGAAGTCAATCAACATCGACGGTGTATCTATCACTATCTCAGCAACTTCAGGCGGTGCAGTATTTGTATTGGCAACTGCTGCTAGTATTACATGTACTGCTCTTCAAGATACTGTTACTCTAGTTGCTATTTCTCCTGCAACAGTAACAACTACTGATTGGGTTCATGCTAAAGACGAAGCTGGATATCTTATTCGTCAAAAAGGTCGTAGCAAGTTCTTAGTTGAAGGTCTTACTACCGGGTTGATCGGTCCTTGCTTTACTGCTAATGTTGCTAATGCTGCTCTAACTGCCAACACAATGAGCATTACTGCTACTGACGCTGGATCAGCTACAATCTACATTGATCGTTTATCTGATCACAATGCTGATGGATTTGGTAATGTAACTACTGCGTTACCGTATACAGTAACATTCAATACTGCGCAAGTTGCGAATGCTAATCCTGGTCAGCCTTACCCAATCATAACTATCAACGCGGCATAATATGGCGTCATCGTACCATACAGTATCAACACCAGCGGTATTAGATATATCGCTGATGATTGCTGCGGAAGATGACCCTAAGCAACGAGCCTTCTTGATTGTTTTAAACTCAATCAATTTGGCTTTGGAAGCAAATACGGTTACAGTTAAGGATATAAGCTTTAAACTAGAAACACATTTGCTTGCCTACAATCAGAGTACAAAGAACAGCGAGGAAATTATTAATAAAGGCAAAGGTGCTTGGAAAGTTATCGCATGGGTGATTGGTATTGCTCAAGTGGGTTGTTTAGCAGCATGGATTCAACTAAGAACTGATTTGACTGAATTGACTACTAATTCCAGAAATACTCAGATAGCTGATGTAAAAGTAAACGCAAGACTTGATGCTCTTGAAGGGAATAAAACAAAAGCAGCAGAATCAATTGTGTCTACTCCCTCTACGACACATATAATTCGAACTAAGTAAAAAAAGCCCATTAGGGCTTTTTTTTCGTCAACGCATTCAGTTTTTCCTGTACTATATCGAAATTAACTGTGCTAAGTAATCCGGGATGCAGAGGTTTAGGATATTGATTATCTCCTACCCAGGCATAGCCACAATGTTCACTATTCAGGATAGGAGTAAATTCTTCTTCTACTTCACAGAAGAAGGTATTGTAAGTAAATGAATGATTTACAAATTTCTGAATAGGGATTAGCTTACCTAATTTAGGAAAATACCCTAATTCTTCTTCGCATTCACGAGTAACGCCATCTAGCAGAGTTTCATCACGGTTGACTTTGCCACCTGGCAATCCCCAATTGTATGGATTTCTAGAATCAGTGCGGAGTAGATATAGATATCGTCCGGTGTTACTACTATAAAAAAATACTCCGGCTGAATTATTACGCATATAATGATTTATCACATTATATGCGTCACTGAATATTAAATTACAATGCTATAGTCACCTTGATCATACCAACCTTCCCAAGATTTCATCCAAGATTGATCGGTGTATCTATATTGGACAGCAGTGGCCAAGTTAGTAACGTATTGAACAATTGTATCTGCGTTGCTATCAAAACTAACGAACCATTGCCCTGTAATTGAATTATATTCAATTATATCATTAGCATACGCAATGACCCCACCCCAAGAAATTGTTGTATCACCTAGGTGTCCAATATTATCTACTATCAAATAGCGTCTGCCATGAACCGGAGCAGGTAACCCTGCATTGGGACCAGTAACTAATGGGTTAATCACACTATCAACTGGTTCTAATGTATTTTGTGGTAACGTGTCAATGTCAATTGTATAAGTTAGCAATCTATCATCAGCTGGATCAAGAACTATAGTACCTACTATGTCAGTGTCCATATATGGATTTTGTAACCAAATTTGTGAAATTCCCGGGCGAATAGTACCGTATACATTCAGTACACTTGACCAATATACTGAGGTATCAGGACTAGGAGGGATAGTTAAATCATCATTACCTGGATAAAAATCTTGATTAGCAGGAAGTATTTGTAGTGTGTTGCCAACTAATAGTAAGTTATATCCATATGGGGTTATCTTTTGTCTAGTACCTAATAACAAATCATCATCTTTAATATCAGACAGCGCAGTTTTTTGAAATATAGAAGCAATGATTTTTTCAACAACTCCTAATTTTTTAAGTTTAGCCGGAGAGCTTAACCAGACTGGCATATAGAATTTCCAACTCAGCACATCAATTGGATTAGCAGTTCCCTGTGGTATAGTCTTTGATGAAAATGTTAATCCATCTTGATATACAACGCTCAACGAAGTCCAGTCAATAAAATTGTCAGTACTTTGGATTTCCAGCGCCGGGTTGAATAATGTACCCAATTGCTCTATTAGTTCAAGTTTTTGATTGTAGTTAGTAGTCCAAAACTCTACATTAAGTCTGAGCGTATACGGCACTGGCATTAATCGTTCAACAGTAAACGCTTGTCCTTGAGTAGTTTCGTATTCTTGAGTTTCACTATTATATGCACGTTGTCGCACATTAATCTTGTCAATAAAAGTAGGACTCTGTGTTCTTCGCTGATCATATTCTAATCCGCTAATATAGAATGTGATCATAGGGGCACTAGGTAAATTGCTGGCACTGTTGTTAGCAATAATAGTAGCAGCTTGTCTACTTGAATCACCGTACATAACAGGGACTCTAACAATGATATCATTACCGGCTGGATCTTTGCCCCGTGTAACTTCCCAGTTACTGAAAATTTTTGCGAATTGAATCAGAAATCTGCGTATCTGATTATCATAGAAGTATGCTGCCAAAATGATTTCCTTTAAATTACGGGAGGGAACGGGTCCGGAGCTACAGTCAATATAGTTGACAGTGCTTGTCTCTGAGGAATAGATGTTCCATCTGTTAACAATGTGGTTGCTGAGTTATTTATAAATGTAGATTGCTGTGCGCCATCTGTACTAGTAAATCCGGTATCTGTTCTTACGTTTGATGATATTCTAATCCATATTCTACCGTCCCAACGATATAGCAATTGAGGTAGATAATCAGTGCGTAGGAAGTAGTCACCTATTGCCGGTGTGACTGGGAATGCTATGCCTGTGCCCACAGGTAATCCATTAGGTGCTGCTTCTGTTCCTGTCAAATAACCAACTGTATAGCCAAATGATCGAGGACTATATCTTGAAATAAATTGAAATGCAGGGTCAACATCTGATCTAAAGTCCATTAAACTAGTCACGGCCCAATCTATTCCTTCTTGTGCCGGATCTTGATCTGTAGTAGCATACATATTATCAGCAGTGCCATATGGACCAGAGACCGATCCCAAACTTTGAACTGATAGTATAGTATCACCCTCTACTGGACCTGATCCGCTTCCAATTGATGTAGGGTCTAGTGTGATAGTTTCTAAACTCATTTGTAGGAAAGCTGCGATAGCACTATTATTTGTATTAGCTGGTAATCTAATAACAGGACTAGCTGTTTTATACTTAGGAGATCGCATCATTACTATAATGCCTCCACCTAAGGTGAATGAATTTGTATTGATATCTGTCGGCGGGGCCGGCTGATTAAATTTACCAGACTCTATGCCGTATGTAGGTACTACATACAGATTACTATTATCATATCCTGATTTAGGTAGCAATCTTGCTGCTTCAACTAAAATAGCATCATTAACTGCGATATTTTTATTATAAGTTGATAATATATCTTTTAAATTTTGATTTGTATCGGGTGCCCAATATACTGTATTAGGCGGAGCAATACCAATAGGTACTGCTTGAGTAGAGGTATAATTAGTATCACCGTAAGTAATTACGTATCCTGCAGGATACGCCTCAGTAGCATTCCAATTACCCAAGTAGTTGTCTTGATTAATTGGAGCAGTAAGAATCTGTGAGAATTCTTGACTATCAACTAATGGTTCGCATTTGATACGCCACAAATGAGGATACCAAGTTGCCGAAAAGCCCTCAGAGGCATAATTACTATCAGTAATCTGATAATATCTGCGCAATGAAGTAGGTATGGTCTCATTTAATGGATTATAATCTAATAGGTGAGGGAGTTCAAATACATCACCTACCATTAGTTTTCGACCAATCAAGTCTATCATGTCATTATAATGAACAGTAATAAACAGGATGTCATTATTTAAAAATAAACCAAATTGACTCAAATCAAAGTCAAGATTTTGAACATTGTAATGACCACGTATTCTGAATATATCTGGTGCGTATGTTCTGTCACGATTTTCCAGAAAAAGCAAATCTTGTATGTTAGTTGGATTCAATTGATCATACTGAGGCTGAGTTGCATCAATCGACGGGCCCTGATCAGTAGGACCCAAGTACTTGTGAACATACAAATCTGTTGCCCCAATGGTAAACATTTCTGATATTGTTCTATCAAAAAATCTATAATCATTTGATTTTTGCGGTTTGTATAAACTTAATCTAGGCATATATGTGGTCTTATACGAGTATTTATCATTTACACACTAGCTTATAAAGGTTGACAATTAATCCATAATCTGATATAATAGACTCAACAGCAAGAAAGACTTTATGAAGATTTTCAATTCTTTTACCGTGAGCTATGTCGTTGTAGAAACCAATTTTGGCGATTTTAAAGTTGAAAAAAACGGATATATTACTCGTTGGGATGAAGAACTACACTCATATGTTTGGGTCGATGAGGGAAAATTTAACAGTGATGAGCTTGAATCCATACGACAAAGAGGCTTGACACAAATTTGATAATCTGCTATAATAGCAGCTATGACTAATTATAACCCCCGGAGCGCATAATGGCAACTCGTAAACCCAAAGTAACCGAAGATCACTCAGCAGTTAAAGCGTTGAATCCGCGTGATGCTGAAACAAAATATCTAGGCGAAGAGCCACTGTTCGCAGAACAGCCCGTACCTGAATATCGTAATTCAGCAATTGCCCGCGGGCTTATGTGGTATCACAGATTTTACGGACGCAAAGATGCTCGTGATATGCTTGCTGCTTATTTAGAGACACACGGACGCACCGCAGATGCTAAGATCATGCGCAAAGTAGTTGACCAAGAATTTATGCTCCCCACATTCGCTTGGCTCTCTCGCATGACACTACGTGGACTGGAATTGACTGAACACGAAATGATGACGATGGAAAATGAAATCACACGATTGCTTGACACCATCAATAAGCCTGAAGTCAAGGAAGTAAGTCGTTTTACTACAGCAGCCAAGACTACAGAAGAAGTAGCAGTTACTCGTAACAATGTTCAAGAGACCATGCGCGAAAAAGCTCGGGAAGCTGCTGGTGAACTTGAAGGTCTTATTGATGAATTTCACGGACTGTCATCCCCTACAAAGCACACTCTTCGTCCGATTGATGAAGTAGCCAAAAAGAATGTGCTGCCGCAACATATCAGTATGCTCACCGAAGTTTGGCAAAAGAAACTTGCTGAAATGGAAGAAGTACTAGTTGGTAAAGATGCGCAGCTAGTAGAAGGTTACTCCCACTATAGCAAACAACAGATCAAAAATACAATCAAATTTATTGAACTGGTGCTCAGTGATTTGAGTAGCTATATCAGTGTTAAGAAGTCTGCTAAAGCTCCGCGTGCTCGTAAAGCTGTTCCAGTAGAAAAGATTGTAGCAAAACTTCAATATCTGAAAACATTTAAAGATGCCGCTGCTAAGATTGACTTAGTAAGTGTTCATCCTATCAAAATTCACGGAGCAAGTGAAGCATGGGTATATGATACTGCTAAGCGTAAACTTCATCACTACATTGCCGATGAATACTCAAAAACATTCACTGTTAAAGGCAATACGCTATTAGGATTTGACACCGCACAAAGTGAAGTCAAAACTCTACGCAAGCCCGGAGAACAATTGAAGGAAGTTATGGGAAGCAAGCCTGTTGCTCGTAAGTACTTCAAAGATATCAAGTCAGTAGCAACTATTCCAAACGGTAGATTCAATGCTGCTATGATAATTTTGAAAGCATTCTAATGAATGCATTATTTGAGTTCGAGAACAGCAACAAAGCCGTAGCAAAAAATCTTGGATATGTTGGTGCCCCTGTAACAAAGCTCAAAGCTGGTAGAGATAGTGATAGTTGGTATACTCCAGGAGAGTATATTGAGAGTGCCAGATTCGCCCTCGGTACAATCGATTTGGACCCATTCAGCAGCGCACTAGCTAATGAGATAGTTGGTGCTACCAAGTATCACAGTGAGGACGACAGTTCATTGAACGTTGACTGGAAAGCTAGAACAGTATGGATGAATCCACCGTACGGGCCACTATGCGGTGCCGCGGTTGATAAATTCATTGAACAGTTCACGGCTAAGAATTTTGTCGAAGGCATCATACTAGTCAATAACTCTACAGATACTAAATGGTTCAAGCGCCTATCAGAACACGCATCTGCTTGGTGCTTCACCGACCACAGAATTGGGTTTAACGCACCCGATGGCAAATCACTTGGCGGCAACACCCGCGGTCAGGTATTCATCTACTTCGGGCCTAATGTTCAGAAGTTTAAACAACAGTTCGATGAACACGGACTGGTCCTACAGAAAGCATAATATGACAAAACAAATCGACCTAAACAAATACAAAGACTTCGTTGAAGCAGTCACAAGTAAGGAAAGTAACGACCTTACAACGTTTATGAGTCGTCTAGATGAACTAGATGCTAACTTTGATGAGGTAACTGTCAGTCACGGACCTGATGTTAATATCCCTCTATTGATCACTGCTTGCTTTGGCCTCGCTGCTGAAGCCGGTGAGTTTATTGAAGTGCCCAAGAAAATCATTTTTCAGGGTAAGCGACTGTCCGAAGCCGAAGTCTATCACATGAAACGTGAACTCGGTGACGTATTTTGGTATTGGATGAATGCGTGTCGTGCGCTGAATCTTGATCCCAATGATGTAATTGACGAAAATGTACGCAAGCTAGAATCTCGTTATCCCGGTGGCTCATTTGATGCTCACTATTCTGAAAATCGTAAAGAAGGCGATATTTAAATAATAGGGCTTCGGCCCTATTTCCGTTATTGGCTTATAGGTAGCACCACCTCGAAGTGTGCCATTAATCCGTCCCCGACCCGCGTTGTGACGGTAGTTAAGATGAATGCCAACATCATATTTATGGGACTACCCTTCGGGATGCCTAAACGCCTGCTCCATAGCAGTTCACGTTTCCTATATCTTAATGGTTGAGATAGAGTAATCTACTAGAAGCATTGCCGCGTCAAAGTAATAGCGATAGAGGGCGCGGGCTGGTTAAATCTTCCTAATGAACAATGATTTAACAACAGCGAATACGGCAAATTCCCTCACGGGTCAGTGAGACATAGACAATCCTCCACTATAATTTTTGAATTCATTATCGCACCCGTACCAGGGCCTCAAGAATGGATATTTTTGGTGAGTAGGTATTTTATATCTACTCGCCTATGCCTAAGAATGAATAGAGATTAGTACCCACTGAAGTTTTAGTTGAATGAATTGTATTACTAAGACCGAACTTAGTTGAGCAAAGCGAAGACTAAGAGAAGGGCTGATGACCGAGGTCATCCTTATACTGAGTTTTATATTAAATGAGTAACTTCGGATACAAATCATAAATACTCTATACACTCTGGGAATTATATATGGCACTAGGAATGACTCTTGACGAACTTAAACAAACAATGTTTGCTAATCTTGGCTACAGGCTTGGTGCCGGCATTATTGATTTAGAACTAGACCCTGAACACTATGAAGCAGCGTATCAGTATGCCATCAAAGTATATCGTCAACGGGCGCAGAATGCCACTGAAGAAACTTACACGTTATTTTCCACTGAAAAGAATATGGATATATACACATTACCTGAACAGTTTATCAATGTTCGTTCGTTATTCAGACGCACCGTTGGTTTAGATACAGGTCCAGGAGCATCATCATTTGATCCGTTCAGCAGTGCTATTCTCAACACCTACTTATTGAACTATAATGTCTCTGGTGGTCTAGCTACATATGATCTTTATGCTGGTTATGTTGAGTTGGCTGCTCGTATGTTTGGTGGTTATGTTGTCTACACCTTTAATCCTGTTACTAAAGTACTGCGCATTGTTCGTGATCCTAAGAGTACAGGAGAAAAGATTCTTATTTGGGCTGACGTATTGAAGCCAGAAGAAGTTCTGCTACAAGACCCGGGTTCAGGTGTATGGATTGCTGATTGGACTCTTGCGATCCTTAAGGGTATCATCGGCGATGCTCGTGAGAAGTTCGCAAGCATAGCGGGGCCAGGCGGTGGAACTTCATTGAACGGTTCAGCTATGAAAGCAGACGGCGAAAAAATGCAGGCAGCATTGCTAGAAGACTTAAAACGCTTTGTTGACTACTCGCAGCCACTGACATGGGTACAAGGCTAATGAAATCCTCTGAATTTATCATAGAATCAGCACAGCGCGTAGGCCCTGTCTATCACGGGACCAGTGGTTCTTTTACTAATTTCAATGATGCTACATTGGGAACTAGTTCAGGTGACCCTAACACAGTATTAGGGCATTTCTTCACATCTTCAAAAGAAGAAGCACTTATGTATGGTAAAAATATCATCGCTGCTCAATTAGTACTACGTAATCCATATGAAGCTACTATGGATGAGTTGGTTAGTTTGGATGAAGAAGACTATCGAACAATGCGTGAAGAACTGATTGAAGATGGATACGACAGTATTATTGCTCTGCATGATGAGGGTGCTGACGTGTGGTATGTTGTATTCTCTAATACCCAAATTAAAATAATACAATAACATTAACCTAAAATACTTTATTTTGTGACAGTTTTGTGATATACTAAGTATAATACAGGAGTTACATATGATTATTAGCGTGTCAGGATTTATAGGTTCTGGTAAAGATACAGTCGCAGATTATCTCACTACATTTCACGGGTACAAGAAATTAAGTTTTGCCTCGTCATTAAAAGACGCTGTTGCGGCAGTCTTTGGGTGGGAAAGAGATTTACTTGAAGGTATTACTAAGCATAGCAGAGAGTGGCGAGACCAAGTTGATCCATGGTGGGCCGACAGATTGAATGTACCCCATCTTACCCCGCGTTGGGTTCTACAATACTGGGGCACAGAAGTTTGTCGTCATGGATTTCACGATGATATCTGGGTTGCTAGTCTTGAAAATAGAGTACGACAAAGTAAAGATAATATCGTCATCACTGACTGTCGGTTTAAGAATGAAATTATCGCAGTCAAGAACGCAGGCGGAACAACACTGAGAGTTACACGAGGATTGTTGCCTGAATGGTATGACGATGCCATTGCTTATAATTTAGGACCTAATAACAATTCTCATTGGGCACTAGGCAAAGCAAGTTTAGATAAATTGCGCATTCATGCCAGCGAATATAGCAGCGTTGGGTTAGAGTATGATTATCAAGTTGATAACAACAACACAATTGATACACTACATAGAACGGTAGAATCAATAATCAACCGCTAGGTCGCCTCTTTTCCAATTAACTTCCTTACGTTTTACAACCTCAATACAGTTCAGACATATACTTTTTAGATTGGATAACTCTATGTTATCCAATTTACCATCTATGTGAAAGACAGTGATCTGTGAGGGGTATGAACTATGAAAGCCGCATAAGTCACATATAGATTTTTTCTTGTATCTACTTTTTTGCCAATTTGGTTTTCTAGGCTTTGCTTTAGATTTTTTCCTACCACACTCATCGCAATAACTTCGATAGTGTGGTATTCCTATGCGGTGATAGTTTATAGCACACATATTTTTATTACATTGATTGCATATCGGTCTTATCATATGAGTATTTAACAAAAAACCTTCGAAGGCACGGTAATGAGTACTTTTTGAAAGATAAAACTAAATACTATTATGCATTTAGGTTGTAAACCTCATAATCTTACTAAAGGAAAAATAAAATGGCATTAACATCACCAGGCGTAGAAGTAACAATCACAGACCAGAGCCAATACTTACCGGCTCCGGGTGGATCAGTTCCACTTGTTATATTAGCTACTGCACAAAACAAAGCAGACGCATCTGGTACAGGAGTTGCAGCTGCAACTACTGCTGCTAATGCAGGGAAATTATATCAGATAACAAGTCAACGCGATTTGGTAAATCTATATGGTTCACCGTTCTTCTACTCAACAACTAACGGAACACCTATTCAAGGATATGAATTAAATGAATACGGTCTATTAGCTGCTTACTCAACATTAGGTGTTACTAATCGTTGTTATGTATTACGTGCTGATATTGACTTGGCTAGTTTAGTTGGTCAAACAGGTCGTCCAGTTGGATTTCCAGAAAATAATACTTACTGGTTAGATACTACTAGCAGCACTTGGGGCATATATGTATTCAATCAAACTACTGGTAAATTTTCGTTACAAACTCCTATTGTCATTACTAACCCTGATGATTTAACAGGTGGGGTACCTAATTCAACTATAGGAAATATTGGTAATTATGCGGTTAACGCATTGGAAACTGCATATTCATTCGAGTCCGATGCATCAAATAGAGAATTCTTCTATAAATCTTCTTTCAATGTTTGGGTACCATTAGGCGGTACGGCATGGAAGAAAGATGTGCCTACAGTATCAGGAACAACATCAAATCCTGTACTAAGTCCGGGCACATTTACTATCAATTTAAATGGAATATATATTACTACAATAACAGTTCCAGTATTTCCTAACAATAATGTATATGGTGTAGCAGCAGCAATAAATAATTTAAATTGGTTTCAATTAACTGCTAGTGTACGAAATAATAAATTGTGTATTTTTTCATCACAAAATAGTAATTTGTCCGGGGCAATGACTCTTTCTCAAACAGGTACTGTGTTAGATGAACTTGGTATAGTAGCAAAAACATATTATCAAGCAGGTGTTGAATTTGGTACTGCAGCGCAAATGCCATTATGGACTTCTAGTCAAGCCCAACCGCACCCAACTGGGTCTGTATGGATAAAGGTTGGTCAATCTGGTAACGGTTTAGCACCAGTTGTTGCTAATTTTAATGCAGTAACTAATATTTGGCAAAATAAAAACGTGTCATTGGCAACCTCAGATGCTCAGGTTAATTCCAATTTAGATGCTACTGGTGGTAAATTAATTCCTGCCGGATCTATCTATGCTCAATATGATCCTAGTTACGTAACAGCACCTCTATATCTATGGGAAAGAATCGCTACTGGGCCTACTGTTGTGACAGGAAGTGTATCAAATCCTGTACTTAACAGCGGTCCGTACGTGATGACTGTACAAACATCAGTGCCAGGATCTCCGACTTTATCATCAGTGTATTCTGTAACAGTACCTGACAACACAGACGCTAGTGGATTTGTAACTGCTTGGACTGCGACAAATATATTATATACTACTGCCTCAGTAACTACTGACGGTGCTATTCAGATAACTCATACTGATGGTGGATCAATTAATCTTTCTGATCTAGTAGCTGGTGTATCTAACGGATTGTTATCCGCAGTTGGATTCAATATCAATAGTACTGCTGGATGTAAATACGGGCCAACTGTATCAATTAATTTCTCAGACGTTCCTCAGCTATCAACAACTGGTGTGGGAACAAATGGTCTGTTTAATATTATATCTGAATATTCAGCATATGTTGTATCATTTGGTGGAGTTGGCTCTACTGGTGGTAGTGGATATGCAGTAGGTGATAATATTACTATTTCAGGCGCAGTGCTTGGTGGTACTACACCTACAAATGATCTAGTTATCAAAGTAACTAGTGTAAGTATTACAAATGCTATAACTTCAGTGATGTATGTATCAGGATCTACTCCTAATAATTACGCAACAGAATTGAGCAATTGGAGATCATTTACTTATACAGCAAATGAAGGTTCACCAGTAGCTGCGCCTGTCAATGATACAAATTGGTTCTTCAGTGTTGTTGATCAAGTTGATATTATGGTACAAAAAGGCGGTGTGTGGATTGGTTACGGTCAAACGTCATACGATAGTTCAGGTTTCCCTGCTGCTACTGGTGTTAATGCCACTGATCCTAACGGACCAATCATTGCTGCTACTGCTCCTACTACCCAAAGTGATGGTACAGCATTGGTATACGGTGATTTATGGATGAGTACAAGTGACTTGGAACTATATCCTCTACTATCTCGTTGGGAAGCAATCGATTCTTTGACCAATGGTTGGGTTCTTTTAGACAATTCAGATCAAGTAAGTTCATCTGGTGTTGTATTTGCGGATGCTCGTTGGGCAACTTCAGGCACAGTAAGTCCTACTGATGATCCTATCGCAACTATCCCTACATTGCTACAAAGCAATTATCTAGATTTAGATGCTCCTACTGCTACGCTATATCCACAAGGTATGTTGTTGTTTAACACACGCCGCTCAGGTTATAACGTTAAGCAATACAAAGCTAATTACTTCAATTCAACTGACTTCGCTGGTGATACATTACCAGTTCAAAAAGCAGCTTGGGTCACGATAAGTGGTAATCAAGCAAATGGTTCTCCGTATATGGGTCGTAAAGCTCAACGTGCAGTAGTTGTTCAAGCAATGAATGCTGTTGTTGCTACTAACATGGCAATACGTGATGAAGACAATGCGTTTAACTTAATGGCAGCTCCTAATTATCCTGAACTACAGCCTAACATGGTTGTGTTGAATAATGATCGTGGTGATACTGGATACATATTAGGTGACACCCCAATGCGTTTACCTGACGATGCTACTGCTATTCAAGCATGGGCTACTAACGCAGCAGGTGCTACATCAACCGGCGAAGATGGTTGCGTAACTCGTGATACTTATTTAGGATTGTTCTACCCAAGTGGTATCACTAACGATTTATCAGGTAATTTAGTTGCAGTTCCAGCTTCACACATGATGCTAAGAACATTCATCCGTAGTGATAATGTTTCTTATCCTTGGTTAGCAGCAGCAGGTACTCGTCGTGGTACTATTGATAATGCGACTAACATTGGTTATCTAGATGGTCAAACAGGTGAATTCCAGACAATTAAAACTCGTATAGGTATTCGTGACGTTCTATATACTAACTTCATTAACCCAATGGTGTTCTTCACTGGAGTTGGACTATTGAATTACGGTAATAAAACAAGCTTTAATTCATCAAGCGCATTAGACAGAGTTAACGTTGCTCGTTTAGTAGCTTACATACGTAGACAACTAACATTAGCTGCTCGTCCATTCGTGTTCGAACCAAATGATGCGTTGACTCGTCAACAAATCGCTGGTGTTGTTCAAACATTGATGGTAGACTTGGTTGCTAAACGTGGTCTATATGATTATCTAGTAGTATGTGATGATTCAAATAATACTCCTGCTAGAATTGATCGCAATGAGCTTTGGATTGACGTTGCTATTGAGCCCGTCAAGGCAGCTGAATTCATCTACATCCCTGTTCGTATATTGAACACAGGTGAATTGTCAGGCAAATAATAAAATAAGACTCCCTTAACTGGGAGTCTATTTTAATGATAAATAATACTAACAGGAGAATTTTATATGGCAACAGCCTCACAATCATTATTTAATATGACCGTCGCAGCAGATAATGCTGGTGGCAATCAAGGTCTATTAATGCCAAAACTACAGTTCAGATTCAGAGTTAACTTCTTGAATTTTGGAGTGGGTTCGGCACTAGAACTTACTAAACAAGTTATCGACTGCTCACGTCCTAATCTTTCATTCGCTGAAATCACATTACCAGTTTATAACTCAACAATGTATTTGGCAGGTAAGCATACATGGGCTCCGATGTCAGTTAACATCAGAGATGACGCGGCAGGTGGCGTTTCTAAATCAGTTGGTGCTCAACTACAGAAGCAATTAGACTTTGTTGAACAAGCAAGCGCAGCATCAGGCCAAGATTACAAATTTCAAACTAACATTGAAATTTTAGACGGTGGTAACGGTACATTAGTTCCTACTGTATTAGAAACTTGGGAATTATACGGATGCTTCTTAGTATCTGCTAATTACAATACATTGAACTACGGTACATCTGATGTAGTAACTATTGGTCTATCAATTCGTTATGATAACGCAATTCAGTCCCCATTAGGTGGCGGAGTTGGTACATCAGTTGGTCGTGCTCTAGGTGGCGCATCAGTTACTGGTATCGGTCAATAACATAGTACATGGCTGGATTTTTTCAAAATCTGCTAACTGACACTGCCGGATCATTATTCGGCAGTGATTACCTGCGTGACTTTCAACACGCCGCAAAAACATTTAGACCTAATTCTTTTCAGAATGCGCCTAAATTCAAGTTTCTATTCCATGTCTATTTTGACATAAATCCTCAGGCAATGGCATCAGTCGGTATGACTTCAAGTCCTAATTTAGGATTAGATGTAAAGACAATAAAACTTCCTAGTTATACTTTTGCCACTCATGAGCTTAATCAATACAATCGTAAGCGTATTGTACAAACAAAAATAAAATACGATCCAGTTGATATAGCATTTCATGATGATCAAGGTAATGCCATACGTAATATGTGGTATGCTTATTATACGTATTACTATAAAGATGCTACTAAAGTAAACACAGGCGGTCCTGGCTCAAGTCAAATAGCCCCGGATGCGTCTTATGTTAATAGAAATATATACGACCCATCGATAACAGGTAATGATAACTGGGGTTTTTCAGGCGAGCCTGCTCAGTCAGCAACTGCTCAAGTTAAAGCTCCGTTCTTTAATAATATAACTGTGTTTAGTATAAATCAGCATAAATTTGCTGCTTATACATTAATAAATCCTATTATAACACGATTTGGTCATGATACTCATAGTTATGCTGAAGGTTCCGGTACGATGGAGAATACAATGACTCTTGACTATGAAACTGTAAAATACTATGAAGGTGCGATAGATGGTACTAAGCCTGGTAATAAAGTAACAGGTTTTGGTGACAATGCCTCATATGACTTAACTGCTAGTCCAATTACTAAGCCAGGTTCACAGGCATCTATATTAGGTCAAGGCGGATTAGTTGACGCAGTTGGCGGATTTATAAATGACTTAACTCCTGATGCCAATGGTGAGATTAGCGGCGGAGCATTATTTAATGCTGCTATAAATGCCGGTACAGCATATAATACATTTAAAAATGTAGATTTGAAACAAATAGCCAAGACTGAAGTTCTAGCTGGTATCACTAATCAAGTTCAACAAACACCAAATAGAAGCGTATCGTTCTCTTTCCCTACTTTTGCTGGCTCGCCTAGTACAACAGGAACTGCTGGTTCACCGTCAGCGACCCCTCAAAAAACACCCGGTACAAACGGATAAAGTAATGCTCACTGTGATACTATTGTATAAATAGTAGATAGGGGTACATTAAATGGCACGCATAATAGATTCACGCACATCACTTGATAAAACAGTCAGAATATTTGATTCTTTCTACGCATTTGATTTGGTTGTCAACGGAGATTCGTATGACATTGTATATGGTTATTTCAAATCTGTAAGTAGCAGCATAAATGTAGCAGCTAATTTTACTGCTGTTCTATTTAGAATTTCACAAGAGACCAAGATACCGGTACTAGATTTATTAGGTTATATCAAGGGTACAACGAAGTTGGAAATGAATCAAGTAATATGTTACTATCTTAACAGTTTCAAATCTAAAACTTCTCTATACGGAGTAAGCGTTGTACCACAAGCCAATCAGCCCGTAGCAAGAAACATAGTTCAATAATATGGCACGGTTTGCTACAGGGATTTTCACTCCAAAGAATCCAGCAAAATATGTAGGTAAGCATTTGCCACGCTATCGTAGTTCATGGGAATTAGTCTTTATGACTTTTCTAGATCAGAATTCTAATATCATGCAATGGGCAAGCGAATCAATCGCAATTCAATATCGCCATCCTCTTACTGGTAAGATTGCGAACTATATCCCTGATTTTCTAGTACTATATCAAAACAAAAGCGGCAGACAACTAGCTGAAATTGTTGAAGTAAAACCTAAATCACAAACTGCTATAACTGAAGCAAAATCTAAGCATGATAAACTTCATGTGGTGGTGAATACTGCTAAGTGGCGGGCAGCCGCAGCATATTGTAAGCAACATGGGATGACTTTCCGAATAGTAACTGAGATGGATATTTTTCACCAGCCTAAAGGTAAGTAAATACAGTATGACAAAAAAATTATCCGAACTGTTTGACTTATCACCTGATATCATGGAAAGTCTATCAATGCCTATTCCCGACGATGCTGAGATAATCACAACTGGTGCACTGACTAATCTGGAAAAGATTGAAAATGCTCTACCTCAAGTTAGAGGACTGGAATCAAGTGACATAGAACTTGACGAAATAGCAAAAATGGCTATTGACAGTTACAAAGACTTGTCTGAGTTAGGTATGCAGGTTGATAGCAGATTCTCCAGTGAGATATTTGGCGTTGCTGCTACTATGTTAGGCCATGCGCTTACTGCTAAGACAGCTAAACTAACTAAAAAGATTAAAATGATTGAGCTACAGTTGAAGAAAGCTGCGCTGGATCAAAAAGCAAGTTCTAATGTTGAAGAATTAGAAGCTACTCCTCTAGGTGATGTAAAAAGTTTAGACAGAAATGAATTACTCAAGATGTTAGCTGTCAAATCATCTGCCGAATGATAAATAAGATAATGAGGAATATTCAATGAAAAGTTTAAAACATTTTATCACCGAATCGGTGAGAAGTTACAAATACACCATCAAGATTGCCGGTGATGTGGATAAGAACTTTATTGAGATGTTTAAGTACAATCTCAATAAGTTTGACCCAATTAAAGTCGGTGATCCTGTCAACACACCTATTCAAAAAAGCCCGTACGGTTTTCCTGAATTGAAGAATGAGCAAATAACTATCATTAAGGCGGAGTTTAGATACCCTGCTACTGAGCCAATGATACAGCAAATCGCACAGTTACTTGGTTATAATATCAATATGGTTCGTGTTGTTACCACTGATTTTGATGATAGCATCAATAGCGAAGCTGAAGGATATTCTAATCAAGTTGAACACACTCCGTTGCTAAATCATCCTGAATTGGAAGATAATGGTAAAGATGCTGCTAAAGCATATGGTGATTCATACTTAGACAGTATTAAGAAACAGTCAGAGGGTTCAAAAATTGATATCCCTTATGAAGGTAAAAAAACTCCGGATTCGTTTGATCCATTCAAACAGCCAATTCAAGACAAACTTGGTGCTCTTAGCCCAATGAGTAAAATGACACGAGCTCCAAAACCACAAACAGGCGCATCGGCTAAATAATAAAAGGAATATGATATGAATATGAATATGTTAGATTTAATGAACAAGCTTACACAGCTTCAAGCCGCTGACCTTACTGAAGCTAAGGCAGAAACTACTCACAAAGGTGGCACTAAGACTACTGATGACAAGGGTACTACTCATAAAGGCCGTTACGGCAACGAGTATCAAGGTGATAGTGATGATGAAGAGCGTGATTCAGTTACTGGTAAGAAGAAAAAAGCTCCTAAAGTAATGCCATCTGATGGTGAAAAACGTGGGCGCGGCCGTCCTGCTAAAGCTGGTTCAGAAGGTGATGGCAAGAAATATGCTAATGCTGCTGCTCTACAAAGCTTTATCGTTGGTAACAAGCCAAGTAAAGCTGTTGAAAAACTTCCAAAGACAAAGAGCAACAAGACTCTTAAAGACTGGATCGAAAATCTAGATAACGCAATTAATGAAGGTGAAGAAGTAACAATTGCTCCGGCAACTGCTACTAATACACAAGTTATCAAACAAGGTCAGAACACATTGGGAACTGTTAGTAACCCTCAGTTAGCACAACAAATCAAGCAAAGCATTGGCAAGGGCGAAATGACTCTAGCTGGTAATACACTTGGTGAAGATGCTCAAGGAAAAACAGCACGCATTTTCTTCAACAAAGACTTAGGTGAATATACAGTTCGTTTCTATCAAAACGGTAAGCACATGGCTGACGCTGATTACTTCACTGATGATAAAGAAGATGCTCGTTCTACTGCTAAGGCATCCTGTGAAGAGCAAGGTGAAGAAGAAGTTACAGAGCGTTCAACTAGTATGTACAATGAAGCTAAGAAAGCCAAGCCAGACTTTCTAGATGTTGATAAAGACAAGAACAAAAAAGAACCATTCAAAAAAGCTGTTAAAGATAAAGCAGCTAAAACAGTTGAAGAAGCTAAGAAAGCCAAGCCAGATTTTCTCGATGTAGACAAAGACGGTGACAAGAAAGAGCCATTCAATAAAGCTGTTAAAGACAAAGAAGCTAAAACAGTTGAAGAAGCCAAGAAGCCAAGCGCAGGTATGACTGCTAAGGAAAAATCAGCAGTAGTTACTAAAGCTAAAGCAGGTAAAGATATCGGTAAGCCGGGTAAGGGCTTTGAGAAAGTTGCTGCTAAAGCTGCTAAAGAATACGGTTCAAAAGAAAAGGGCCAAAAAGTAGCCGCCGCAGCAATGTGGAAAGGCCAAGCTAAGAAAGTTTCAGAAAGCAAAATGTCTAATCTAGATGCTGATCTTAAAGATAAAAACTTCTCTGATGCTGACTTTAAAAAGCAATATGGTAAGACCAAGGCTGAAATGAGAGCATCTATGAAAGACAAGCCTGATGCTAAAAAGAAAGTTGCTGAAAGCGTATTGAATGATTCTACTGGTGCTACTTTAGATCATATCTGTAAAACATTCAGCCGTGAAGTAGCCGACTTTAAACAAACTGGTGATATGGATGAAGATTTATTCCAAGCTCTATATGACTATTATTTTGATGACATGCCATATGGTGTTAAAAAAGCAAGAAGCGGTGATCCATATGAATGGGTATCTGATCGTTTCCAAGAAGACATGCCATTAGAAGAAGGTACAAGAGAAGATTTCACTACTCACGGTATGGATAGTCAGCCATCAAAAGTAATGCCAATGCCAGCTAAGCCCGCTCAAACTCCATGGAGCAGAGATCCTATTGCTGCGTTAACTGATCGTGCGTATGACAAGTTTGCCAGCAAACCAAAGACCCCTCAGTTTGAAAGCTGGAACACTCAGTTAGATTCATTGTTAAATGAAGACATCACTGAAGGCATGACTGTATCTATTAGCAAAGGTCAACAAGGATCTCCTGATTCAGTAAGTATCAATGCTCAAGACGCAGAAGCTGACCAATTACTTGCTCTAGTTAAAAGCGCAGGATTAGGTTTATTTGGTGGTGATGAAGCACAAACTCCAGGCGGAATGAATATGTCATCGGCTACTGGTGGAGAAGCAGGCGCTGTTGATGTTGAAGTAGTTGATGATCATGATGATATGTTATCTCTTATTCGCAAAATGACAGGTCAAGCTCCTGCTCAACAAGCATCAAGTGAAGATTATGCTGATGAAGAAGGTACTGAAGAGCACGCTGAAGAAGTATGCGGTGACTGTGGTCATAGTGAATGCGAATGCGAAACTGAAGAAGTTGTTGACGAAACAGAAACAGACGATCAGCGCGAATTTGAAGTTTCTGAAGACGACAATGTAGCACAAGCAGGCGCTCAAGAAGCTGGTGAAGATTCAGCATTAGCTTCAGCAGCCGGTCAAGCTCAGAGCGCAGAAGAAGACGAGCCTGAAGAAGAGGAAGCAGAACTTGAAGAATCATTTGCTAATAGTGAAGATGACAAGTTTCAAACTGATATCGACTTTATGACTAATGTTATCACTGGTGGACTGAATAGACAGAAACGTAATCAATCAGTTGGTAATCCAATAACGATTGCTTCTACTCCAATGAAAGAATCCGCAGATTTGCTTTCAGACTTTAGAAAACTAAGCGGTCTGTAAGATCATTTAACACATAAAATACTCGGGCAACCGGGTATTTTTTTGGCTATCACTTTATACACAAACGATAAATACTTGATAAGAAAGTAAAACCCATGGCACAAAATAATATTGACTTCGGAACATTTCCGGATGATCCTAGCGCAGACGCGATACGAACAGCATTTCAAAAAGTTCAAGACAACTTTGATCAAGTATTTGCTGTAACTACCGGAGCATCAGTTACTTCAGTAAATAAGACGCCCGGGGTAGGCATTACTGTTAGTTCTCCGATCGGAGATGTAGTTGTCAGTGCTAATATCGCATGTGTTCAAGTTAGTACCAGCTCACTAAGTATAGGACGCGGCAGTAACGGTGGAACATCAACTTCAATCACTGCGTCAAGTCAAATTTTAGTAATTGACATTAATCCAACTAATGTATTCTCAAACAGTTTTGCAGCAGTCGGAGGCGGTTTAGCAAATATTACTGGAAAATTAACAGTAGCTGCTAATGCTCAACCAAACATTACATCAGTTGGTACTTTGACTACTTTAGCAGTATCAGGCAATATCTCGGCTGGAAATGTTGCTGCGACCACATTTACTGGTAATTTTACTGGTAATGCCACAACAGCGGGTACAGTAACCACTGCTGCGCAGCCAAACATAACATCAGTTGGTACATTAACATCATTAGTAGTAACCGGTAACATCACATCAGGCAATGCTAATTTAGGCAATTTAGCACGTGCTAACTTTATTCAAGGGACATTAACCACTGCTGCGCAGCCAAACATCACAAGTACAGGTACACTGTCTTCGTTAGCAGTAACTGGTAACGTAACAAGTGGAAATGCTAACTTAGGTAACTTGTTAATTGCTAACTTCCATCAAGGAACATTAACAACGGCTGCTCAACCAAATATTACATCAGTTGGTACTTTAACTGCTTTAGCTGTTACGGGAAATGTCACTTCAGGTAATGCTAACTTAGGTAACTTGTCAATTGCTAACTTCATTCAAGGAACATTAACAACTGCTGCTCAGCCAAATATCACGTCTGTTGGAACATTAAGTTCTTTGGCAGTAACAGGTAACATTTCAGGTGCTAATCTAACTGGAACTCATTATGGCGCAGCAACCGGACTAACAGCAATTCCGGGTGCTAATGTAACTGGTACAGTAGCTAATGCGACATACGCAGTAAGCTCAGGCACGGCCGGTAGTGCTACTACTGCAGGTACGGTAACAACGGCTGCTCAACCAAATATTACATCAGTTGGTACGTTAACTGCTTTAGCTGTTACGGGAAATGTCACTTCAGGTAATGCTAACTTAGGTAACTTGTCAATTGCTAACTTCATTCAAGGAACATTAACAACTGCTGCTCAGCCAAACATCACTTCAACAGGTACTTTAACTGCGTTAGCAGTAACTGGTAATATTTCTGGTGCGAATATCACAGGTACTCATTACGGTGCAGCTACTGGACTAACAGCAATTCCGGGTGCTAATGTAACTGGTACAGTAGCTAATGCGACATACGCAGTAAGCGCGGGGACAGCGGGTACAGTAACAACTGCTGCTCAGCCAAACATCACTAGTACAGGAACTTTAACTGCTCTTGCAGTAACTGGAAACATTACATCAGGTAACGCCAACTTAGGTAACTTGTTAATTGCTAACTTCATTCAAGGAACATTAACAACTGCTGCGCAGCCAAACATCACAAGTACAGGTACACTGTCTTCGTTGGCAGTAACTGGTAACATTTCGGCTGGTAATGTTTCTGCTACGACTTTTACAGGGGCGTTCACTGGAAATTCAACTACAGCAGGTACAGTAACAACTGCTGCGCAACCAAATATTACATCAGTTGGTACGTTGACTTCTCTAGCAGTTTCAGGTAATATTACGTCGGGAAATGTTTCAGCAACAACTTTCACCGGTGCGTTAACTGGTCTTGCTTCAAGTGCGACAGTAGCTGCTTCAGCAAACGCCGTAGCAGGGGCGAATGTAAGCGGGCAAGTAGCAAACGCATTAGTAGCCGGCACTGTGTATACTGCGGCACAACCAAACATCACTAGTACAGGTACTTTAACTTCGTTATCAGTGACCGGCAATATATCCGCAGCAAACGTAAATGCAGCTACATTTGGAGCACATAACGGAACAGTCGGAGCATCTACTCCTAACACAGTGGCAGCAACTTCGATAACAGCTACGACAACAATAGCTGCTACTGGTAACTTGTCAGGTGCTAATATAAACACCGCTGGTGTTCTATCTGTCACGGGTAACGCTAATGTCGGTAATTTAGGTACTGCTGGATTAATCGTTGCAACTGGTAATATCACCGGTGGAAATTTAGTTACTGCTGGAAATTTATCAGTTACTGGTAATGCAATTATTACTGGAAATCTATCAGCCGCAGTATTCACGGGCGCTGGAACTGGGCTTACTTTCTTGCCAGGTGCTAATGTATCTGGCACAGTAGCTAATGCGACATACGCAGTAAGTTCAGGTACAGCAGGTAGTGCTACTACAGCGGGTACAGTAACAACTGCGGCACAACCAAACATCACTTCAACTGGTACTTTAACTGCGTTAGCAGTCACTGGCAATATCTCCGGTGCTAACATCAATGGTACTTTCTATGGCGCAGCAACTGGACTAACTTCAATCCCGGGCGCGAATGTAACTGGTACTGTACCACTTGCTGCAAGTGCTACTACAGCGGGTACAGTAACAACTGCGGCACAACCAAACATCACTTCAACTGGTACTTTAACTGCGTTAGCAGTCACTGGCAATATCTCCGGTGCTAACATCACAGGTACTCATTACGGAGCAGCTACTGGATTAACTTCAATCCCTGGCGCGAATGTATCTGGTACAGTAGCCAATGCGACATACGCAGTAAGTTCAGGTACAGCGGGTACAGTAACAACTGCAGCACAACCAAACATCACATCAGTTGGTATATTAACATCATTAGCAGTAACCGGCAATATATCAGGTGCTAATGTAACTGGTACACATTATGGGGCAGCTACTGGATTGACTTCAATTCCTGGCGCGAATGTATCTGGTACAGTGGCAAATGCGACATACGCAGTAAGTTCAGGTACAGCGGGTACAGTAACAACTGCGGCACAGCCAAATATTACAAGCACTGGTACGTTGACATCATTAGCAGTCACTGGTAACATCTCTTCAGGAAATGTTTCAGCAACAACTTTCACCGGTGCGTTAACTGGTCTTGCTTCAAGTGCGACAGTAGCAGCTAGTGCGAATGCGGTAGCAGGCGTTAATGTAAGCGGGCAAGTAGCAAACGCATTAGTAGCCGGCACTGTGTATACTGCGGCACAACCAAACATCACTAGTACAGGTACTTTAACCTCATTAACTGTTACTGGTAATATTAATTCAGGCAATGTATCAGGTGGTAACTTAGTAAGTGCTACTTATCTACAAGGGACGTTAACTACTGCTGCTCAACCAAACATCACAAGTACAGGTACATTAACTTCATTAGCAGTTACTGGTAACATTTCAGGTGCCAATCTAACTGGTACTCATTATGGCGCAGCTACTGGACTAACTGCTATTCCAGGCGCGAATGTAACTGGTACAGTGGCAAATGCGACATACGCAGTAAGTTCAGGTACAGCAGGTACAGCAGGTACTGTAACAACTGCTGCGCAGCCAAATATTACAAGTACAGGTACATTAACTTCATTAGCAGTAACAGGTAATATTACTTCAGGCAATGCTAATTTAGGCAATGCTGTCACTGCTAACTTCTTTGTAGGTAGCGGCCAGTATCTTACTAATTTAAATGCAGGTACTAATATTGTCAACGGAAATAGTAATGTAGTTGTCAGTCCAAATAGTAATATCACATTTGGAGTGGCCGGGGTGGCTGGTTTAGCAGTAGTTACGAGTACCGGTGCTAATATTAATGGTTATTTAACAGTAACAGGTAATGTAAGTGCCGGTAATGTTTCTGGTACACGATTTACTGGTTTACTTGCTGGATCATTGCTAACTAACGCTCAGCCAAACATTACTTCAGTTGGAACATTAAGTTCATTAACAGTTAGTGGAATATCTAATTTAAGTGAAGTTGGTAACATAAAAATTTCAGGTGGTAGTTTAAATACTTACTTGACAACTGACGGCACAGGCAATCTTACTTGGACATCAGGTGCGTTTAGTCCAGTAGCCGGTTCAAATACACAGGTTCAATTCAATAATAATGGTTTATTTGGTGCCAGTGCTAATCTAACATTCAACGGTAATTTATTGTCATTAGTTGGTAATATGACTGCTGGTAACGTGACTGGTGCAAATCTGATGAGCGCCAATTATGTCACTGGTACACTAACAACAGCAGCACAGCCAAATATTACATCAGTGGGATCACTGACTAATCTAATTGTATCTGGTAATATTAACTCTGGTAATGTTGCCGGCGGCAACTTAGTAAGTGCTACTTATCTACAAGGTACAGTAACAACTGCGGCTCAGCCAAATATTACTAGTACAGGTACGTTAAGTTCATTGGCAGTAACGGGAAATGTATCAAGTGGTAACGCTAACTTAGGTAACTTGTTAATTGCTAATTTCTATCAAGGAACTTTAACAACTGCTGCCCAGCCAAATATCACGTCTGTTGGAACATTAAGTTCATTAGCAGTAACAGCTAATATTCAAGCTGGTAACTTATATTCATCTGGCGTATTGCAAGTAACAGCTAATGCTAATGTTGGTAATTTAGGCACTGTTGGATTAATATCAGCAACTGGTAATATAACCGGTGGTAACTTATCAACTGCAGGCGCGCTGTTAGTAACAGGTAATGCTACTGTTGGTAATATTAGTGCTACAACACATACAGGCGGAACTGTCAATGTAACAGGTAATATCACTGGTGGTAACTTAATCACTGGTGGTCTTGCATCAGTAACAGGTAATATCACTGGTGGGAACGTAATCACTGGTGGACGCGCAACCGCAACAGGTAATGTCACTGGTGGAAATTTAGTAACGTCAGGTGCACTAAGTGTTACTGGTAACGCTAATGTAGGTAATTTAGGTACTACTGGATTAATTACTGCGTCTGGTAATATTACTGGTGGTAATATTATAACATCTGGTTCAATATCAGTAACAGGCAACGCCTCAGTTGGTAACCTGAGCACTGTTGGGCTAGTAGTTGGAACAGGCAATATAACATCCAATGCGAATGTTGTAACAAACAATATTTTAGGCAGAACGACTGGGGTGACAATTACTGCTGTTGGTATTGATCAAAACATCTCACTAGTCCCAACAGGCACTGGGTCAGTTGATGTCGCAAGCAAAAATATTACTAGTTTAGCAGAGCCTGTTAATGCAACAGACGCTGCTACTAAAGCATATGTAGATGCAGTTGCATCTAACTTAATTGTCAAAGCGGCATGTCAGTTAGCAACTACAGTAGCACTTGTCGCAAACTACAATAATGGAACAAGTGGTGTTAATGCGACATTAACTGCTACTACTAATGTAGTATTGCCAAATATTGATAGTTATCCTGACACTCAAGTAGGATATCGTATTCTTGTCAAGAATCAAGCAACTACTCAACAAAACGGTATTTATGTTGTTACTAGTTTAGGTGAAGCAGGAATTTCTCCTTGGATACTTACCCGGGCAACAGATTTTGACGGTAACAACCCTCTTTCAGAAATAACAGCAGGTGATTTTACTTTCATTCAAGAAGGTACTACTCAAGCAAATTCGGGATGGGCTGAGACCGCAGTAGGTACAGGTCTGCCGGGTGAATATATCATCGTAGGAACTGACCCGATAACATTTACTCAGTTTTCAGGCGCCGGAACGTACACTGCTGGCACAGGATTATCATTAATTGGTACTCAGTTCAGTATAGCAAATACTACAATAACTCCAGCTTCATATGGTGGTTCTACTGCTATTCCTACTTTCACTGTAAATCAACAAGGTCAGTTAACAGCAGCAGGTACAGCAGCAGTCATTGCCCCGGCAGGAACGTTAACAGGTGCTACATTAAATTCAACAGTGGTGACTTCAAGCTTAACATCAGTTGGAACACTAGGTTCATTGACAGTAACTGCTAATATAAGTGCTGGCAATGTTAACTCTAAATTCTTTGGGGCGCTTAACGGAACTGTTGGAGCAACAACAGCTAACACAGGTAACTTCACAACAGTTGCTGGTACTACAATAACAGGAACAGGAAATGTCACCGGCGCAAACTTAGTTACGGGCGGCGTGCTAACAGTAACCGGAAATGCTAACGTTGGTAATCTAGGCACCACAACTGCTATTATATCTACTGCCAACATAACAACTATAAACGCAGCAACTATCAATGCGAATACTGTAATAAATGTAACTTCGTCAACTGAAGCAACAAGCACAACAACTGGTTCTATTAAGACTGCCGGCGGCATTGGTGTTGTAGGGAACGCTGTGATCGGCAACACATTGTATGTAGGCAATGGTGCAGCGGCAACAACATTTATCAACCCTGTTATCATTGCTAAAGACACTGGAGCTACTTATGTTCAAGCAGCACTGATCAATAATTCGAACACCGGATCATCTGATTGGGTAGCATACGGGGATACAGGTACTGATTCTCAATCTTTTGTGGATATAGGATTTACTAGCAGCGCATTCAATGACCCTGCGTATACTATCACAGGTACAAATGATGGATACGTATTCGCTCAAGGCGACACTGCTAATGTCAATGGTGGAAATTTAGTATTCGCAACTGGCTCACAAGGTACAACAAAAGACTTAGTATTCGCAACCGGTGGCTTCTTAGTCGCTAATGAGAAAATGCGTTTCATACATGCAACTGGTCAATTCTATATTGAACCTACTACTGCTGCTTCAAGTACGATAACAGGCGCATTACGTGTAGCAGGCGGAGCAGGTATTGGTGGTAACGCATACGTTGGTGGACTTTTAGCAGTCACTGGCAATATCTCCGGTGCTAACATCAATGGTACTTTCTATGGCGCAGCAACTGGACTAACTTCAATCCCGGGCGCGAATGTAACTGGTACTGTACCACTTGCTGCAAGTGCTACTTCAGCTACCACAGCAGGAACAGTAACAACTGCTGCTCAACCAAATATCACTTCAACTGGTACTTTAACTGCTCTAGCAGTAACCGGCAATATATCAGGTGCTAACGTAACCGGTACTCATTATGGCGCAGCTACTGGACTAACAGCTATCCCAGGTGCTAACGTAACTGGTACTGTTCCGCTTGCTAATGTTGCATCATTCGATTCAATCACTACAGTGGCAACCGGCGTCGTATATGCCCAGTTCTCTAATACTGTTTCAGGCACTGCGATTGCATATGCTAACTCTGTTTATACTGCTAATATAGCCAATGGATCATTTACAGCAACAAGATTCGTTGGTGCGTTAACTGGTCTTGCTTCAAGTGCAACAGTAGCTGCTTCTGCAAATGCAGTGGCAGGCGCCAACGTAAGTGGACAAGTAGCAAACGCATTAGTTGCGGGTACTGTTTATACTGCTGCCCAACCAAATATCACAAGTACAGGAACTTTGACTGCTTTAGCAGTAACAGGTAACATCTCAGGTGCTAACATCAATGGTACTTTCTATGGCGCAGCAACTGGACTAACTTCAATCCCGGGTGCGAATGTCTCTGGTACTGTACCACTTGCTACTACAGCAGGTACAGTAACAACTGCTGCTCAACCAAATATCACATCAGTTGGTACTTTAACTTCGTTAGTAGTAACTGGTAATGTCACATCAGGTAATGCTAATTTAGGTAATTTACTAATTGCTAACTTCATTCAAGGGACATTAACAACTGCTGCTCAACCAAATATCACATCAGTTGGTACTTTAACTTCGTTAGTAGTAACTGGTAACATCGACGGGGCTAACATAACAGGTACTCATTATGGGGCAGCTACTGGATTAACTTCAATCCCGGGTGCTAATGTATCTGGTACAGTAGCCAATGCGACATACGCAGTAAGTTCAGGTACAGCAGGTACAGTAACAACTGCCGCACAATCAAATATTACTTCAGTTGGAACTCTGACGAGTTTAAGTGTTAATGGTGGCATAACTGCAATTAATATCACTGCTAATACAGGTGTATTTACGGGTAACGGCTCTAGTTTATCAGCGATAGCAGGTGGAAATGTAACTGGTCAAGTTGCTAATGCGCTAGTAGCGGGTACAGTTTATACTGCGGCACAACCAAATATTACATCAGTTGGAACTCTAACTTCATTAAGTGTATCAGGTAATGTTAATGGTGTTCGTGCTACTTTCACAGCGACGGCGGCTCCAACTACTGATATGGTTTCCATAACTAATGCAGGCCAAGCAGTAGCAACAGTAGGTGTAAGTGGATTACAAGTGACTTATGTGGGCGGTGCTGCAGCAATTGAAGCATCGGCTAGTAGAATTGATCTGACTCCGGGTGGAACTACTGGTGGTATTTGGAATGGACATAGAATTGTAGCAACAGCATCAACTACTGGGGTCGCAGTGAATGCGATTAAAGTTGATACTAAAGCAGCAGGATTAGGCACAAGTTCAGTTATCTATTCCGGTACTGGGTGGGATAGTATTGTCAACTACAATGGCACCACTGTTATAAATGGAACAGGACAAGTAGTTGCTGGTCAAATAACTGGACAAGTAGCAAACGCATTGGTGGCAAGTACAGTTTATACTGCTGCGCAACCAAATATTACTTCAGTTGGAACTTTAACTGCTCTAGCAGTAACCGGCAATATATCAGGTGCTAACATAACAGGTACTCATTATGGCGCAGCAACTGGATTAACTTCAATCCCGGGTGCGAATGTAACTGGTACTGTTGCTAATGCGACATACGCAGTAAGTGCAGGTACAGCAGGTAGTGCTACTACAGCAGGTACAGTAACAACTGCTGCGCAACCAAATATTACTTCTATAGGCACGTTGACTTCATTGAGTTCATCAGGTAACATCTCAGGTGCTAATGTAGCAGCTACCACATATACTATTCATGGAGTAACTACTGGGATTTCAGCAGCAGGATCGACTCAAGGTACTGGTACTGTATTAACTAAGCAGATAAATATTGTTCCTACAGTAGCCGCGGGACAAGGTGTTGTATTGCCCGTTGCTGTAGCAGGTATGATTATCTTTATTACTAATACCAGTGCTAATACATTATTAGCGTATCCTGCATCAGGTGGAACAATAAATACATTGGCGTTGAATGGAGCATTATCAATGCCAGCTGGTTCTACTTTACAGTACTTGGCACCTACTACTACTCAGTGGTACACGGTTGGGGCAACATACGCTTAATAGAAAGATAAAATGATAACATTAGAACTACTAGCGGCAATATGCCCTAATACTAAAAGAACAGTTTTAGAAAAATATGTTGATTCTTTAAATGAAGTTGCTGAATATTATGATATGACTAAGAATCCAGCAAGACTTGCTAGTTTTTTAGCACAAGTAGCACACGAAAGTGGAGGATTTAACGCAGTGAAAGAAGGATTAAATTACTCTGCTCCCGGTTTACGGGCTACTTTTGGTAAATATTTTCCAACAAACGAAATGGCCATGAGTTACGCAAGAAAACCAGAGTCAATTGCTAATAGAGTATATGCGAATCGCATGGGCAACGGGTCAGAAGAATCAGGTGATGGCTATAAATTTTGTGGTCGAGGCCTAATTCAACTAACTGGGCGCGATAACTACACCAAGTTTGCTAACGATCTAAGTATGAGTATTGAAGAAACTGTTGACTATTTACAAACTCCTGAGGGAGCATGTGCTAGCGCCGGGTGGTTTTGGGATAATAATAACTTAAATTCATATTGTGATAGAAATGATTTTACGGGTTTAACTAAACGAATCAACGGCGGCATTAATGGTCTAGCAGATAGAAAACATCATTTTGACATAGCGTTAAATATGTTACAAGGATAAACATGTCACAACCAATTTGGAACACAGCAGCAGGAACATTAGGATCATATCCAACACGTATACCATTAGAGGTTCAATTATCTGCCTCACCTCAGTTTCCTGCTACAAGTTTGATTTATAACTTGCTAAGTGGTAGCTTACCGCCGGGGCTTATAATTTCAGTTACTGGGCTTATATATGGTATTCCCTTGCTAGTAACGACGGATACATCATCTACATTCACTATACGAGTAACTGATGATTTAAATAATATAAGAGATAGAACATTCTCAATGACTATCTCAGGTTCAGCTATCCCTAAATTTACGACTCCAACTGGCAGCTTATTAAATACTCAGGATAGTATTTGGACTGACCTACATATTAACTATTCGAATATAGATGTTACTAATCAAGTAATAGTAAGACTGAAGGAAGGGATACTTCCTCCAGGTCTCGAAATTAATACTGCGGGTATAATACGAGGTTATCCATTGCCACCTACTGCTAGTGTAACTTTATCTGAAGTAACAACACTCTCTACCGTAACAACTTCTACACAAAATATAATAGTATGTTCGAGTACTACTGGATTTTCAGTGGGAAGACCAGTTATATTCACTGGCACAGTATTTGGTGGTATAGTGTCGGGCACTACTTACTATATTAAATCAATAGAAAGTGCTATATCCTTTACTATATCTAGTACTCAATATGGAAATATTTTCTCAGTAGTAGATGGTACTGGATCGATGACAACTACACTGACCACTACCTCAGTTGGTATGCCAACAATCAGAACATATTCATTTACTTTAGAATTAGTAAGTGATTTAGGTGGTGATACCGCTGCATACTCTATAACAGTTATAAATCAAAATACACCTATTAGTCAAGGTGGCCCGGGTAAATTAGCAAATTCTCGCTCACCTACACTATTGAATACCAGACCACTTACGTTTAATCTAGTAAATTCTGACCCATATTATGGCTATTACTTATTACCACCGGTAACTCCTACACAGATAGCACAGATTGGAACTGTACAGTCCGGTGACTATTTCGCATTTAATATCATAGGACATGATTTTGATAACAATGTAATACAATATACTTATTCTAATCTCCCACTAGGATTAATAGGTAATAGCACAACTGGATGGATAACTGGCACACCAGTATTAACATCGACTGGTATTAGTAGCTATAGTTTTACTGTAAGTGCTTATAAAGTTAATTCCCCTACTATAACAACTGGTAATTTTAAATTCGGCTTAAATGTTAGTAATCAAATTAATGGTGTAATAACTTGGATTACTCCGGCTAATTTAGGAATTATATTCAACGGTACTATTAGTACATTAAGCGTGTTGGCTGATTCTGATGTGGATTTGTCATATCGTATTACATCAGGCAATCTTCCTACTAATTTAGAATTATTATCAAATGGTGAGATTATAGGCAGAGTATCAAATCAGCCCACTAGTGAATTCTTAGTTCAAGGTGACACAACCTTATTCACATTTACTGTTCAAGCATACTCTCTTGCTTATTCAATAGTCCAGTCAAGTAAGACATTTGTGATGACTGTCTTACAAGAATATCAACAGCCAACTGATATTCTATATATTAAAGCAGCACCTAGTATTTCAGATAGAAATCTAATTGACTCACTGTTGACTAATGAAACAATCATACCTAATGATGATATTTATAGAATAGATGATATCTACTTTGGCAAAGCCTCATCAGTTATATATGAACACGCATACGGGATATACGCAAGTGATATAACTTCTTACCTAGTAGCAGTTACTAAAAATCACTATTGGAGAAATATCGTATTGGGTGAATTGAAGACCGCAATTGCTAAAAATGCCGCTGGTGATGTTATTTATGAAGTAGTTTATAGTGAAGTAATAGATAATTTAGTAAACCCAGATGGTATCAGTATTAATAGTCGCATATATTGGGATAATTTAATCGATCTAGGATTAGGACCGTGGTATACAAGTATCACTGACATATACACTAGCTATGACTTTGAAGTAAACGGATTACCGACATACTATACAAGTTTGACCCCGGGATATGCCAGAGTTTTATATCCAAATAGCTTATATAACATGAGAAATCGTGTATCTGAGGTAATTGGGCAAGAGTATGATAGTAGATTATTACCACAGTGGATGACTAGTCAGCAGCCAAACGGGAGTACACTGGGTTATACTCAGGCCTGGGTTATTTGTTATACTAAACCGGGTCGAGCAGATAAGATTAAATCAAACATAGAAACTATGTGGCCTAATACATTGAATCAAATCAATGTTGGAATTGATAGATTTACAGTAGATAAGAGCGCAACGTTTGACTACGACAAACATATGCAGCCTGCTGCTTGGACAAATTTACCAAGCTCAGTACCTACTCCTAATCCACTAGATAGTAAAGACTTTTACGTATTATTTCCTAGAAAAACAATTTTACCCGATGAAACCCAATACTAAATAGATATATGAGTACAATAAACACATCAGGCGTCAACGTAAACTATCCGGTCCCGGGCATTAATAATAACAGCCAGGGATTTCGAGACAACTTCGCCTCTATCAAAACAAACTTAAATGCCGCAGGAACTGAGATAACGGACTTGCAAAATAAGGTTATAGTTAAGTCTGCGTTAGCTAATTCTACTATTAATAATGACATGGCTAACACGCTAATGTCAAACACATTAACTCGTGGATTTCGGGCAAGTACATATAATCTTGGTAACGCATTATCAGGTACTGTATTAGTGGACGCCTCATTGGGTGATGTACAATACGGGACTATTGCAGGTAACGTTACTTTACAATTCGCAGGGTGGGCACCCGCCGGGACACAAAGTAATGTTCAATTACAGTTAGCAGTATCTAACGCAAGTGCTGTAGTATCATTCCCATCGTCAATATCAAGTAATGCTTGTTTTGGTGTTACTACATTAGAAAACTATGCTAATATAGCAAGTATAGCTACTGTTAGTGTTCCTTATTCAGTATGTCAGTTGGATTATCGTCTTAGTACAGTAGATTGCGGCGGCAATGTTTCAATCGAACCATACAACAGACCTAGAAAAGCTACTGAAATACGCACAAGAACTCCAGCACCAACTGGATTTCAAGGTGATGTTGCTGGTACAGTAACAGTCGATACTAATTATATGTATGTTTGTACTGGTACATACGATTCAGGTAATGGTAATACTATATCCAAAACTGCCACAGCAACCGCAACTGGTACTAATCTTGTTACATTGAATAATATAACGAGCCTAGTAGTTAATGCTCCTATTATCTTTACTGGGACTACTTTTGGTGGAATCGTAGCTGGCACAGTATACTATATAAAATCTATTGCGTCACCTAATATTACGCTAAGTGATACACGTACTGCGGGCACTGCTGGATCAGTATTTCCGCTTAGCACTTCATCTGGTTCAGTGACAGCAGACAGTTTTAACGGTTCAGTAATTTGGAAGAGAATCGCGCTTACTGCCTGGTAATACTTAGAAAAATATCAAGGGGTTGTTTCTGTAATAAATATTTACATGGAACACCCCTTTATCCACGACTTATCTGATAAGTCGATTGAAGATTTACAAACTACTATTTCTGACCTGACAGGTAAGCTTAATTTTGCTTATAGAATGGGTAATCAACCAATGGTAAATCAACTACGAATGGCTATAACCAGTTATCAAGTTGAATCTAGTAAGCAAATGGATGCTTTACTCGCTAAACAAAATATTAACTCTCAAATTAATATCAAAAAAGAAACTTAATATGACTACTAGAATACTCCGTGAATTTGCCTTTCAAGCAGGTGTTTATTTCGAAGATGCGTTTTCAATGAATATGTATAGCTTGTCTATATGTATGGATGTTGAAACTGACAGTATCAGAGAACAGAATATCGCAATGGAACGTATTAAATACTTTCTAGCGGAATCATTAGAAAGCAGTATCTTTGTAAACGAAGCTGAAACCAAGCTAATTGAAAAGTATACCTCATGTGGATTTAAAGTTTGTACTTTGCCCAATGACCCGTATGATCAAATAATTACTATAATGTTGTTAGTAAAGCTTAATGCCATTGCTGAAGGTAGATTAATAGTCACTGATATCACATTAGGTTCACAGTTAAGTGATGAGGTTAATTTTATGTATGATTTGGATAGTCCCCTGGGTCCGTTTGAAGAACTTGGCTGGTGGGTTGATCCTAATCCGATTATCTCTGATATAGTAAAGACCAACAAGAAAGATAAGATTGTTAAATTGTTCAATCCAAATACATCAGCTTGGGCAGAAATTGATCTATTATGGAAAGAAGTTGGATCTGCTATTAGCTCACCAGAAATAATCTTCACCACTGAAAAATAACTTACCAAACAAGTTGACTTTTCATTCAACTTATGTTAAACTATGTAAATGAAAACTGATATTTACGGCCAACAAGTCTATAGTGAAGCAGACCTATGTGATTTCTTCCTACAAGACCCTAGCCGCAATTTGAATCAAGTTTTGGTGGAGAAATCTATCCAGTTTGATGAGATTCTATCAGTCGTTAACATTCCTAACTTCAAAGCGTATACGCAATCACGCTTAACGCCAGCTCAGTTTGACGAAGAAAAACAATCACACTGGTATATGCCAGATGAGTACGCACAATTTGATATAGCAAAATGGGTACTGGATCAGTGTAATGACGAAGCCGAGTTACAACGAGCTGGTGACGAACTATTAAAGTTTCATGATCGTGATATGTTTTCTCTGCTACAGTATCTCAAATACTTAGTAGATACAATGCGACAGTATAACATAGTTTGGGGTGTTGGTAGGGGAAGTAGTGTAGCAAGTTTTGTGTTATTTTTAATAGGGATACACAAGATTAATTCATTATATTACGATCTTTCTATTGATGAGTTTTTAAAATAGACAGTTAAATTACATTAAATAACATAATACACAAGGAGAAACATTATGGCAATTCACAGAACAGCAATGGGTAAGTCAATCGACATGGCCTCACTGGCAACTAAAAATGAACACACACGAGCGGTGGGGAATATGAAGGTTAATTCGCGTGGCGACACAATCGATTCTATGGGCCGCGTAACTCAACCGGTAACTGACAAAGTAAATAACATGTATGCGCAAACAGTGGGTAATCGTTCTGCTCAAGTTAGATCCAAACCATCTAACTCTGTCCCTGTACAACCCGCCGCAGTTGCTCCTGTCAAAATCGATCTAAGTGAACTTACAGAGATTGAAGTTGAGCTAGAAAGCAATCTAGAAGATGATTTGGCAGTAGAAGCTATCAAAGCTGAAGCTGACAAAGCTGAAGCTGCTAAAATCAAACCATCTAAGAAGTAATATGTCAAGACCAGCATACTCACCATCACAGATTCGAAACTTCAAAGCACTAGGTAAAACTATTGTTGTAACTGATATGAAGTTTGATGACCGTATTACAGCTAATGGTATTATTTTGATGAATGACGATAAGAAATCAGCCGGCATTCGTCCTCGTTGGGCCAAGATTTACGCCATTGGTCCTGATCAACTAGATACTGATCTTCAAGTTGGTAAGTACATCCTTATCAGTCACGGTCGATGGACTCGTGGTATTACAGTTGAAGATGAAACGGGTAAGAAAACATTGCGCAAAGTTGATGAAAATGATATACTGATCATTAGTGACATCCCAATGGATGACGAAACAATGAGTACACAGGTATATTAATATGAAATGGTTTGACAAATTTATCACCAGATGCGTTCAACGCCATCGCAACTTGCTGGATGGCGGAGAATGTGTCAAATCTTATCACCAACCCGACCGTCTAAGTAGTGGTCAAGATAGACTTAGGAGTCAGAGTATGACCTTCAATATTCATTCTGCTTCAGGTGGTCATGTGTTGGAATATTCCGTTTATAACAATAAGACAGATCAACATGAAAATACTCTTCATCTTATCCCAAGTTCTGAAGAATTGGGTCAATCAATCGGTCATGCCATAACTTTAGAAATGCTACGTAAATGAAAAATACCCTTTGGGTTGAGAAATATCGACCAAAAACTACTGCTGACTATGTGTTCGTTGATGAACGACAAAAGCAGCAAGTTGAAGGTTGGGTCAAAGACGGCACTATCCCTCATCTGCTTTTGTCAGGTGATCCTGGTACAGGTAAGACAACTCTGGCTAAGATTCTGATTCATGAGCTTGGTGTTGAAGAGTATGATGTACTTGAAATCAATGCGTCACGAGAAAACGGTGTTGATGTTATTCGTGATAAGATTAATAACTTTGTTCAGACAATGCCCTTTGGTAAATTCAAGGTACTATTGCTTGATGAGGCTGATTATCTGACTACGAACGCTCAAGCCATGCTGCGTAATGATATGGAAGCATATCATATGACAGTGCGCTATATATTCACTTGTAACTATCAGCATAAGATCATTCCGGCACTGAAAAGTAGATGTCACGAATTTCACATTGCGAAAACTGATCGTAATGAGTTCACTGCCAGAGCAGCAACTGTTTTAGTAACTGAAAATGTAGAATTTGATTTGGATACGCTTGACAGCTATGTCAGAGCAACTTATCCTGATCTGCGTAAATGTCTGAATCAGTTACAAGTGAACAGCAGTTCCGGCACATTGCTTCCTCCTCAATCACAAGGATCAAGTGAAAATGAATTGCTTATGGAAGCTACTACCTTGTTTAAAGCAGGTAAGATCCTTGAAGGTCGTCAGCAACTGTTACAGTATATTGCGCTATACCCTACCCGCATTGAAGACACATATGCCTGGTGTTACTCTAATTTAGATTTATGGGGTAAGACACAAGAAAAACGTGACGCAAGTATTGTTATCATTCGCAATGGATTAGCATCACTTCCTCTAGTGGGAATTCCTGAAATAAGTTTGGCAGCAACAATGGTGGAGCTTACATCACAATGAGGTATTTGTTAATTACTTTCCTTAGAAAGCCAAATGGTCAAATTGATGAACAGGTAACTGTATCAAAGAGAGTTAAACCAGCAGACTTACAAACTTGTAATCTGATCCTTGATTACGCCAAGAAGAAAATTGATAAATGCGTAATCGAAGGTCAGGCGTTGGATCAAGATTGGGATAAAATGCATGTATACTATCAACGAATCTATCCGGCACTTATTGCGCAGCTTGAAAAAGAAGCTCCGATAACTGCTAAAGTCAAGAAATGAGTTTATTTAAAGTCTTGTTCACTGGTGATATTGAATTAACATATTCATTGGTTGATTCAGAGATAGTAGAATTATGGAAAACTCTAATAGTAACTCAAAATGTAAATGATTTATGTAAAATTAATCACTATGTGGGCAATTCATCCGAATCAAGCTGTCTTATTAAAATTAATAGATTATATGAACTAGCAGATATTATAAATGAAGCAATACCAGAGAAAGTTATAAAATTAGAAATTAATCGGATTACATGGCAAAAAGCATTGCATTCAATGCATGTACATTTTCCTGAGTTAAAAAATGACATTAAGTATGATGCTATATGGCATTTCTTAACAGAGTATAATGATATTATACATTGGCTTGAAGCTACACTTCTGAATATTTGGGGAGATTGGCAACTTAGTTCGGACCATAGTTTATTTAGGATTACACTTGATTTTAATAAATCAGGTAATAATACTGTCTTGTCAATTCCAAAAAGTGCTTATGAATCATTTGATCCTTTTCTTCGATTTGGAACATTATCACTTCATTATACTCACGTGGGGAAACACCCGTTAGAATTATTTGTGAATAATGATTTAATATGCCCAGTGGACCAACTTGTACCGCAGCGAACATTTTCATCAAGCGTTCGTTTAAGATTTGGTGATGATTTGCATTCTAATACTGTAACACAGAGCTTAATGATGGATAGATGGAAGAAATTCTATGAATCACGCGGTGGAAAAGATTTTTGGGGATATGAAATAGATGATCCAATGCTAGCATTTGGCTTTATTAATATAGGTCAACTTGTAAAAATTAGTGTCAGTGGTGTGTCACTTAATTTTCCACTCTCTACTTCAGAGATAGATATTTTTAGAAAAAGATTAGGCAATACTGCTATACTTAATTGGAGTATAGAGTAAGCAAGAGATATAATATCGCAATAATAAAAAACGGGACAATTGTCCCGTTTTTTACGATATTATGAATACAGACGTAATACGTGTTCAATGATTTTATGACGTTGTATGTCATGTAAATCAAATGTACATGCGGTTAATCCGGGTATATTTCCGCGTTCCAAACGATAAAGTAAATCTAACAATCCATTATCTGCTGTACGACGGTCTGCTTGTTCGACATCTCCTGTAACTACTATCTTGCTACCCACGCCAATTCTGGTCATAATCATTTTCATCTGACTAGGGGTAGCATTTTGTGCTTCGTCTAATACGATCCAACTATGTTTGAAATTTCGACCTCGACAGAATGCTAGTGGCGCGATTTCCACGATTTGTTCTTCTAGCATGTGGGCTATTTCCGTTGTTGAATAATATTCACGTAACACATCTATTAATGGTCTTGTCCATGGTTCCATTTTTTCATTTAATGTACCTGGCAAGAAACCATGTTTTTCATCATCAACCCCGACTGCAGGGCGAGTTAAAATAATCCGATCACATTCACCTGACCGTAGTGCTTTTATTGCTGCTTGCATTGCCAGGTAAGTTTTACCTGTACCAGCAGGGCCAGAAATAACAACGATATCAGTTTCAGGGTTTAATAATGCCAGAATATATTTTTCTTGATTCAGTGACTTAGGGACTAAGGACACTACTTTTGTACTAACCTTGCTTGGTTTTGGGGCTATTGGTTGAGCGAAGTCTATTGTTTTAGATTCATGTATATAAAACATTTTAGCATCTGCATTTTTTTTAGTATGTGCAAATCTTGGGTCTCTTGACTCTTGGTTACGTGATGCGCTAGCTTTTTGTCTGCTCAAAGTGTTTCTCCTTAAAAGAGCTGAATTTTTACATTCACATTTATTTACTCTGTTTACTAAGCCCTATAATATAGTAGTTTTTGACTTAAATAAAAGCATAAATATTAGGCTAAGGGTAAAGTTATTGAACTACTCTATATCAATATTCAGCGCATTCAGCCGCAAATGATAAATACTTGATGTCAAACAATACAGCAAATGATTTTTTTAAAGATATTGATTACACCAGTATCATAGACACCGTTAAGGGCAT